AACGTAAATCTGTAAAACGTAAATCTGTAAAACGTAAATCTGTAAAACGTAAATCTGTAAAACGTAAATCTGTAAAACGTAAATCTGTAAAACGTAAATCTGTAAAACGTAAATCTGTAAAACGTAAATCTGTAAAACGTAAGTCTACATCTAAAGATCGATCAAAGGTTAAAGAATGTATTAAACGTAAAAGACGTTCTCGTGTTATTAGGCGGTCACCAAAGTGTTCAATAGACAAATGTTATTCTGCTTGGAGACGTGCTACTAAATGTTAAATTGATACTGTACTTTAGATATATTGAAGGATGAAAAAATTTATTTTGTTTTTAGTTTAAACAAAATACAAGACATTTCTATTTTTTTATGTTTAGTTATTTTTTAAAAAGTAATTTCTTTATATAATATAATAAAGATGATTCCTGATAAACTATTGATTAATCTTAAAATTATTAGTAAAATACAAAAAAATGGAAGAATTGCTAGAAGTTGTGATGGTATTATTTCTTTGGAAAATGATGTGTTTTACCAATTTATAAAACGATTTGTGACAAACGATTCAAGAAAACAAGCAATTTTTGAAATAAACAGTGTGATAAATGAATGCATTGATATATTACAATATATATTGAATTCAAAATATATGAATAAGAATTTTAATCAAAGCGATGAATATATAAAAAATTGTGAAAATATTAATCTTTTATTATCAGAAATGGAAGCTGCTCGTTGCGGAATAGAAAATTTGAAATTCACATATCAAAATGATCCAAATATAGTATCACAAATTGATATTATTATTTTAAAAACGAATACCGCATTAAAAGATATGTATAATAAACTTTATTACTTTGAAAGTTTTTTACAAATACCTACATCTACACAACCAAAATTTATAAGAAATGATAATTTGTCGAATACAGAATCATTATCTTATCAATACCATACCGATCAGAATAAAGACCACGGGGACCAATGGAAGGACCAAAATAAATACCACATGGATCAATGGAAGGACCAAAGTAAATACGGAAGTGACCAGAATAAGGATGAAAGTGTCCAGAGTGATAACGAAACTGATGATAATGCAGATGAATAATTTTTATATTAATAAAATTTTATTATTATTATATAATAATAATAATAATATGTCTGTAAACGAAATTGTTAATATAACAAATCCAACTCCTATTTTACAACAAGAACGTAGTCAAATTACAACGAATCCTTTTATACCAAATGAACAACGAATATTAGAACTAGAACAATTAGATAAAAGTGCCAATCAAATTATAGAAGAATCATATAACAAAAATAAAACAAATAGTATAGCTAATTTAAATTTACGAGACATTTCTAAAAATATATCATCTAGTTTTATAGGAATTTCAGAAGATCTTTTTAATAAACCAGAAGATGTAAAATGGGTTGATTATATTTTTTTAATTTTTCAAAAAGATCAAAGATATGCATATATAGGTGTAGTTTTATTAATGATTGCATTTTATATGATGATTATTAAAATCGGTGATAATTCTTACGAAACCCCTCGATCAAATTTTGTTTTTAAAATAAATAAAAATTAATTTCAAAATTTTTTACAAATACATATTTAAATAACTTGTGTTGTCATCTTGTGATTTCAAAACGTGATCAACATAAGTTCTTGTTACAATAATTACCTGTTTATCATCGAGTGTTTCTGTCATTAAATTTTCAAAGTTGCCAATTAATGTATCGTAGTTTAGTCTATTTATAATTTTTTCTATATTTTTACGAAGTTGTCTAACTCCGCTTTCTTTTTGTGTTTTATTTACGATAATGTATTCAATAACTTCTTTATCGATAATGATGTCAATGTTGTTTTGTAATGTGACATTTGACAAAATTTCAGGGATTAATTTATCTTGGCAAATAATTAGTTTTTCATTCAAGGTTGGTGGATTAATATATATGATCTTCATTCTATCAGATACAATTTCGTCAACTTTTGTAATATCATTAAATGCCAAAACAAAAAATACTTTTGACAAGTCAATATTAAGATTACTTAGGTAATTATCTTGAAAAGCTGCATTTTGTTCTTCATCTAATAAATGTGTAAGAATTCCAAATATTTCAGCTGATTTACTTTCACTTATTTTATCAATTTCGTCCAAATAAATAATAGGATTCATATACTGTAAATTTGTAAAAATTTCAACTATCTTACCAGGTTTAGATCCAACATAAGTTTCACTATGACCTGTTAAAACGGATACGTCATTTAAACCACCAAAGTTAATTTGATTAAAAGGAAGTTCTAAAGCATCAGCAAGAGATCTTATAACCTTAGTTTTTCCGACCCCGGCGTTACCATAAAGTGCTAACACGTGTCCTCGACTATTTGGATTTGTTATTTTTTTTGCTACAAATTCTAAAATTTCTTGTTTTACATCTTCTAAACCATAAATATTTTTATCCAACTTTTGTTTAACGTTATTAAAAAAGTTTTTAATAGTTTCTTGTGTATCCGTTTTACTCACTGCTAACGTTTTGTATTTTCCATATGGAATTTTACTAACTGTTCTTAACCAATTCATGGATTTAGAATAATCACTTCCTGTTAATTTCTGAGTAGAATCATATTTATCAACAATATAAGATTTTGTATCTAAATCAATATTCATCAATAATAATTTATCACGAAGTGATTCTACTCCTGAACCTTGACATTTTTTTCTTTTATGATTTTCCAAGTCTTGTTCTATACATCGTAACTTTCTTTTTAAACTATTAGATTCAGATTCTGTATAATCTTCTTCATCAGAAAGTGACCGTTTACACTTCTTTTTTATTTTAATGATCTGAACAGGATTACTTGATTCTGATTTTGATTCTTTAAGTGTAGTTAATCGTTTTTTAGTTCGCGATTCATCTTCGTTTTTATCATTTTTCTGACTCGTATTATTTTGAATAGAACTAACAAGAATCAAGTCATTTAAGAAAACAGAAGATATCATTATCCAATAAATATCTTCTTTACACGGATGAGTTAAATTATCAGAAGTATGATCTTTAATACAAATGTAATAATCTACTGATTCTTTAATATATACAATATCTTCTCTTTTATATTCACTATTCAAGCACCAATACCCTAAATACATATTAAAAATGAAAATATAGTTATACATTTTCATTTTTTTTTAAATTCAAAACACTTTTAATGTGGTATTAACGTAGAATTAATGTGGCATTAACGTAGAATTAATGTGGTGGTTGACATAATTCATCAATTGTGAATCCATAATTAACTAACAATGTAGCAATATATGGAGCTGTTTCGGGTTTATCAAAAGACAAGTTATATGGTAAACCAGCAGCATAAGCTAATTTTTCAACTAATTCTTTTGTATCTTTTGTCTTTGATCTAGACATTAAATCTTGAAATGCATATTGTACTGTATTTTCGAATTTTTTCTTATCACCTTCGAAAACTTTATACAAGTGATCCATTGTAACTTCACTACATCCAGGATAAAGCATTGTTTTAGGTTCTAATAATTGTGCACCAGATGCTTTGTATTCGGATGAATAATCAGCAAAGGATTCAAACATACCTCTACCAGCCAAAAGATTCATACCATATACGTAAATAATAGATAATAATAGAGCCAATTGAAGATCCTTATTACTCAAATATACAATTATAGTAATCAATGCTATTTTAACAAATGTATTTTGGAAAAAATTACTCAAATATTGAGGAGGCCTAGGTGCAATTTGAGCAGCATAAAGTGCCAATGTAACTTTTACAAACGCCATAATATAAGGATTCGACATTGGATATTGAATTTGTTTTTCGATAAAATCACCGGCTTGTTTAACGTATTCCATATTTATATTATAGATAAATAAAAAAAAAATAAGATTATTTTATATTTTGTTAATAATTGCAATTTAAAAATAATAGTATATGTTTAATATATTATATAATTTTACTTTTTATTTATTATGGAAACTATACAATATAGTTTAAAAGACAATATATCAATAGATATAAGATTCGCTTTAGAATGTAGTCGTAAAAAAAAAGAAATTATAGTAGATCCAAATAGTATATTTGATAAACATTGCTTAGAATTGTATGGAGAAAAGACTTGTATTCTATTCGAATTAGAAAACAATTTATACCAGTTAAGATATTTAAATAAGAATACGGCAAAAAACATTAACAAAAATGATTTTTATATACAAATACCAACATTAGTAGAATCATCATATACAGTAGTTGTGGTTGAAAATATTAAAGACATAAATAAAAAAAATATAAATAAAAAGGAAATTGTGGCAATACATTCTCCTAGTAATACTTCGTAACATGTAACATTTAATTTAAAAACAATCTAAATTAAATGTAAATTGCGAATACATATGCCACACGATATGATCGATGAATATTTTGATATTTACAATCAAAGTATAAAACAATATGGTGAAAAAACTTGTGTATTATATGCTTGTGGTAGTTTTTACGAAGTATATAAAATAGAAAACAATACGGAGACTATTGGTAATGCAGATATTGTATCTGAAATTATTCGTTGTGATTTTTCAAACAAAAATAAATCCAAGAGATCTGAAGAAGGAAGTTCTAGGGCATTTCCTGATTTCTGCGGGTTTGGAACAGCATATTTGCCAAAATATTTACCACCTCTTTTAGAAAATGATTACACTGTTGTTATAGTAGACCAATTAGAACAAGCCAATGAAAGACGAGGTAAATTAGTTAAAAGAGGTATTGTTGCAGTTCATTCACCTTGTTTAAAAGCTTGTGATTTAGAAACTTTTAATGATACTGATTCATATTTATTAGGAGTATCTTTGGAAATCGTTTTACCAAAATCAAAAAATTTTGACAATGTTGTTATTTATTCCGTATGTTCTGTAAACAATACAACAAACACGATTGAAATTACAGAAAACATAATACAATGTAAGGAAAATGAATTTAGAAATGCTTTAGAAGATTTGGGAAAAGTGTTATCACGATATAACACTAAAACATTAAGACTATTCTATTTATCTGATTTTACTGAATCTGATATTTATTCACGAGCATTGATAAAATATTTAGACGAACAATCATCTATTAACAATTATATTTATAAGATTGATCATATACAAAAAGATTCAAAAATATATATAGATTATTGTAAAAGACAATACAAGAATGAATATTTCAAACGTATTTATAAACATATAGATTTTGGCTTGGTAGATCCATTAGAATATTTGAATTTACACGATAAAGACATTTCCAGTTTAAATTTTATGTTTGTTTTAGATTTTATAGCAAAACACGATTTAAAATATGTTAATAACTTACAATTACCCGTTATTATAAATGAAACATCAAATCTGGTACTTGAACTAAATACATTACAACAATTAAATCTATTACCAAATAGATTAGTTACAAACAATAAGATTACTAGTGTTTTTGATGTAATAAATCATACTTGTACAGCTATCGGTAGACGTCATCTTAAAAATCTATTAACTAAACCATTTAGAAATAAAGATATTATACAATTTAGATATGATTTAAGTAATCGAATACAACATTTCGATGAAAATAAACTTAAACATCTTGAAAAACTTTTATCTACGTGTATAGATTTTGATAGGTTACATAGAAAAATGGGTTTAGAGGCATTGCATCCTTATGAATTTGAAAAACTTGACTTGAGTTATACTAAAATTATGAATCTATTTGATTTTATAAAAGTTGATGATACATTAAGTAAATTGATTCCAGATAACGTTGTATTAAAATCGTTTGTAGAATATATAACAGACTATAAAAAGACATTTAATTTACAGGATATGAAACGTATTGGGTTAAATACAACAAGAGAAGATTTTGTTAGTTTTTTTAATATAGGCATCTTTTCTGATCTAGATAAAATCCAATCTGATATTCGTGTTATAGAAACTGATATTGAAAAGTTGAGAAAAAGTTTAGATGATGTTATAAATGAAAAACGAAATGGTAATAATGCACAAGCACAAATGGTAAAATTAGGTTTTACTGAAAATGAAGGATACTATTTTAGTTGTACAAAAATCAGATATCAAAAATTAGTAAAAGAGTGTAAGGATACGACTTTTAATGCAAAACAAACTAGTAATATGTGCAAATTTTTCAATGATGATTTAACAAAATTATCAAACTCGTTAATTAATACAAGAGAATTACTTTTGAAAAAGGTTAAATTACATTACATTTCAAAATTACAAGAATATTATCAAGAATACAATGTTGTCTTTACAAGTCTCTCTCGATTTATAGAAACTTTAGATGTTGCTTTCAGTAATGTAAAATGTTCTAATAAATATAATTATTGCGAACCAAATATTATAAATACGAGTGATTCTTGTTTACAATCCGAACAGATGAGACATCCAATTATAGAATTAATTAACAATGATACTGAATATGTACCCAACGATGTTGTGTTAAATAAAGATAGTCTTGGTATGCTAGTTTATGGATTAAATAGTTCTGGTAAGTCAAGTTTATTAAGATCAGTTGGTGTATGTGTTGTTTTAGCACAATGTGGATTATATGTACCTTGCAAGAGTTTTAGTTTCACACCGTTTCATACCATAATTTCTCAAGTTGATTTATCAGATAATTTATTTGCAAATAAAAGTAGTTTTACAAGTGAAATGTGTGGATTAAAAAGAATTTTAACGTGCAGTGATCCAAATACATTAGTTTTATCTGACGAATTATGTAGAGGGACAGAGGTAAATAGTAGTTGTGCTATTGTAGCAACTACATTATTACATCTAGTAGAAAATAAATCAAAATTCTTTTTTACAACTCATTTACATAATCTTACACAAATTGAAGACATATCAAATGAAAAGAAGATAAATATATGTCATTTAAAAGTAGAAACAAAAGATGATATAATAATTTTTGAAAGAACTCTTACTCCTGGATCTGGTAGTGAATTATATGGTCTAGAAGTTTGTAAATCAATTATTCAAAATTCGGATTTTATAGATCGTGCATTTAAAATTAGAAATGATGTCGTTTCAAACAAAACACGAGTTATAGATACTGGAAGAAGTAGATATAACAAAAAGAAAATCGTAGATCATTGTCAGGTTTGTGGTCATAAACCTAAACGAGGAGAAATACCACTCGATACACATCATATAAATGAACAAAAAGATTGTGATGAACGCGGGTTTGTTAACGATAAACATTTTCATAAAAATAAGTTATATAATTTGGTAAGTCTATGTAAAAAATGCCATCAAAAAATAGACACAGGAGAACTTGTTATAAAAGGATACCGATCAAGTACATCAGGAACATTTTTAGATTACACCTTAAATTAAATATAATTATTTTATTTAATAATAAATAATTATACACTGAAAAAAAGAATGGAAGAAAGAATGGAAGCTTCAAAACAAAGAATGGAAGCTTCAAAACAAAGAATGGAAGCTTTAAAACAAAGAATGAAAGCTTTCAAACAGGAAATGGAAGAGTTCAAACAGGAATACTGCGAGGATGTTGTTGTATTTTCCAGAAGTATTATTGTTACAGTTGCAGCAGAAATTTTACTTTTTGCTATCGGCGAACAACCAAACGACCAAACAAAAGTAACAGAAATGAAGAATTTCTTAAAAACTGACCCAAGCAAAATTGAAAAGTTATTAAAAAAGATCGGATTATCAAACTCTACTGAGAAATTTGCAAAAGCTTTTAATCAAGTAATCGATAAAACAACATTACAAGATTTAGATGAAGATTTAGATGACAAAGTTGCTGAAACTCATTCTTTATTTGAACGTCATGAAATTCTAAAAGTCAAATTTAAACAAGAATGGTTCATTATTAAAAATTATGAATACATCAAACATCAAAAATTAGAAACGATTTAGTAGATGAAAACGCATTTACATTATTGCACAACATTTTTTTATTCCTCGTTTTGATAAAGATATTGGATTAGATATAGAAACTTTACCCCATAATGCCGGTGTATTTATAGGTTCCCAAGTTACTATAGATGTATGAGCTTGTATGCATTTATATACAACATTATTATACGTAACTAATTGATTAACACTATATGATTTATTAGGTTGCCAGTTTGGTATCTGCGTTGGTGTTGGTGTTGGTGTTGGTGTAGGTGTAGGTGTTGGCGTTGGCGTAGGTGTTGGCGTTGGTGTTGGCGTAGGCGTTGGTGTTGTAGAAACTTTACCCCATAACGCTGGTGTATTTATAGGTTCCCAGGTTACTATGGATGTATGAGATTGTATACATTTGTATACAACATTATTATACGTAACTAATTGATTAACACTATATGATTTATTGGGTTGCCAATTTGGTATCTGCGTTGGTGTTGGCGTTGGTGTAGGTGTAGGTGTAGGTGTAGGTGTAGGTGTAGGTGTAGGTGTAGGTGTAGGTGTAGGTGTAGGTGTTGGTGTTGGCGTTGGCGTTGGCGTTGGCGTTGGCGTTGGCGTTGGCGTTGGTGTGGGTGTGGGTTGCGAATTAAATATATTTGATGCTGTATTAATGATATCCAAACTGGAAGGACTTCCTCTTTTCTGATAACTCCATACAAACAATCCATTAGATGGATTTGAATCAGTTAACATAAATGTAGAATACAACTTTATTTCATTCAAGGTAACTACGTGTCCGCCCCATGATTCTGGTGGTACCTCAGCGCCCATAAGTAATGGACCATTGTAATACGAACGATAAGCTTTAAAAGCATCAATTGGATTAAATGTATTTCCTGCATCGTATGTCATAATACATATAAAATCTAATTTATTTCCATCTGATTTTAATCCAGGTATGCTCATACCTGTATATTGACCAGAAGGTTGTGAATTAACAAAGGCACCTTGACCATAAGCTCCTACTGAAAATGCAGCCATGGATAAAAGACCAGTAGGATTTTTAGTTCGTAATGTATTTATTATGCCACCAAGTTGACTTGATTTAGCTGCTCCAGTTGCCGGTTCCCAATCTATATCAATACCATCTACACCCAAATCCGTTGCCAAGTCTACAATATTAGTTGGGTTGAATGTATCAAATTGATAGGACGCACCTCCCACACTTAACATAACAATTATTCCATTTGATTTTAAAATATTTATGGCCTGTTTAACAACTGAAAAACTAGATGAAAAATCTAAACCAGTTCCTATAAAATTCATAGAATTCTTCGTATATGTACATGCTGGATTAGCAAAAGCTAAAAAAACAAGATTGATAGGTTGTTTAATATTTGCTAAATCCATAAAATTAGCATCAGTTGCAAAAGACGAAGACCAAGATTCAAAATAAACTCCCAAAGGACGTTTTCCTTTTAATTTTTGAACAAAAGACATTTTTTTATCTAGTATTAATAAATAAAAAAAATTTTCAAATATTGTATTTAATTAATTTTTAATAGAGTTTCTATCTGTTTCGTCTATATCTTCTTTAATGAACGTATAGATTAGATGAAAATGTGTATTTTACGCATAAATTAGATTACCACTTGTGTTTTTTATACAAGTCAAATAATGTATTTTCAAATTCATCAGTAAACCCATTGTAATCACAAATTGGTCCTTTTACAAATGCATTTCTTACACGTTGTTTTAAACCATCCAAGTTATTCAAATTATTTGCAAACCAAACAGCTTTTTGAATGTATTCTTCTTGTGAATAAGTAACATAATCATCTAGACCACAATTTTTCATCAAACTTGTTGTCACGTTTTGTGAATGATAATGTCTTACATTGTCAAATAATGTCAAAATAGGAACACCCATCATCAAACTTTCACAACTGGTTGTTGTACCAGAATATGGGAAAGTATCAATAGCAATATCCATCTTATTGTAATCAGGTAAATGTTCACTGTATGTATCAGAATATGGTAAAATAATTACACGTTCTAAAACAGATTTATCCTTGAATGTATCAAAAAACTTTTGTTTCAATTTTGGTGTCAAAAATTCCTTTGTCTTAATTGCAAGTCTAGCAGTAGGTGCCCTTTGTAAAATCTTCTCCCAAACACCAATTACCATATCATTGACTTTATTAAATCTATTAAATGTACCAAATGTAACATATCCATTCTTAATACATGGTTGTTCATTTACAATCTCTGGAATATTCTCAATACCCATACTTGGAGTATACGCCAAGAAACATCGATTCATAAACACTAACCGTTCCTGATAATATTTCTGACTATATTCACTATCACAAAACTTGTCTGTAATTCTATAATCCATCGATTTAATACCACTCGAATTTGGATATCCACAATAACTAATTTGAATAGGAGCTGGTTTCAATACAAATGTATCCAACCGATTATCACCCGTATGAGCAGACATATCAAATAAAATATCAATATTATCCTTTTGAATTTTCTTTTTCAAATCTTCATTTGACATATTCTTAACAACCACCCAATTGCATTTTGGAAACATATCTTCCAATTTTACAACTTTTACAGAATAACAAGTGACATTAAATAAATCATAATTAAGATGTCTCAAAATACTATGTAAGAAATAACTAACAGGATGACAAATAAAATCACCAGAAACAAAACCTATATTCAATTTTGTCTTTGTTTTAACCAAATCTACTTTACTTTCAGCTTTTACAATCTCACCTTTAACTTTGTAATCTGGACAAGACACCTTGTAATCATCAATCACAACTGGATATATCTTATTAATAGCTTTGTGAATCCTAGCTATATACATAGGATCCTCTATCAAATGTGATATATAATTAGAATCCAACAACTTGTTTTGATATGCAAGTGATAAACGTGGTTTATATTTCAATGCCCTGTTATATCCATCAATAGCACCAACAAAATCACATTCATAACATTTAGCCAAACCCATATTCATATACATACTCGCAATCAACATATCTTTGTCAACTGAAATATGTGCATTTTTATAATTTTCAATTCCACGCATATAATGTTCAATTGCTTTTTCTGTAAGTCTTTGTTCTGTATACACAACACCGATTTGATTATTCACATCTGGATCATTTGGATCAATTTCAAATGCCAAATTAAAGAAATATAATGCAGTCTCTCTATCTTGAATTGTAAAATAAACACTGCCCAAACCATTTAAACATTTTATCTTGAATTGCTTTAAAATATTAATCTCATTTTTATCTTTTGCAAGTTTCATCTGTAAATCAATAATACCATTTGCTAATTTATAATGATACACACTACTATCCAATTTGTTAGCTCTATGATACATAAAACCAAAATTATAATGCAACTGATAATCACAAGGATCTATTACTAAAACTTGATTTAATAATGACAAATTCTCTTCAGCATTTGCATTAAACACTGTCAAGTACAAAAATATGGTTTTAAATATTTCCATAGAACGTCTATTAAAAGGCTCCAAATTCAATACTTTCTTTAAATGAGCTATAGCCATATATAACGTGTTAAGTTCAACCTGATTAAACCCATCTTTTCTATTCATATGTAATCCAACAGTTCTAATTAACAATTCTGCACTAATATAATATGTATTTATAATCTCCTTTTTATGTCTATATGATACAAATGGGTTTAATTCATCTAAAAATTTTATACAATTCTTTGACATTTGAATACATTGTAAATATTTTTCATTGTCTGTACGATTTTCTTTTACCAATATAGTTTGAGCTTCATTATAAAGTTTATCTAACTTATTAAATTCATCCAAAAAAGATTCTATAGAAGTAACTGATTCTGTAGTATTCATTTTCTTTTATTAAATCGCAAAGTTTTAAATTAATATTTTTCAACGCAAATTTAATACCGATATATATTATTCAACTAGATCACAAGATCACAAGATCACAATATTACAATATTACAAGATCACAAGATCGATTATTCAAGTTTTAACTTTAAATAACTAGCTATCTTAGGATATTGTTTAGGGTCAGTTAAATACTTGACTGGTACATCATTTGCAACTAATATAGCAGCAAATTGATCTATACCACCAAAAAAATCGACCATTTGTTCAGGTGTAACATTTTTATAAATTGGCAGAATGTCTTTTTCCTGCATAGATTCGAAATTAGTAAAGGATTCCTTTTTTGTAAGTGAGAAATAAACAACAAATACGATTAATACGATTGCTATCAAAATAATATATTTATACATTAATATATTATTTACTACATAAATTATTTATTTCAAATTAAATCACAATTACGAGCATTAGTAACATACTTAATATTATAATACAAAGAACACATGCAATCCACGAAAATACAGGTACATTTCCTAGACCCCCAAAACCAAAACTCTGCAATGTAGATGGTATTATATCACCAACAACATCAGTTATTACACCTCCTGTTATACCAGCAACTGTAGTAGTTACAGGTTTAGTAATATCATTAATAATTTGTGTTGTTTGGTTAGAAACACTAGTGTAACATTTCATAATTCCATAATTACCTTGTTTTGAAATTTCCTTGTTAATTTTAACTGATCCTCCTCTTATAGGTTGAATGGAATATTCACCATCAATATTTGGATCAGAATTTGAACTACTGATCATTATACTATCTCTTTTCGTAAACATATCTTCAGGTGTATAAGTAACAACTGTTTTCGAAGGATCTGTACTATCTTTTTTAATAGAAGTAATAGTATAATCTGTTTTATTTATTTTTTCAGATAATACAGCAGCAGTTGTAGCAATAGCACCTAGCGTCGTCCCACCTATAATCCAACCCTTGTTTTTAGAGAGAAATTTACTAAATTCACTTGAATCTTTTGGTACTGTATCAGCAACATTGTCTATCTTTTTAGCACCACCATCAATTTTACTATAAGGAGGTGGTACATCGTCTATCTTTTTAGCACCAGTATCAACAACATCGTCTATCTTTTTAGCACCAGTATCAACAAGATCGTCCATCTTTTTAGATACTTTAGCTACTTTATCGTCTATCTTTTTAGATAATTCAGTTACTTTATCGCCTATTTTACCAGCTCCTTTTTTAACACCTTCACCTAATTTACCAGCTCCTTTTTTAACACCTTCACCTAATTTACCAGCTCCTTTTTTAACACCTTCACCTAATTTACCAGCTCCTTTTTTAACACCTTCACCTACATTTGTAAGAAATCTCCCTGTACTTGCTTTAGAAAATGTTGCATGTTCTATATAATGTTCTACAATAGGAAACACGTGCATTATATATAATTACTATACAAAAAAAAATATAATACAAAAAAATATAATACAAAAAAAATATAATACAAAAAAAATATTTTATACGAAAAATAAAAGCATTGAACTACATATAATAAGGATGAGAATCACACTGATGCTAACGAGCAATTGCCAATTAAACTTTAACCAAGTTACATATTTCTTATAAGGTGTAGAAGGTTTATAATTCTTTAAATCAATTGCTTTAGAAAATTTTTTGCCATAACCACGTTTTTTTGCGGCAGCTGTGGCAATTAATAAAGCGATGTTTTGAGTTGTTCCAGAATATAGATTAATATTATCATATAAAGGATTCAAAGCAATTCGCATATTTCTTTGTAATGAATTGATTTCATTATACAGATTTTCTTCTTTAAAAACCTCTTCTGATGAAATCAAACCATTATTTTCATAATATTCTTTTTTTAGTTTATAATATTCATCTATTTCTTCATCGGTAGAAGGCATTACACTTGGTTTAATTTCCAATGGATAATCAGATCCATTTTCTAAAAATTGTTTACGGATACTAACATCAATCGTTTCCTTCATTTGTGCTAAATCCTTATTATAGTATGATTGAAACGGATTCCATAACATGTCTAAAGCTGCAAATGTTAGTTGAATAATCATAACAGCCCATCCTATAGGCCCTGCTGCTGAAGAAGCAGACGCTTTAGCACCAAGAGATGCTACTGTCTTGGATGCCGTCTGAACTATAGCTTTTTCTGCAACTTCTTGTGCAATGGATTGTGCAACATCTTTAATTACAGTCGGAGCATCTCCACCTGTACCTGCACTCATACCTGCACTTCCACCTATGCTCATAATTTCATCACCATATTTCTTTAAAGTCTTGTAACCAGTCTTTGCTGCAGACTTTAAAACCGACGTCATTACTAAATATAAATATATTTTTTTTATAAAATTTATAAAAAATATAATTAATTAATACGTAATTTTCCTACCTTTACTAGCATCATCTGCTAAACAAGCTGCTTCAGTTAAAGCACGGGTAGCACTAGCACAAGTAAGAGCTCTTCCCGCAGTAGCACCCAATAAAAACTCATAAGTCCAAGAATCTGGAGGTTGAAAACAATCACCGTTACAATAAGCTAAACATTTACTATAACAATATTTTCTATTTACCTTACAAGACCCATCAGTTATATCATAATCCAAACCTTCTTTTTCACATGTCTCTCTAAAATATTCATTACCTATTATACAAATACCATCTCGCTTAATATCCTCCTGTGACTGTGAAACTGAACTTTGCCCCATTTGTTTACTTAACGACTGTTGTTGATTACTTGTTAAATTGATGTCGTTTTCAGCGGAAGTTTTTGCATCTTTACTATCTTTATCTCTCCATTCATAATACGCTGGTGACTCATCCTTTTTGGTAGGATACACTGAACTTTTTTTACATGTTTCTTCTGTATGTTTACAATCATATGTAAATTCGTCACCTAATTCAACCCAAGAATACCCTTTTGATTCACACATCTTCTTAATAGCATATTTTGTAGCCCTTTTATGATCTAATTCATTTGCAACTCTTAAATTCATATAATGTTCTTTGTTTAAAAAAAATTTATCATACGAAAATCGTAAAAACAAGTAGAATAACAATAACAATATATAATATACCATTCTATATATAAATAAGATAAATTATATTTTTATTAAAGCAATATAAATATAACAACAATTTTCATTTTATTTTTTTTATTATTTTTTATTATTTTTTATTATTTTTTAGCAACTACTAAACTCAAACTACTACTACATAATAAAAATAGTATTAATACAACAACAGCAATAATAATAGTAGTTGAATCGGGTAATTTAGGCTTAGTTGAATCTTGTGGCGAAGGTGTTTCTTCATCATCGACTGTATCTGTTGTATCTAATGTTGTATCTAATGTTGTATCTAATGTTGTATTTGATGTTGTATTTTGTGGTAAATTAAGAACATCAGCCAATGCTGTTTTTGTAAATTGAAATTGAGTTTCTGATTGTTTCCTTGCAGCATCCGCTTGTTTTTGTGATTGTTTTGCAACTTTAGCATTACTTATACCAGTTGCAGTACAATCTTCTCCATCTATTAAATCATATAATTCACAGTCTGCTTGTAAAGACTCTATACCTGATGTAGTACAAGCGTAATCTCCTATACTCATCCCTTGTTCGCTTAACATGCCATATTTTTGACATTGTGTTTTTACGTTCGTAATTTTTGCAGATGAACAACCTGTTGTTATTCCATATTTTTCACAACCTTGTATTGTATTTAATCTTGTACAAGAAGTACTGTTACTACTACACCAATTTATACATTTATCTCCTTTTGCATTTGTATCACTAGAATTACAATATTCTCCCATTAATGTATTAAATGTTGTTGCATCAGAGTTCGCTAAAGCTATACACCTCTCATCCGTTACGATTTTATCGCCATCGCCACAAAAAGTAGTTATTTTGGTTCTACATTCTGCATTTGTAGGGGTTCTATATTTCGGATCACACGTATAATCACCTACTATTTTATGAGCACCTGGGTTTTTTATATTATTAAGACAACAACCTAATATGTCACCTTTATAACTTTTTCTCTTTATTTTACCTCTACGTCCACCTCTTCCGCCAGCCCCTGCATTAAAACACTCCTCTCCCCAATTATTCGTACACGTCCAACACTCACTACCTAGATTACTATCCCAATCAAATTCACCGTTTAGCGGATATCGAAATCCAGCATTCCATAAATCACCTGTCGTATTACCTGGAAAACCTCCACAACCTGTAGTCTGTTCTTTAGATTCATCAATCTTTATATCAACTAAATCTTCTAAAGTAAATGGCGTTGGTTTCACTGAATAAAAACCCATCAATATATAATATATAATATATAAAAAAAATGCAAATATATAAAAAAAATGTGAATATATAAAAAATTATAAAATATTATTTTTTCTGATTAATATATAAACATCATTGAATATACTCTTATTATCAAGACGATATTTTAAAGTACTTGTTTTAACACCTAAATCCCTAGACGCTTCCTTTTGAGAATTCCATTCTTGTAATATTGTTTTTTGATCGTCTTTGTGTACTTTACATATTGCTACTCGTTTACATAAAGTAGATGTTATACCAGTACCTCGTAATACATTCTCCTTAATTGTAATACCGTACCATCCGTGATAACTTGAAGTACCTTCGTAAAAATAATCTTTAAAAAAGTGCTTGTCTAAAAATTTACACAAAAGATCTATATCACCTTTTTTAGGTATATGTTTACCATTTTCACTACACCATGTTTCATATGAATCTCTTAATGTACTTCTATTTAATTTAGCAGTTGGTAGTTTTACACATTTATTCATTAAAAAGTTTTCAAAATCTGAAATAGGTTCTTTAAAATCAAACGTGTAAAATGAGCGTTTAAGATTTATACCAACTACACATCTCATGTCACAATTAAACATTTTATTAAACATTTTTTTAACAACAAATTTCCCTGTTATATATTGTTCAAAATCTTTATAATTAAACAAACTGTTTATTTTACTCCACGTTTTATATTGATATACTAATTCTCTTATTGAAACGTACTCTAAACCATCTACTATACAAGAATCATTTAAAAATCTTTTGAATACGACTTCATCTTTATCTTCGGTTTGTAATTCGGGCTGATTTACAGCTGCAATATCTGTTTGAACTGATCGTTCCAAAAGTTTTACAGGTTTACATCCATTTACATTTATATCAGATGTTGTTTTAATAGATTGTAATTCTTCTTCCAGGTTATTAAATGTATATGCATCAGTGAAATCAATACAAGATTGTATAGTTTTTATAAAGAAAGTTAATAACTCGTCATTCTGTATATAAAACCATTCTTTTTGTTTTCTAATTCTATGAGCATTTAATACAGAATGTATAACTTTTTCAGACAATACAGTATCTTTACTCTTGTATGTTTTTACAATTTCTACAGAATTTGTACTGGATCCACAATTTAAACTGATAATTCTTTTATTTGGATCGTTACTTAAACCTATTTTGTAATGACCAAGTTTGTCCTTATCACTCGCTAAATAAATATATCCTGGTGTTTTTACAAAACCTTCTGTTTCTGGTTTGTTCTCTAACCTTTTGATTGTTCGTTGCTGTTCTTGTAATTGTCTTTTATTTTGTTCCATTTCTTCTATTATGATTTCGTTGTATACATTTTCTAATTTTACATAATACTTTCTTATTGCTTTACCTCGATCTGTTTTTGCCAACATACATAAATTCTTAAATGTATCTACATTCAACATAATATCTTCTTTATTATGTCCACCTCTATTTTCATCTTTTTTTTGCTCGTCCCTACGGAAAAGCAAAGTTTTGTAATCTTCACCTTCTGTAAAGTTACTTTTAATTGTTTTCATTGCATTTCCTTTGTTGGCAAATCCAATCATCTTAAATACGTGTTCTAAATTGATTGGATAGTCATTAGTTGCGTGATAATTCATAAACATATACAAGTTTGCTACGTACCACCGTTGTTCATCATCTATAAAATTGGTGTTTAATTTGTCAACTAAACGATCCTGTACGTTTAATGAAAGTGTAGTGTTACTAGTCTTTACTAATTCACTAAAATTTATTGATTTAGGCGCTATTTGGTTCATAATGTAATATTTTTATTAATATTATAATAAAATTATTTTTAAATAATATTTTGAACGAATATTCTAAACGAAACGTATTTAAAAACAAACTGAATATAATACAAAGTAGTATATTAATATGGAAGGTAATAAAGACGACGAAGAAATTCGTTTAAAACGTTTAAGAAATCGAGTAAAGACACTTCAAAAGAAACCACAACCAGAACAAAGGACACCAGAATGGTATGCTGCTCGACATACTCGTGTAACGGCAAGTGAAGCAGCTAGTTGTTTATTTAAATCACAACGAATGTGCGAAGAATATGTAAAAGCATTTGATATCAAAACTTTCAAGTATAAAGACACTGAACCACTTAATCATTACGAAACTAAAGAAGATTACATTATAAAAAAATGCTCAGCATTTTATGGGAAAAATGTATTTAAAGATTCAGTTTATACATTATGGGGGAAAAAATATGAAGAAGTTGCTAACAGATTGTATTGTCAACTAAATAACACAACTGTTATAGAATTTGGTTTGTTACCACATCCTCGTTTAAAATGGTTAGCAGCAAGTCCTGATGGTATTACACCAGATGGAATAATGTTGGAAATAAAATGCCCGAAAAGTCGTAAAATAGATGAAACACAGGTTCCAATACACTACTGGGTCCAGACACAGATACAACTAGAGGTAACAGACCTAGATTTTTGTGATTTTTTTGAATGTGAGATTGAAGAAATAGAGTCAGAACAACAATTTATAGAATGTGAATTAGTAGGTAAACAAGCAAAAGGTATTGTTTTACAAATTGCAAACAGTGGTCCTGATCCCAAATTCATTTACCCACCAATTTCAATTGTAGAAACTGACCAATACATTAATTGGAAAAATGAAAATTTAAAAAAAGATAACACCTTAATACCCACTTACTACTTTATTACAAAATATAATAATCAAAGAGTTGCAAGAAGTAAAACGTGGTTTGCAAATATAAGAGACGACATTAAAAAAACCTGGGAAATAATTATACATCTTCAAAAAGAAAAAGAATACTTTGAAAAATATAAGGACTCAATCCATAGATTAAAAAGTAAAGCATTTTATGAAAAATATGAAACAACTAACTGCGATATCAACGATAACATTTCCACATTTGTATTAAATGGATCAGGATCAGAATTAGAATCGGATGAAGATCAGGATTTGAAAAAAGAATTATCTGAAGATAAGACAATTTGTTTAATTGATTAAAGTTATTATTAAATTATTTTTATATATATTATTATATATAGAAATTATGGAAATGAATGAATCCAAACCCAGATTTTTCATAAATCCTATAACTGGAAGAATGATAAAATCTCGTGCTAAAACATTTCGAAATCTAAAATCATTAGGATATCAAGTAGATAAACATAAATGCCTATATGATGTAAAAACGGCTAAAAAATGTTTGGAAAGAATTTTGCATTTATATCCGAATATAGTATACCCTTCATCTAATTTTATAAATATACCTAAAACTTTTAAACACGGATATATAAGAGCATTTATTAAACACAATAATAAAATAATAGGATATATTGACAAACGTGGTAAAAAGTATAAATTATATAAACCTATTCATAGCACCAGAAAATTACCTATAGTAGAAGACCCATTCGATTCATTGCATTTAATATTAGACAAAATTGATAGAATATCTGAAAAAGATCAACGTTTAGTAGAAAAACAAATAAAGAAATCAAAAATGCTTGGAAACGATGATCACATAACTATTTTATTTAACCCATTGCAAAACGATTTTATTCCTATAAAATCAAAACTATACACACAAGAAAAACAAGAAATTATAAATACAATAAATAGTCAATTAGTCCCAAAAAGATTACCACCAATAACACCCAAACTTAACATAGCTGGTATCGTAAAAGACAACGATGAAATATTAGGTATAGTTGATACCAACAATGAAATAAAACTTTTCAACACACCAATAAAAATAATCGATTTACATCCCACATCTCAAATACAAGGACCACAAGGACCACAAGGACCACAAGGACCACAAGGACCACAAGGACCACAAGGACCACAAGGTGAACTAGGTGAACGAGGTGAAACTGGACCACAAGGTGAACGAGGTGAAACTGGACCACAAGGTGAACGAGGTGAAACTGGACTACAAGGTGAACGAGGTGAACAAGGTGAAAGAGGTGAAAGAGGTGAACAAGGTGAAACTGAAAGTACTATAAGCGAACCAGAAGTAAGTGAACCAGAAGTAACTGAAACTACTGTAACTGAACCAGAAGTAACTGAACCTGAAATAACTGAACCTACTGTAACTGAACCTGAAGTAAGTGAACCTACTGTAACTGAAGAAGTAACTGAACCTACTGTAACTGAAGTAAGCGAACCTACTGTAACTGAAGTAAGCGAACCTACTGTAACTGAAGTAAGCGAACCTACTGTAACTGAAGAAGTAAGTGAACCTACTGTAAGTGAAGAAGTAAGTGAACCTACTGTAACTGAAGTAAGCGAACCTACTGTAACTGAAGAAGTAAGTGAACCTACTGTAAGTGAAGAAGTAAGTGAACCTACTGTAAGTGAAGAAGTAAGTGAACCTACTGTAACTGAAGTAAGCGAACCTACTGTAACTGAAGTAAGCGAACCTGAACCTACTGTAACTGAAGTAAGCGAACCTACTGTAACTGAAGTAAGCGAACCTGAACCTACTGTAACTGAACAACCAGAAGTGACTATAAGTGAAGAAGTAAGCGAACCTGAAGTGACTATAAGTGAAGTAAGTGATCTTGAAGTAAGCGAAGAAGTAAGCGAACCTGAAAGCGAACCTGAAAGCGAACCTGAAGTAAGCGAACCTGAAGTAAGCGAACCTGAAGTAAGCGAACCTACTGTAACTGAAGAAGTAAGTGAACCTGAAGTGACTGTAAGTCCTGAAGTAAGTGAACCTGAAGTGACTGTAAGTCCTGAAGTAAGTGAACCTGTAATTTCAAAAGACATTGTAGAAACTTTACCTAGTGTTGAAATTATAAAAACAGAAGATAAAATTGATCTAGACAAAAAAATAGATGAAGCTATTACGTTATCACCAAGTGAATCAAAAGAGATTATTAAACAAATCGAATGCTTAGACGGAGATCAATTTGATATAAATGAAAAACGATGTTTACCTTGTTCGCATTATCAATTAGTATGGGATAGTGAAACAAGACTATGTAAACAGATGTTAAAAGACCAAATATCAAAAGAAAAAGAAAAGGAAATTTTATCAAGTAACATGGTATTACAGGGTTTGGATATTGTTGTTAATGATAAAAATAATATAATTGGTTATATTGAAAAATAATTTTTTTTTAAAACATTAATTTCTATATAAACTATAATAAGAATGGATTCATCATCTATTATAGATTATATCAAAAAAACATATCCTAAAATTGTTTTTCAACCATTTAAATTCCAACAAACACGAGCTCTAGCATTCATTTTATCAAATGATAATTTAGTAATAGGATTCATTAATAAAAATGGTGTATTATGTAAATTGATTGAACCAATTGATATAAAAGAATTATCATCAAATGATTTTAGAGAGATTGTTGAAAAACTTCCTGTCGTTAAGGGATTTACAGATCAAGACAAACAAAAATTAATTAAATTGTTTGAAAAAAGAGAGGATACTATTTCTAAAAAAGAACATGAAAAAATAGTTGATGAATTGAAATCTTATATAAACAAAAAAGAAAAAGAATTGTCTGAAACAGATAAATACAAGGCACTTTTTGATAGTAAATCAAATGAGATTATTTTAATAGAAAATAAATATGAAGAAAAAATTAAAGATATTAATGATCAATACAATCAAGTTGTTTCAAAATTACAAGAATGTAGTAAACAAATAATTGATCAAAATGAAGCTATTTTAGAAGGAATTAATCAACACAAACAATCAGTTAAAGAATTTATTGCATCAAAAGATCTTAAAATTGAAGAATTAGAAAAAATACATGAACAAGACATTCAAGAAAAACGTAATCTACAAGAAAATTTAGACAATATATTAGGAAATGAAAAAAGATCATTAGAATTAATTGAAAGTAATAAAGATTTGATATCAGATTACGATATAAAATTAAAAGAAAAAGTAAATATTATAAATGATTTAGAATCATCTATAGAAAAAATACGTGCCGAATTAGACGATTCTAAAAAAGAACTTGACAAATCTGACTTACAAAATAAATTATTGCAAGGTTACAAATCAAGGTGTAGTGAAAAAATCATAAAAGAAAAATCAGATATTATTGATGCTATACAAAAATACAATGACATGTGGTTATCGTGGGTAGAAAAATCACGATTTGATATACAAGAACAAAAAAGAAAATTGATAGAAGATTTTAAAAAAGCAAAGGATAATTTACAAAATACATTAGAATCTCAAATCCAAGAATCCAATATGTCCAGCAAAGAAGTTCAACTTTTAAAACAAAATATAAAAGATATAGAAATGTCTTTGAATAAAACTATAAATGAACAATTAATAGAATTATCTAAAAAAGAAGATGCACTTAAAGAAAAAGAACAAGAAATTTCAAGTTTCTTATCTGAAAAATCACAATTAGAATCTACTCTAAAAGAAAAAGAAAAGTCATTCCAGGAAAAAGAAAAGTCATTTGAAGAAAAAGAAAAGTCATTCCAGGAAAAAGAAAAGTCATTCCAGGAAAAAGAAAAGTTCTTCGAAGAAAAAGAAAAGTCATTTGAAGAACAAGAAAAGTCATTTCAAGAAACAGAATCAAAATTAAATAACAAAATTTACAATTACGAATCAAACATTATTCCTAAATTAAAAAGTGATCTAGGTGAATTAAATATTTTGTTGGAAAAAAACAGAAATACACCAATCGAATCTAAAATAGATTACGATGATTGTTATAGTATAGTTTCTAATTTTGTGTCATTGAATAACATTTTTTATAGAAAACAAGAAATTATTAGAAAATTGGATGATATAATATCTAATAACTTGAGTTATTTCAGAAATTTAAATGAATCTACTAAAACATTAGTAAAGAGTGATTTTGAAAAAGTTAAAACGGAGATAAACAATCATATAAAATTTTTAAATTTACAAGATTATATAGATAGTCCAAATTTTGAATATTTGAAATCCAAGGCAACACGATCTAGAGTTCCAGATACATATTGTAACGATTTGAAAAATTTACTAGAATATTGGGAGGTTAATAAACTGTTATATAGAAATCAAGATGTACAGTTAACAAATATATATGAAAATTTATCAGGAGCGATTAGAACTTATATAAGAATAAAACCATTGATAAATAAAGAACGAGCAAAAAGTTCTATAGAAATCAGAACAATTGAAAAGAAAAAAATAAAAGGATTAACAATAGACTGTTCAAGTGTTCCTAATACAAAATATAAAGAATCACTTTATTTTGGTGAATTTTATGGTATATTCGAAGAAGATTTCACAAATTTAGATGTCTATACAGGTCAAAGAGGTACTGTAATCCAAGATCCAAAATCATTAATTGTAAATATAAATGATATAATAGAATCATCTGATACAATAAGTCCTGGTTTATATACTGCATTTAGACAAGTAGAACAAGGATATTCTATTGTTTTATTTGGATATGGCGTAAGTGGATCTGGTAAAACATTTTCATTAATCGGTTCAAAAGGTAATCCAGGTATTTTACATTATGGTTTAGCCAATTTAGAAAACGTTACTAATATTAGGTTAAAATATGCATTTGAACAATATTATGACAAGATCAATTTCAATAATAGAAAAGTATCAGGATTAATTCATAATTTGATTAATAAAATATCACAGTTTAAAGATGTTTCCGTAGATGAAACAAATGTATTTGAAAAGCGAATACCAAATTATATAGATCTAAAATCATTAAAAATAGAAGATATATATTCTCTAACAGATATAATAGAAAAATACCGTATAGAAAAAAAACGTATAAAATCAACACCAAACAACCCCGTATCAAGTAGATCAGCATTGTATCTTGTATTTGAAATCACTTTTAATAATGGTACACGAGGTTTTATAACAATAGTAGATATGGCTGGTAGAGAATCACCTGTTGATATTTTTAACACATTTATAGATACAAATAAAACATCATTGGCAAGTGTTATGGCACCACCACCAGTTGGCGGAGTTGTTAATATAGAAAAAAATATAAAAGAAGAATATAAATCAATATATACTCCAGAAACCATATTAAATATTTTAAATGAAGGATTTTATATAAATGAAAATATAAATCACTTGGTTTACTATTTCAATATGAAAAACGGTGTAAAAATACCAACACCTAAACAAAAGTTAGACGAACGTTACAATGTTATATATAATCTTAAAAACTACTTTGTACAACCACAAGATGAAGAGAAAATGATCGATAATATAAACAATTCCTTACAAATACCAATACTGAAATTTTTAGATAACCTACCATCTAAAAAGTCCGATACACCTGATTCAGTATGGAAACCCACCAAATTTATTACATTATGTTGCATAAGACAAGAAGCAGACTATTGTGACCAAACTATGGAAACAGTAGAATTTGCAAATAATATAAAAAGTACGTAAATATAAAAAAGTATGTTATTAACATTTTATTATTAACATTTAATTTGTATTGTATTATTAATGTTATCTGAAATTACTAGACAACAAAATATTTAGACATATTATTTATGTTAATTGTTAGTTACATATAAAAAAGTTATTTTCACGTTTTTATAATTGTTTTAGTAATAAGCATAATAGTCCATAGAACATAATATAAACGAAATGGTATTTGGAATAGTGTAAAGTTTATAATAAAATGAAATTTATTCAATGAATTTTTATTTTGATGAAAACGATTGAAATTTACGTTGAAGAAAATGATAAAAACTATGATTTAGTTATAGGTCAAAACCAGAATGAAAATGATAAAATTATAAAAACAAGTTCACCAAATGATATATGGTTTCATTTAGATAAATTGAGTGGGCCACATTTTGTTTTTAAAACACAAACTGATGAAATTCCAAAAAAATATTTAAATCAAATTGCTGTTTTATTCAGAGAATATAAAAACGGATTACCTAATCGTTATATAGTTATATATACCTGTATAAAAAATGTCAAATTAACTAATACACCTGGTTTAGTTATACCTTGTAAAACAAAATCCATAAAATGTTGATGTAAACAGATGTAAATATCATAAAAAATTGATTTTTTTTCGTATTTCTTGGAAATTACACTATTTTCTTGGAAATTACCAATGTCCTGTAACATTTGTATTGAACCTTTTAATCGCTCTAATCGTATTATGATCGCCTGTATTCGCTGTGGCTTTGAAAGTTGCAGAGAATGCAATGAAACTTATTTGATGTCGTCTAAAGAACTATCTCATTGTATGAACTGTAAATCTGATTGGGATTACAGAACTTTATATAGTTTATTTACACACGCATTTCAAAAAAAATACAAAAAACATATTGAAAATATTTTATTTGATCGTGAACGCGCAATGTTACCATCTACTCAACCTTTTGTTGAAGAAAAAAAGATGAAACGATTAATCAATAACGAAATTAAACAGATATCTAGAGAAATCGATTACTTAATGGATAATCCTGAATACAATCAAAATTACAATGAAAATTACGATGAAAACGAGGATGAAACCACCGGTTACAACAACTGGAAGTTCAATAATAAAAACGATTATGATAACTGGAAGTTTAATAATCGAAAACAAGATGAAATAACGATGAAAATTGCTAATTTAACAATAAAAAAATGGGAATTAGAAGGAAAGCTAAAGTCATTAAACATCGAAACACAAAATTTTATTAAAAAATGCACTGTTCAAAATTGCCCTGGATTCTTAAATTCCGAATGGAAATGTGGTATGTGTAACAATGAAACTTGCAAACATTGCCACGATGTATTACAAAATAATACAAATGAGAACCATAAATGCAATCCTGAAAATGTCGAAACAGTAAAATTACTTTCAAGAGATTCCAGAGGTTGTCCTAAATGTGCAACGCCTATTTTTAAAATCGATGGATGTGACCAAATCTTTTGTACATTATGTCATACAGCTTTTAGTTGGAATACAGGAAAGATTGAATCTGGAGTTATTCACAATCCACATTTTATGGAATTACAAGAAAAACAAGAAAGAAATTTATTAGAAATTCGCTGTGGAAGAGAAATTGATCGCAACATTCTTATCTACTTGTATAAGTTAAGATTAAATCCACAAGACAACCTAATATATTTAATAGCCGCAGCCACATCGAATATAAGACAAACAGATCTCCCCAAATATGCCAATGGAACAATCAATGATAACTTTGACTTGCGTTTCAAATTTTTAGAATCAACCATTTCCGAAGAATCATTCAAATTATCTTTACACAAACGTCACAAAGAAAACTCTAAAAAGCAAGAAATAGCACATATACTTAATATGTACACAAACTGCGTAACCGAAATTATTTACAGATTTATTTTTGAATTACAACAAAACTACAATCTAAACTACCGTGTACATTTTAAAAGCATTGAAAAGAAATACTTGTATGAAATCTACAATCTTATGGAGTATACAAATGAAATTCTAATAGAATTATCAAAAATTTACAAATCACGTTTATTAAAAATCGATGAACTTGGAAACTTTTTTTAATTAACTTAAAAAAATTAACTTAAAATATCACCTCGTGTTTTATTAAATATATATTTTTTATTAAATATATCTTTTTTATTAAATATATCTTTTATTAAACGTATACAAATTCAAGATTTAATACACCATTTTCTATAGTAGCTATATTATAAGATATGGCAAAAACATATAATTTCATTGATGGATTATTATTAGATAGTTTTAATGCCAATGTTATGTCATTAAACATTGACATATTTATTGATCCTGTTGGTTGATTATCTTCTGGTCGTAAACAAAATGGCATTACATAAATATACTTCATAGGTATAACAGAATGTACATTATCTGGAAATATAGTTCTATAATAAAATTCTGGTAATTTATCAAATCTATATTTCCCATCTAATAACAAAGAAGCTTCTTGTATAAGAGGGCTTTCATCAGACGGATTGGAATAAGAAAAATAATTATTTGTATTTAAATTATTTGTATCAACTGCAAAGAACACAATTTCTTTACAAGGATAATTGAATTTCAAATCACTGTTGTAATTATTTGTTAAAGATTGGATAATTTCATCACCATTATACTGAACTTGTTCTATTAAAAATTGGTGTTTTTGAAACTGAAATTGTTTCAAAATAACATCATCCAAAAATATATATTCAGCATACAATTCAGATCTTATAATATCAACTTCATTAGGTGGTGTTAATCCATCATAATTAATACATTCAGAAAATGGACGTAATTTAAAAACAACTTTAATCTCTTGATCATATATACTTAATAAAGGTAAGGCCATATTATATTTTTTTGTAAACCAAAAATTTAAAGGAATTACTAAATTTACTCCTTTTGAAGCATTTTGGAAGTTAGATGCATATGTATCGGATTTTAATATCATAAAGTTTTTACCCAAATTATTCTTATTATTAGTCAATTCATCCCACGCATTTAAAAATTGAGGATACAATCTATCTACTACCACACCACCTATTTGTAATTCGATTGGACCATCAAAAATACCATATCCTAATGTATCACTCCAACAAGCATATTTACCATCTACCTTTTCTAATATTGGCAAACTTATATGTAAATGTAACTTTGATAATAAATGTCCACGTTTTGGAATTACACAAGTTGACTTTTGGTTAAAATTGACACTTGTATTAAAATTTAATTTAGCTGTATCCGTAGCAAAATTAACATATCTATAATAGTTATATTTAAATATATTTATCTGCGGATCTTGCGTTAAATACGCATCTTGTATACCAAGAGCCTGTAACTGAAAAATACTCGGTGACATCTATATTAATATCATCTAATAAAAAAAAAGCGGAATAAAAACAACATTAAATAAAAACAACATTTAATTTGATATAACATTAAAAAAAATTGATTTTAAAATTTAATGTACTATCATCAATAAATGATCTCTAATCTATTCATTGCATCTACTTTTTTTGCATTAATGTCTGTTGTTGGTGCCAGTATATGGGCAAAATTATATTTACATTAACATCAATTTACGAATTTCATTGGGGTGTAAGTGTGACATCACTTGTATTATCTATATTGTTTTATTCTATTCATACTTTTAATTTCATTTTAGATTATGTTAGAATTATTGGAAACAAATATTATTCATCTTCCAACTATTACAACCGCTTCCGTCGGTGCTCTTTATATGATTTTTTGGATTAGTGCATCAATTAGTCTATCTTACACTGTAACAGAATGTAATTATTACGAACTTAGTTGCATAGGAGAAATTATTTCTATGGTTTTTGGTTACTTGAATTTTTTTATTTGGACAATAATTTTCTACATCGGATGGTGATTCATCACCATTGGGCCTCTCGATATCAAAATTCAACGGATCATAATCAAATTAACCTTGAGACCATAGAAGGACAATCCGAACAACCTGAAGTTCCAGTTAAAGATGAACCTGAAGTTCCATTAGATGTTGAAGAAGTAGGTCAATTAGATGGAGGCCCAGGAACTTATCCAGAAACAGATGAATTTGAACCACAATCTGAAGTTGAAGTTGAAGCTGAAGTTCAATCTGATTCTGATACGATTACACAAAACAATTAAATAAGTTTACTTAAAAATAATTATATATTATTATATATAATTATGGTATCAAGACTTTGTGCTAAGAGATTAAATAAAGAAATTTCAATGTATAAAAAAGAGAATTTTAGTTTTCCAAATTTAATTTTAAGATATGACGATGATGATATTCTAACTTGGTATTTTATAGTTCACGATTTACAAGACACTGCATTTCAAGGTGGTGTTTATTTTGGTAAAATTATGTTACATCACGAATATCCATTAAAACCACCCAATTTCATTTTTATAACACCAAATGGACGCTTTGAAACAGATAAAAAAATTTGTACAACATTTTCTGCTTATCACGAGGATACATACACAAGCACTTGGAATATTTTAACTATGATGGAAGGGATGATTTCATTTATGACAGATATCAATCCTGAAAAAGGAATTGGATATATTAATACTACAGATATCGAAAAGAATGCTTTAGCAAACGATTCTTTATCTTGGAATAAAAATAATGAATTATTTAAAACTATTTTTTATGACATAGATGAAATTTTACAAAAATAGTTCGTACTATTTTTTATGACATAGATGAAATTTTACAAAAATAATTCGTTTATTATTCTTCTTCTTGTTCTCGAATAGATCGAAGACCAAAATTTGGTTCATTTAATTTCTTTTTTAATTCAATTCTTAAAGAATCCTTGTTAATTGCATTTTTATTTGCAAATTGATTAGTTGGATTAATTGGACAAAATGGGTTTTTAGCATACCCTTCATTACCTAAACGTAATTCTGTAACTTTATTTATAATTGGTTCCAATTCAGTAGCATACCAATTTGTTACTGTATCTGTATCTAAACAACCAAAAAAATCGATACAATCCGTTTTTAAATATTTATTTTTTACAGGTGTATTAGATGACAAAACAGGAGTTGAATCAGACGACGAATCAGTCGATGAACAAGAAGAGCAAGATGAACTGTAATCGTAATATCTGATGTCTGTGATGTCTCTGATGTCTCTAATTCTTTTTTTATTTGAATTTTTAATAGGAATATTTTTAATAGGTATTGTTTGTGTTCCAAAGTGTAATGTGTCTACATTTTGTGTCATTGTTTCTACATCTTTTTTTTCTGAAAAAACACAAATTGGTATAAATGTCATTTCATATAATACTTTTTTTTCTAGGTTACTAGAATTCCAAACCCATCCCTTTTCTAAAATTTCTGTTTCACAAAACACTTCGCAAGATTTCTCGGATACAATATATCTAATATCAACAACATTATCAGGATATTTTTTTCTATATTCTTGTTTTAACCATTCATAACACTTTATAAATCCATAATCAACATCTGATTCGTTAGTATAAATATAATGCGTATTTTCTATAAAATCCTTTATATATATTAATTGTTCACTCATTATATAAAATAAATATAAAATAAATTTACATATTATACCTAAATAAATTTACACATTATATCTAAATAAATTTACACATTATACCTAAATTTATCAAAAGTTCAAAATTACATTACACTTGTAAATTCATAAAATATCGATTGTAAGTACATTCTAAAAAAATTAACATTCTAAAAAAAATTGAAATTATATAATAAATACAAAATAATTACTTTGGTTGTAAATGTCTTTTAATAGATACATTCTTCAATTTACAAAAAACGCTTCTAATAATCAAACTCATTTGTCATTTAATGGTGGCAAATATAATGTTCCTGATAATAATCTTGATGAATTTTATAAACGTTATTATAATGTAATTTCTGATAAAGATAATGAAGAAAGAGATTCTCTTTATCTTATTGAAAAGGTATATAATTCAACTTTTGCATTCTTCATTGATTTAGATGTACCAAAACGCTCTAGTTATAAACTTTCTGATGATGATGTAATAGACATTATTAGTGCGAGTTGTACATCTATAAAAGAAATGTTTATGGAAAATGACAAATTGATTGAATTTATTGTTTCCAAGAGAATTACTGCAAAAGGTTTTAATTACCATATTAATTTTTATAACTTGATTGTTAATAACGCAATTGCAAAAAATTTAATAACAAACATTTTGAAAAACCAAGATTTATTAAGTGAAGATTTGAAAAGTGCAATTGATGTTTCTGTATATAGAACAGGTTTACGTTTACTTGGTTCTAAGAAAGTTGAAAAAACAATTAAAAATATGGATAATGAAAAAGACGAAAATGGTGTTGATGTAGTTTATAAAATTTATGATATAGAAACTAAAAGATTTATTGAGTTAGAAGATACATCTTTTGAAAATTTTTCGAAAACTATCGTAAAAAGAAAATCCGATATAAAAATTAGTGAATTAAAAAATAAATCCGTTGTAACAGAAACAGATAAACGAATTCCAGTAAAAGGTATTAACAATGACAAATTGCAAAATGAAGTAAAACAAATTTTGTTGGATTTAAAAAGCCAAAACAAATGTTTAGAAAATTTTGATGTAACTATTCAAAGAATTTATGCAAAACAAAACAAATTAGGCATTTTTTGTTATTATGTGTCCATAAATGGAAAACATTGCCCTTTTAAACAACGTGAACACGAAAGAAACGTTAGTCCAATTTATTTTGAATTTAGTATTAATGGTATTTATATGAAATGTTATGATGAAGAATGTACAAGAAGAGTTTTCCCTGATTCAGGATTTCAATTACCAGAAGATTTTCAAGACAAATATCCAGAATTATATTTAAGTATGACTACGAAATATTGGCGTTCTGAAATAGAAATTACAGATGAAATAAGACAATATCTAGAAGTTAGTTTATCTGGATCACATTATTCTATTGCCAAAGCAGTTTTTCAAATATACAAAAATAGATTTCGTGTAGATGATATAAGAAATACAGAATGGTATGAATTTGATGGTATTAGATGGAAAAAGAGTTATTTAATGAATATTTTAATTTCAGAAGAACTTCCCAAATATTACAGAAGTATTAAAATAAGTGACACATCATTACAAACTAAAAATTTACAAGATTATTTGGTAAATAACGAAAAAGTTGATGCTAATATGCGTAATCAAATGGTTGACAATATTATCTCTAAATTAGAAAACGTTGCTTTTAAAGGTAATATTATATCACAAGTTATTTATTTATTTAAAACATATGATAATGATTTTTACACAAATTTAGATTCAACTCCAAATCTTTTAGGATTTAAAAATGGCGTGTATGATTTTAAAGAACAAACTTTCAGACAAGGTATACAAAATGATTATATAACATTCTCAACTGGATATGATTTCCTTGAATATGACGAATCTTGTCCTCATACACAAGATATTTATAAATTCCTAGGACAAATTATTCCAAACAAACGTGTACTAGACTATACCTTAAAAGTATTAGGAAAAGCTCTTGTTGGTGTTCCTGATGAACGTTTTTATATCTGGACTGGGTTATCAGGTGCTAATGGTAAATCTACATTAGTAAATTTTTTGGAAAATACATTAGGCGATTATATGGTAGGCGTAGATGTCTCACTATTAACAAACAAAAGAGGAGGTTCTAGTAACGCATCACCAGATGTAGTCAGATTACGTGGAAAAAGAATTTTTACATTCCAAGAACCAGAACACGATGATAAACTTAGAACTGGTATTTTAAAACAATATACTGGCGGAGATACTATTATTGCCAGAGAATTATTTAAAGCACCTATTTCATTCAAATTACAAGGAACAATGATTATGTGTTGTAATGATCTTCCTGCAGTAACTAGTTGTGACGGGGGAACTTGGAGAAGAATACGTGTGGTGGAGTTTAAGTCAAGATTTTGTGACAATCCAGTTAAACAAAACGAATTTAAAATAGACCCATCTATTAAATACAAGATTAAATATTGGAGACCATATTTTATGAGTATACTTATTCATTGGTACAAACGATTCTTAGAAGAAGGAATGAATGAACCAGACGAAGTCAAGAAAGCTACAGACAAATACAAAGTTGAAAATGACAAGTTTAATGAATTCTTTGATCAAGTATTGGAAGAATCATCAAGTGATTTTGAACCTAACAAAACAATTTATAGCCACTTTTCCAATTGGTGGTCAAGTAATTATCCAAATTCACGTATCCCAGATATTAAAGATTTACGTCGTGCAATGAAAATTAAATTTGGTAATGAAAAAGAAGCGATTATAAATGGTTGTATGAACTATGGTTTCAATATTAAAATTAAACAAACATTTGATGAAGATTTTGACAACCACACAGAAGATTTGTAAGTTATATAACCAATAAATTTATTACAAATATCAATAAATTTATTACAAATATCAATAAATTTATTATAATACCAATAAAAGTTGTATGCTTATTATTTTTTTATACCGTATAGTTAATGAACAACAATAAATTCTCACATAAAAATTTTATTAACGTTGACGATATTGATTTTGATAATACACATTCAGAAAGTGAAGATACAGACGATATAAAAGATATAAAAGATACAGAAAAAGATACAGAAAAAGATACAGACGATATAAAAGATAATACAATAAATAAAAAAGATACTTTTATTTGGGAAGCGATTCATCCAAAATGGGAGAAAAAGGTTTTATCTAAAAATTTTGTTATAAAAAATTGTTTAGCAGATGGCAATTGTCAATTTAGATCTATAGAAACTGCTTTAACAAATGCAGGTATTAAAACAAATCACGAACGTTTAAGAAAATCAATATGCAAGTACATTAACAATTTAGACAACAATGATTTTTTTAACATAATACAAAATTACAGATTAGAAAAACAAACTGGAGAATTCGAAGGAGATTGGGACCCATTTTCAATAAAAAATAAAAGGGATTTTACTAAAGAACTTAGAAAACCAGGATTCAATTTCCAAGGTGATAATATCACCTTATCATTAATATCTAAATGTCTTGAAATAGATATAATAATATTAGATAGTGATTTAAATGTCACTGATCTTAGTAATCCAGATCATCTATTTCCTAAAATAATAATCATATTTTACGATAAACAAAATAAACATTATAGAACAATCGGTCTTAAATGTAAAAAAAAGATTAATACAATTTTTAAAAGAATAGATTTACCAGATGAATTAACAAGATTGATAGACAAAAATACATTTTTCCTACATCATATACAAAACGTTTGTCTTACAGAAATGAAATGTAAAAAACTAGAATTAAATAAAATTATCAAAAATATAGAGGAAAAGTTTGATACTAAAATATCATCAAATGATAAAAAATCTATCATGAAAATTATTAGAACTATCTTGGATAACGAAAATTACTTTAATAAAATCAAAAGTAACTAAATTATTTTTAATTAGTGTATTGGCGATGAATAAAATCCAAATCACGTTTGGCTTTACGAGATGTTTCTGGATATCTTCGTTTATTATATATAACTAATACATTCAATCTTTTAATTATTTCAGAATACGTCGCTTTACCCTTACTTAATAAATTTTTAAGTATGGATCGTCTCTTCTTTTCAGGTAAATCTATATGATATTTTCCAAGAGCACCTTTATGCATTATCGGAATTCTTACTTTTGATTTTGATCTTGTACGTCTTTTGGTACTACGTCTTTTAACTGCAGTTCGCCTTTTGGTGGTACTTCGCCTTTTAACTGTACTTCGCCTTTTAGCGGTACTTCGCCTTTTAGCGGTACTTCGCCTTTTGGTGGTACTTCGTCGTTTTTTAGATTTAGCTATAGATTTCTTTTTTGAATATTTCATCTTTTTTATTTATTTGTTATATTGTATATTAATAATTTTTTTTTTTATTATTGTGTTATTAATAATGAAAGATATTACAATTTGGCATTTTATAATTTTAGTAGCAATTCTTTTTGTGATTCAATATTTGTTTGTTAAACGTGAAAATTATGAATCTGTACAAGGCGGAGATAAAAAAACAGATAATAAATTATGTGGAGAGACATCTATAGATCAAGGGTTTTTATATTACATATTTAATTCTCCTAAAACTCCTGCTAGATAAATAACTGAAATAATTATATATTTAATTATAATACGACTATGACTACTAAAAAAGACTTTGAAATTTTTTTATACAAAAACAAACTTAATTCAAAAACATTAATTGATATTTTACCACAATTATCATCAAAAACAATATCGAATTTATATAATGATTTAGAACAGTTATATAAATCTAAAAATACAGATAAAAATACAGATAAACTTTATATTTTTACAGATGGAGGTAGCTCTCGTAATGGCAAACCAGAATGTAAAGCTGCATATTCTGTTCTATTTACTGAAGAAACAGAATCTATTATGTATAAATTTAATACTACAAGAATGATAGTAAAGGAACCATCAAATAACAAAGCTGAATTATCTGCCATAAAATATGTGTATAAAACTATATATGAAAACATTGATGTGTTTGAAAACAAAAACGTTGTTATATGTACTGATAGTATGTATTCTATTAATTGTATTACGAAATGGTCATCTAATTGGATTAAAAACGATTGGAAAAATTCAAAAGGAGAACGCGTAAAAAACCAAGATATTATTAAAACAATTCTAGATTATAAAAAAACAATACGAGAATCAGGAAAAAACGTAGAAATTGAATTCAAACACGTATTTTCACATATACAAGAACCAGTTGATAAGAATTCACAAGCATACTTTTTATGGTATGGAAATAACTATGTTGATAAAAACATTGGAAAAATATTAAGTATACCTTAATAAATATCAAGTGTCTCTTAAAATTAAAGTACGAATTTAAAAATAAAATTTATAATATAATTATGTTACGATAAATCATTTGCTTCGCATCCTAAAAGTAAATTTTGGAGTAAAAAGAATAAAAAATTACCAAAAGACGTTTATAAATCGTCTTCTAATAAATATATTTTCGATTGCGAATGCGGACATGAATTTGTAACATCTTTAAATAAAATTTCTTGTAATAGATGGTGTGGTTATTGTTCAAATCCACCTAAAAAATTATGCAATAATGAAAATTGTAAAGAATGTTTTAATAAATCATTTGCTTCGCATCCTAAAAGTAAATTTTGGAGTAGGAAAAACGAGTTGATTCCAAGACAAGTTTTTAAAAATAGTCATAAATCTTTTGTATTTAATTGTAATATATGTGTACACGAATTCGAAATAAAATTAGAAAATATTTCATTAAAAAATACTTGGTGTAGTTATTGTGTAAATCAAAAATTATGTGAAAAAGAAGAATGTAATGAATGTTATGAAAAATCTTTTGCTTCTCATATAAAAAGTAAATTTTGGAGTAATAAAAATGAATTACAACCTAAAGAAGTATTTAAACAATCTAATAAAAAATATATATTTGATTGTACTATCTGTAAACATGAATTTCAATGTAATATTGATAGTATTTATAAAGGTGTATGGTGTATATTTTGCGCGAATCAAAAATTATGTGGAAATGATTATTGTACGGAATGTTTTAATAAATCATTTGCTTCACATCATAAAAGTAAATTTTGGTCAACAAAAAATGAATTACAACCTAAAGAAGTATTTAGATCAACAAATAAAAAATTTTGGTTTAATTGTGATAGATGTAAAAATGAATTTGAAAGTAGTTTAAATCATGTTTCAAATGGAAGATGGTGTTCTTATTGTGCTTTTAAAACTGAATTAAAATTATTCGAATGGTTAAAAGAAAAATATTTGAATGTTCAAAAACAAGTTACATTTGATTGGAGCCGAAAAAAAAGATACGATTTTGTTTTAGAAAATTTTAAATTAATAATTGAATTAGATGGACCACAGCATTTTAAGCAAATTAGTAACTGGCAAACTCCTGAAGAAAATCAAATAAATGATTCTCTTAAAAATAAATTAGCAAATGATAACGGATATAGAATGATAAGAATATGTCAAGAAATAGTATTAAATGATCTTGAAGATTGGGGTTACCAGTTAATTAATGCTATAAAAAATAATGAAACTATAATTAGAATTGGTAACATTTATGATTAGTTAAAAAATGAATTTTTATTTATTTCAAAATAATAAAAATGAATCAACAAAAACTTTCAATTAATATAATCGGAATGGGTTTTGTAGGTTCTGCGTGCGGATTCCTCTGTGAAAAAAACAATGTAGAATTTAATGTATGTGATACTCAATTAAAAACTGGAAATTTCAATTATTTTAATAATATACAAGAATTGGTTTGTTTTAGTGAAACTAAATCTGATATTAATTTCTATTTTATTTGCGTTCCTACACCAAGTGATTCAGAAGGAAAGTGTGATATATCTATTGTTGAAAATGTTATTAAACAATTATCATTGGTTGTTAAAAAAAGATCAATTGTTATTATAAAATCAACTATTAAACCTGGTACTACTAGGAATCTTTATAATAAATACAATAATGAAAAATTAGACATAGTATTTTGTCCAGAATTTTTAAGAGAAGTTTCTTATAAAGAAGATATTTATTCTGCAAAATTTGTATTGTTTGGCATTGACGAAAATCAAAAGAATTTAATAAATGATTTAAAAGATCTCTTTACTAATTATCTTTATAAACACAAATATACAACAAATGATAAAAATCTAGAATCACCTTTCGAATTTTATTTTAAAACATTTGAAGAATGTGAATTATTTAAATATACTTTAAATACCTTTTTTGCTACAAAAATTACATTTTTTAATGAAATATATGAACTTTGTAATACAATTGGTGTTGATTATCAAAATTTAAAAAGTTTATTTAAACTGGATAAAAGAATTGGTGATTACGGTACAGTAGTTCCAGGAATGGATGGCTTTGGATATACAAGAAGCTGTCTTCCTAAAGAAATAAGGGCTTTAATTAAATTACAAGAAGAATTAGGACTCTCCAATGATCTTGCATCTTGTGTTGACAAAAGAAACGATTATTTTAGAAGTAAATAAAATACATAAACGTTTTATGTTAATTTAAACATAACATTATTAATTATATAATGAAAATTGATTATATAATGAAAGCTGAATATATAATGAAAGTTGAATCGTATACTATACGTGATAGTATATTAACATTACATTTTAACAAGGATTTTAAGCAAATCCGTTATGTAAAAATGGAATCTGATAATCTACTACATTCTGATAAAACATCAGATTCGTTAGATTGTGACGAAATGGAAATATCATATTCGAAAAGGAGAAATTGTTTCAATGTATGTCTTTCAAACAATTCAGATCAAGTTATTATTTTAATAACGCAATTTGACAAACGACAAACTTGTTATGGATATCATATTAAACGACAAAATACATTAGAAAATACAAGTAACGTAAGTAACGTAAGTAACGTAAGTAACGTAAGTAACGTAAGTAACGTAAGTAACGTAAGTAACGTAAGTAACGTAAAAAATACAGATCAAGATTTGTTGGCAAAAGGAATGATTTCTTTATTATCAGGTAATTTTAAAGTTGATAAGGGTGACCAAAGTAAGGATGACAATATATTTTCTATAAAAAATCAAAATATTTTTGCAAAAATTAAAAAGAAAAGTGCAAAAGATGGAGTTGCAACGTTTATGTAAAAGAATTAGCAATATGAATTCGAGTGTTGAGAGAGCTTATGTTAAAGATATTTCAACAATTATAGATGATATCTTTTTTGAGTATGATATTTTTTACAAAGATACAAATCAAAATGTTTCAAAAGAAATACTTTTACATAAATTTTTAAATATATTTGGAAACTCTGATGAAATCAAAATGTGTATAGGTATTTCACAAAATGGAAATAAATGTTGTAAACGTGCCCAAAACAAATCTGATTATTGTAAAACACATAAATATTTAGAATTTCGTCAAAAAACCAACGATAATTTTACATTACAAAATGACAATTTATTCTTAATAGAAGAATCTGTTAAAAATGCAGATAATATAAATATAAAAAATATGAAAAAACAATTAATCGATGGAACAATTTATTATACAGATTCATCATTCGTGTATGACATTGATAGTCTTGAAAGAGTTGGTTACGTAGATAATGAAAAATGTATTTTAACCGATGATCCTTTTATATTATGTATGTAAAGGTATGTAAAGGTATATAAAGGTATTTAAAGAATAAGGTATTTAAATGATAATGTTATTAATGTTATTATTATTATTATCGATATGTTATGGACATATTTCTATGACGTATCCTCCATCAAGAAGAAATCAGTTAAGTGAATATTATGCTAATATAGGTTTAGTTAATTATAATTTACGTTCACCTTTGAATGTATCACCGGATTTTTTTAGTTTTCCTTGTAAAGGATTTCCAAAAGGACCTGTTGTGGCGACATTTGAAAAGAATGAAATTACAATAACACTAGAAGGTACAGCTACACACGGTGGTGGTCATTGTCAGTTTGGAATATCATATGATGATAATAATTTTGTTGTTTTAAAAACAGTTTTAAACGAGTGTTTGTTGAATACAATGTCTTATTCTTACGAAATACCTACATACGCAAGAGGCGATAATATAACTGTGTTTTGGACTTGGATTAATAGAATAGGTAATAGAGAATATTATATGGAATGCGCTGATGTAAATGTAAAGACAAACGGTAAGATGACCAATATTCCAGGTAAAGAATTATTAATTGTAAATTTACCAGGATATCCTACAGTTCCAGAATGGGAAGTGGGTGCACCTAGTTCACTTGATGGAAGAGATCTATTTTATTCCAGAAAGAATATTAATGTCAATTATGACAAACATAATTCTGATAAACATATACATAACATTAGTGAAAATCGTCGTTTTATCAGTAAAGATCAAAACCAAGATAAAGTAAACGAAAAAAGTCAAGATAAAGTAAATGAAAAATGTAGTTGTACTACAGGTGAAATGAAATGTGATGGGAATGGTTTTATTACTTGTACAAATAACAATTGGATATATCGAAATTGTTCACCAGGTACGAGTTGTAGATCATTAGAAAATAGTATAGTTTGTGATTTTGAATAAATTGAACCTTTTAATAATTTTGTATTTTTATCTTGGATAATTTTAATTAAAAATGACAGTTTATATATTCCAATAATTGTTTATATTTTTCTTCAATTGATAATTTTTTAGATTTTGTAGTTGTCCAATCTTTTCCTGATTCTTTTTGTTTTGGATGTAATTTGGTACAACAAAATGCATCACCTTTTAAAATGGTTGCTTTTATATAATAACAATATTTAGGGATATCTTCTGCTTTAATTTTACAATATTCTGGTAAATTTGAACCTTTTGTATAAACTCTTTGTTTTGGAATATATTCTTCAATTGGTTCTTTAATTTCTTTTTCTTTATTTGACTGTTGTTTTGTAATAACAATTTTCTCTTTTTGAATTTCGTGCTTTTCTCTTTTTGTAATTATGTCTTTACATTTATCAATTTTAGGAATTTGAACATTATTTTTAAGATTGTATTCTGATACTCTTTTACAAGTGTTAATAAATTCATCTTCTGTTAAACTTCCTTTCATATAATTACATTGTCCACAACACGTTACACAATTTTCTATAATATAACCAATTTCATTATTTTTTCTATCAATACCATTTTTATGAGTTTCAGAATTTTCTTTATCGCAATAATAACATTTATCATTTAGAAATTTTATAAATTGATCTTTTGTTAAAGCAAAGTCAAAATCCTTTTTCATAGCTCTTCTTAAATATTCTTTATAAGGTACTGATTTTGAATCACTCCATACTTCTTTATCTAAACTTCCGTTTCCACCAAAATGTTTTGAAATATGTTGACATCTTTTTATAAATGTTTCTGGATCTAAACTTCCTTTAATAAAATTACAATTTTTACAACAACTAACTACATTCTTTTTTTCATAACTTCCCACACTATCCATTCTATCTATCCCATTTAGTGTTTTATCTGAAATATAATCACAATAAAAACAATTTGATGTCATCATTTTATAACACATTTCATCAGTTAAATCTTCATTCCATAGAATACCTTTCTTTTGAGCTTGCTGTTTTATACCTCCGAATCTTTGCACAAAATTTTGCGTTCTCCATTCTTTCAAATGCTGTTTATTATTTTCACACCACCTTCTCATATTTTCAGAATTGTGTTTCAAATATTCATCTTCATTTTCTGCTCTTTTCTTTTCACGATGTTTTATATAATATTTTTTTTCATTTTGTCTTTTATTTCTTTTTTCGATTACATCAGGTCTTTTTTTTTGTTTAGCATCCTTTTCACGACACTTTAAACATCTTTTAACAATACCACCAGATTTCCCAATAAATTCTGATGATATTCTGTAACATTTACAATTTGTGCATTTTTGTTTAACTTCATTTTCCATATTAATAATCTTAAAATTATTAAAATAGATATTATTTTCAATTTTTATTAGGAGGACTGGCAAAAGTATACCAGCCATTAATTTGAATATGCTAATCCACCCCGGATTTAGCTTACCCTTTAGCTTTCACTAAAGGCCGGACTATATCTTAAGATATCATTGATACTGATTAGGTATCTCAATCCCAACTACATTTAGTCTCTGAACCTTCACCATAGTCTTATCATAGCGACTTTAGGTGCTTGGCTGCGGATTTTCCAATCCTAAACTTTATTACCATTGGGCAAAGCCCAACTCTTACGAGTTGTGCAATGGCGACGTAAGTCGCGTACGGCTATTAACCGTGTTCCTTTTAAATGTTTCCAAATAAAAGTGGTAGTTTAGGCTCTAAGGAGGTCCCCGTCAATTTGAAGTTGTTGCAAAAAAAGTTTGACCTTTTTTCACTAGCCAGTTATATGGAAATCATTGCAAATTGATCCCTTGCTAATTTACACTGTTTTTCATAATAAGTAATAGCAAAACTTATTATGCAGCTGACTGTTTGGCACAGGTTAATGTAAAAAATACATTCTTTAATGCCAGCCATAATTCTGAGAACGTTGTAGTTAACAGCAAAGACTTTCAAACTACCACCACCAGCTTGAACGGTAAGTTGAAGAGTGGCATTGTCAATTCTAGACATGTTAACAGTTCCAGATGGTTGATGTTGTTCTGGGTTAAGAGCAAACGAGTATACATAAACACCATCAGAAGGAATAGAAGTATGGTGTTGATATGGTTGAACCAAGTTGAAGTATGCTCCAGCTCTTTCAGAGAAACGATCTTGTCCGTTAAGTTGCAATTTAGCAGTACTAACATCCTTGTATGCAGTTGGGGCAGCAGTAGCTCCAGAATCTTGAACAACCCAGATAAGTTCCTTACAAGGATGGTTCAAAGCAAGCTTACTCTTGTAAGCACCACCAGATACAGTTTCAGCACCAGTGAATTGCAATTGCTCAATGAGGTATTCGTGTTGAACTTGAGCAAATTGACGACGTTCGTCAGTATCAAGATAGATATAATCAACATACAAACTAGCTTCAAGAGCTGGAGCAGTTGCAGTACCAGCATCAGCACTTGTATACAAATTCTTATCGAATGCTGCAAAAGTAATGTTGAATTTAACTTCGTGATATTGCAATGCAATCAATGGCAAAGCAAGACCTGGATTTCTACAGAACCAGAATTGCAATGGCACATACATAGTATATTCTGAAGTGCTACCATCAGTTGTCATATTAGTAGTGTTACCAACCATCTTTTTGTAACCATCTTCCTTTTCAGATGTTTGAGTAAGATCATTCCAGATATTTAACCAAGCACCATAATGCTTATCGATTGTTTGACCACCAATTTCAATTGAAACTTCTTCAATCAAATTGTGTCCAAGATATGGGTGCCAATGTGTATCACCATCTAATGCACCAACTGTAGCTTGCAAGTAGACCTTGTGAATAAGATCACCATTTCTTGAAACAGTACATGAAACTTTTCTACCAAATCCAACAGTTCCATTAAATGTTTGTTCGATTGATTCAATAGCAAAGTTTGTATGTCTACGATATACAACTTTAAAAACGTTTACACCCTACCTTTCGGTATATTTATCAGGAGCTTACGCTACCTGGGGACTAGACTATATCTTAAGCAAATTCATATGAATTCACCCATTACCATTTAGTCGTTGAACTGAGGCCATATTATTGATAACTTAGGCTTTGGCTGCAGATTGCCCATTTCAATCTAAACTATGTTTAAATTTCATCTTAAAAGTTATTACCGAAAGATTTTTAATCCTTGTGACTGACGCCACTACCCAAGTTCTATTCTTGGCCATTAATTTTTTTCAAAATTAACTTGGTATTTTAAGCTTTAGGGGTTTCCCGCAATTTGATAATGTCGCAAATCTAATTAGATTCACTAGTAGCTGAATTATTAGTCAATTGATATGACTAATATAGGAATTACAACAGATTTTTCTATAACATATCCTAATAGTTATAGCTGACTACTTTTCTACTCAATTTTTTAAGTAATTTGAGGATTACCTGTACATTTCCTCTACCTAGTCTTTCAACTAGGATTAGACTATATCTTAAGCAAATTCATACGAATTCACCCACTACCATTTAGTCGTTGAACTGAGGCCAATTTACAAATTAACATTTATAAATATTTAGATAAATTTAGATAAATATACCCTTAGGCTTTGGCTGCTGATTGCCCAATCCATTTAGATTTTCACTACAGTTCTAAATCATTTAATTTAAAACAGGTAATTTCATAGAAATTACTACCCAAGTTTAATCTTGGCCAAATAAAAGTTTCCTCTTATTCTTAGTACTAAAGGCTCTAAGGGGTTTTCAGCAATTTGATAGTGTCGCAAAAAAAGTTTGACCTTTTTTCACTAGTAGCTGTACATAATTAATCGAAATGGGTGATGGCGGTGATTAATTAAGGAGTACTAACTGTATTTATTATAACATATCCTTTTAGTTATAACAGGCTACTTTTCTACCCTACAGGTTTTTTAAGGTAAATATCTTGAGCGCCATAAGCGACTAATTGCATAAGTCCACCACCCATATTTTGTTTTTATAATATTCAAAAATAAAAAAAATTTCCGTAATTAACTTATTAATTATACATTTAATTGCAATTACACACGTGTTTCATCACATTCTTATATATACATATTCGCATTCTTATATATATTGAACATAACATACAATACATATAATACAAAATTAAAGAATTCTACGAATCTAATAGCTAGTTTTCTAGCTTGTTATTCTTAGTGCAGGAACTGGTGTTATCCTTAGTGCCGGTATTGCTTCTGATTCTGGTGCTAGTGTTGTCCTTAGTGCCGGTATTGATGGTTGTTCTGGTGCTAATGTTGTAACAGATTTTGTCTGTGTAAAATAAAATCCAGCTCCAGCTAACCCAGATAATAAAATACAACATATACAACTAACGATGATAATAATCTCTATATCCATATATAATAATATAATATTTTTTTACAAATTTATGTATCTCGAAATTTCCACTTTACCGCTGTCTGTCGTAGCATCTCAAAAAAATATATGTAATATTTTTTCCCTAGATTTTTCTATATATAAATTTAAATTATTTACCATGTAACTTTCCAAGTAGACCAATTATCAGCATTTTCTCCTCTTACTCCAACACCCATATCTTGGAAACTCTTTAACCTTCCCCAATTTTTGTTAATCAAATTAACTTCTTTATCTTTTGTAACGATATCAGCTACATCAACACAAATACTACCATCAGAATTACATAAACCTTTTCCAGGTGCTGTTCGTAGTTGATTCGAAAATTCTGTTACTCCTCTGATAAAATTTTTGTCATTGTCATTAAAATGTGTCCAACTTCCATTGTTATTCGCAATATTCAATCCCTTCTTATCCCAAGCAGCATCAAGCTCATTACCTACGTGTAGAGATGTTATTACTGCAGTTTGAGGTACTCTTATCCTTCCGCCCACAGCCTGTAATCTTAAGCTTCCGTCATCATTTCTTATAGTAAATGTTTTTTTCCCACCATCATCTTCTCTTGTATCACCATTTTTAAATAAAACTCCTTTACTACCTATTTTCATTTCTGTATAACTTGCTTGATCAGGATTATTGGCATAAACATGTTTAAAACTTGCACTATCATTTCCGAGTACTTTAAAACATCCAGTATTAGCTTTATTACAAATGTTATCTGTATAAACAGCATTAGTTGCTGTAAAATTTTTAGAATTTACATTCTCACTTGCTGATAAATTAGTTCCGATGAAATTTGGACTATGGGTGTCATTCGCGAAATATGTCACTCCTCTGATCCAATTTTCGCTCTTCCCTTGTGCATTAAAATGCGTCCAACTTCCATTATCATTTTTGATATGCAATCCTTTATTCCAATTTGCATCCAAATCTCCACCTATCCATATACGTCCATTTGTTGAAAAATTCTTAGCGTTAACATTTTCAGTTGCTGTAAAATTCTTAGCGTTTACATTTTCAGTTGCTGTAAAATTCTTAGCGTTTACATCTCCAGTTGCTATAATATCTCCAGTTGCTGTTATTTTCGCAGTTGCTAAAGTTTTATTATCTGGTACGTTACACGTAGTTGCTGTACTACCATCAGCGCACCAAACTGTTCTATTCTCAAGTGCAGTTTTTACAGCATTGGCATCTCCAAGATTACCAGGATCTCCCTTTATTCTAGCTTTATAAGTGGCATTTGATGTTAACAAATTAGCTATGTCAGTTTTAAATGCATCTCTTCCTACTATATCAGCTCCTATTAGCGATTTTGTAGTGGCATTATTTACAATACTGCCACCTACACTTGAAGCTAACGTGGGATTAACTGCTATTTTACTGGATAATCCAGTTAGAAAATCATTGTTAGTAGATAAATTAGTTGATATAGTATCCATATCACTACTTTGAAATGCGACACTTCCAGGATCTCCTTTTTCTCCTTTTGGTCCTAGCGGTCCTTGTGGTCCTTGTAGCCCTATAGGTCCAGTGTCACCTTTCTCACCTTTTAGCCCTTGTGGTCCTTGTAAACCAGTATCACCTTTTGGTCCTTGTGGTCCAAGTGGTCCAATTGGCCCTCTTTCTCCTTGTGGTCCTTCTGGTCCTTCTGGTCCTTGTGGACCTTCTATTCCTGATTGTCCTTGACCCATTTTTTTATATATAATACTTTTATAAAAAAAATATACAGAATTACTAAATTATAAAAATAACTAAATTCTAAGAATACACTATTACTAAATTCTAAGAATACACGATTACTAAATTATAAAAATAACTAAATTATAAAAAATCAAGATTACAAGTCTTTTCTAAATAGCCAATCAAAAAAACCACGTTTTATACTCTGTTTCATTAGTAAAGAACTAGATTTATTAATTTTTTCCCACGAAGATTCGCAATCATTGTTCGTCAATGGATTTTTCACTATATCTTTTTTCATAGTTTCATTTTTAATATACATATTCTCTCTACAATTTATAATATCTTTTATTTTATCTTTATCTACACAATCTACTATCGCGTCTAATTCGGTATCTTGTAAATATCGTTTTACGTCGCTTATGTCACAACGATCATTGTAATTTATACACAAGATTTTATACAAAATATCTTTGAAACCATCTTTTAAAACCATTCTTCTATTGATCTTTTTATTAAATATTTCCTGAATATTATCCAAACTATAAAAACGTTCTAAATCACAAATACTCTTTATATTCGAAAATGGTAACAAATTAAACATCAATTCGTATATACATATTCCTAAACTCCAAACATCTGTTCGTTTATCATATAAGAACTTGTAACGTTTTTTTTTCATCAAATTTATTTTATCCACCACGTAACTTGTAATATTTTCCATTTCATTCATATTCTGTATTATTTCCGGAGACATATAATATGGTGTACCACATAATTTGTAATATTTTCTATGCAAAATATTCGTTTTATCAAATCGAGGTTCGTTAGATAAATCATAACAAGCAAAACCAAAATCTGAAATTTTAAAATCAATTTTATTACCATCATCTTTTATTAAAATATTATGTAATTTTATATCACGGTGTATAATATTTTTACTATGGATATAATCCAAACCATCAACTGTTTGTTTTAAAAACTCGTAGAAAAAAGAATTAGTAAACCCACCACATTCATTTTTATATTTGTCACCTCCGTTTCCTTTTAAGAAATCATACACGTCACCACCATTACAATATTCCATCCTTAAATAATATATTCCATCGCGTTTTGTATATCCATAAAATTTAATAATATTTGGATGTTCCATATTAGATAAAATTTCAATCTCACTGTCTATTAATTCTTCTAAACGTTTGAAATAATACTCTTGTTCTGTGTTTATTAATTCATCACCGTTAGTATATGGTGTTATATTTACATCAATGTTTTTCTTATCTTTATTAACACGTCTAATTGTACTACCTGAACTTTTTGAAATATAACTTTTCACTAAATTGTTTATGTTTATTTCCTTTATTATAAACATTTCATCCTCATCTGTTATTAAAGGACTCTCATATTTGCATAAATACACATTTGAAAAAGACCCCTTGCCTATATGACGAATTACTTCATAATCTTCAATAAAACTCATTCTAATATTACATATGAAAATAAATTCAAAATACATCTTTATTTGTGTAATAATCTGTATTTTAATTATCTACACGTTCCGTTTATTTTATATATTGTATATATTTTACACATTCTGTCTATTTATTTTATTGTATAATATTATAAACAAAGCACGATAATGAGTTTAAATCCGATATACTATTACGATTACCTATTTGAGTTTTACACAAATGATATAACAGATCTTGATAAATTTAATACAATTTACGATCAATGTACATTGGAAGATCCAACTGGAAATAGAAAGGCGATAATTTATAACAAATCTTTAGAAATTTTACAAATCTTATCAAGAACACCCGGGATTCATATATGTTCATCATTTGTTAATTATAACAATAAACGATACAAAGTAACTGTTCACAATATGTCTTGGTCCGGAAACACATAAATTTATTTACCTTATATTTACACAATTTATTTATTCTTTTTATTTTGTACATTTTGATTATTTTATTTTATTGTACAATGATATAAACAATATAAACAAAATGAGTTTGAATACACCATTTGATTACGATTACATATTTGAGTTTTACACAAATGATATAACGGACCTTGATAAATTTAATACAATTTACGATCAATGTACATTGGAAGATCCATCTGGAAATAGAAAGGCGATAATTTATGACAAATGTTTACAAATCTCACAAATTTTATCAATCACACCTGGAATTCATATTTTCGCATCATTTGTTAATTATAACAATAAACAATACAAAGTAATCGTTCACAATATGGGTTGGGGTGGTGCCACGTATATACCAACTTAATACAACATATATATTAACTTATTAAATCCAAAATTTGTCATTGTCAATTTCTTGTTTTTCACAAAAGTAACTGGAACAAGAATTATATCCCATATCTATTAATGATTGTACATCACTTTTGGATAAATTAAAATTTAATGCATTTGTTATCTGATATGCATTTATACCAATGGTATGTTCAGTATATTTGTCAAACGAAGATGCTTGTTTTTCTTTGTTTATTAAAAAACAATTTATAATATTAAGGAGATAACTATCAAATGAATCAATCAAATTATCTTTACACATTTCTCTTTTTGATAATAATTTACAACCAAGTGTAGTACTTAAATTATTTTCATATATTTCTATCGGATAATTATTTATAATAGATCCATCAACATAATACGTATTATTATAATACTGTGAAGAAAAAACAAGAGGAATACATGTAGACATCCTAATTGCTTTTAAAACTTTTAAATTAGGTGTATTTACATAATCAAAAATAACCATACTATAAGTATTTATATCAGCTGCTACAACGCGGAAATTTATTCGCGTTTTTATCCATAATTCTCTCATAGTTGTATCTTTGGAAAAACCCTTTTTTACCAACAATTCAGTTAACCAATCAATTATTTTATTTCCATTGTCCAACCCATATTTTGATATAAAATTACTTATTTTAAATTTTTGTAAATTTAGAAAATCTACATCTATAACTTCTTTATATAACTCATCATAAGTATAACCTATCGTATATAGCAAACCAAATAAACTACCGATTGACACACCACATAATTCTTTTATATCAAATATTACTTTATCACTCCTTAATAATTCCTCAAAATACTTTACAACACCAATATACGCAATACCCTTCATTCCACCACCACTAAATAACAACGTATCTATTCGTTTCTTCATACTATAATATAGATTTATATTACACTAATATAAATTATTCATATAATAAACAATTTAACAATATAATACTCCATTTATATTAATTATTTTATATATATTATAATTATAATATATATATGGATAATAAAATTGTAGTTTTTACTAAACCTGGCTGCCCTTACTGCAAAAATGCTAAAGAATTTTTAGATAATTTTAATTTACCATTCACTGAAATTACACTTAATCCTTCAGATATACATTACGAACATAAAAGAGATAGACTATTTAATTATTACCAACACAGAAGTTACCCTATTATTGTTATAAATAACAGACTCGTTGGCGGTTACACTGATTTATTAAGGGCATATGATACACTTAAATTACATAAGATTTGTCAAGATATAGGATTATATTTACCTTTTGATTTTTGATTCCCATAAACAATTATTTACAAATCGTCTTTTAATATTTGTTTTATACAATATTTCTTTTGTGAAAAATCATCGTCATTCATATAAATAGTCAAGTAATAGTCTAATATATCAACATCGTTTTGTTTATACGTATACATAAAATAATGTAAAAAATAATTTACACATATTGGATTATTAAAATAAAAACAAAATTTACGAAATTCATTAGTTGTATCAAATACTACAAGGTCATTTTCATCTGTTATACAAGCAAATACAATTTCATTTTTATGCAAAATAATATCCTTTTTATTTTTGTTAAATTTAACTAAATCATTATACAAACCACGATTTGTACGTGATACAAACGTCATCGTATATTCCTTTTCATCTTGAATAATCTTGTATTCAGTATAAATATGTTCGTTTATAGTTTCACAAAAAATTTTCTCAACACTATCTTGAATAGGATTAAATAATACACCACTTATATACGTTTTTAATTTGTACACATTAAAACATAACCAAATAACATTTAATAAGATAAATCTTCTATACACATATATTAATGAAAATATTAAACTAAAAATACACACATAAAACATCTTATTTAAAAACTATATTATTATAATTTTAAATGGATTTCTTTCAATTTTTACAAAAGTCAAAACAATCAACTAACTCCAACTCCGAAAGCGATACCAAAAACGATAACGACACCAAAAACGACACCAAGGAAAACGTGTATAAAAAATCATCAAAGAAACATATCAACAAAAATGAAATTACAAATGAAATTACAAATGAAATTACAAATGAAATTACAAATGAAATTACAAATGAAATTACAAATGGAATTAATGAAATTACAAATGAAATTACAAATGAAATTACAAATGGAATTAATGAAATTACAAATGAAATTACAAATGGAATTAATGAAACTGGTCATGTATTATATAAAAATGTTAAAAAAGGAAATATGGTTAGAATTATATATAACGAAAACAGTATTTTAAATTTGTACAAAGGATATATTGGCGAGATAAGAGATTATAAGAAGGAACAGGATTTTGCTATTGTATTTCTGCACGGAATAAATAGTCAGACATTTATCAAATGTCCATTGCAACATTTTATCCTATTATAATAGGTCATCATATGTGATTAGTGTAGTGTTGGTAATTAAATTTTTAAGAGTTTCATTTACCTTTCGCATTTGTTCTAACTTTGATGTTTTCTTTTCTGATTGTATTTGATTTTTTCTTATAGAATATGTAAATTTATTAACAGAGTATAGAGATTTCTTTACACTAGGATTTTTATTTAATAAAGTTATAAATACACAATCTTTAAATGATTCACTATTTGCTATATATCCATTTGACAAATAAATAAACCATACATCATATGTGGACTTTAATTTTAATTTTTTAAACATTGTATTGAAAATTAATAAACCACGTTTAATAGTATTTGTTCCACATTGATTTTCCGGATCGTTTTTTAGATCGTATTCGTATCTTGTGATTTTATTTACATTATAATCTTTTTCATATACTTTTACATTCAAATCAATAGATCTTTCTACAAAATCAATGTCGTATGTATCATCAAAATCTAAATAATAATATATATCCAAAGGTTTTTTGTTATCATCTAAAGGGTTTTTCTTATCATTAGAGTTCATTGTAAGATCTACTCTGTTTTAACCATAATTTTTCAACTTTTTATAATTTTAACAAAATTTTTTTATTTGTATATATAAGATGACAAATAAAAAGGGAAGATCGCCAAATAAAAAGGGAAGATCACCAAATAAAAAGGGAAGATCGCCAAATAAAAAGGGAAGATCACCAAATAAAAAGATTGATTACACAAAATATCATTCTACATCAGGATTATCAACTAAATCGTGGGGGCCAAATGGTTGGTACTTTTTATTTTCTTGTATAATGGGTGGATATCCTATTAAAATAGACAAAAACAATCGCGATCACGTGCGTATAAAAAGGCATTTTAAGAATATGTTATTAAGTTTAGGTTATACTATGCCTTGTATTTACTGTAGAGAATCATTTAAAAAATTTTGTAAAGAACTTCCCATAGAATCATCTTTGTCAGGTAGAATTGAATTAATGCGTTGGTTATATGATGTTAGAAATAAAGTCAATCAAAAGTTGATAGCACAGGAAAAAAAATGTTATAACGATGAAAAAAAAAGATTAAAAAAAATATACTATTCTGGATTAAAAACAAATGAATCACAGGAAAACTATTACGATTCCTTAAAACAATTTAAAGAAAAAACTTTTGTTACAAAACAATCACCTAGTTTTCAAGAAGTGTTAGATACATACGAAAGTATTAGAGCTGTTTGTTCTAATAAATCAAAAACTTGCGCCCTAAAAGTCGAAGCAAATTAGTTTTAATGGTACTTTTTACTCATATTAACTGGAAAATACTTTTTCATTTATTATAATATTGTATTTAAATCTTTTTAATTAAATAATTAAAAAGATGTATCTTCATTTTCATCTTCATTTTTAGTAAGGTTTTTATACACCAATTTCAAAGAATCTTCTCATTTGAGCTGGACTTTGTTCAAAACTGCTTTGATTCCAAGGTCCAACACTTTCTTTTGGGATAGGTGGAAGCGATCGAATATCGTGATATGGAATCTTGTTAGATTGCATAACTGTATTAATACCAACGTGATATCCGCTAATTAAAAAGTTTTGTTCTTTTAAAAGTTTAGTAACTGGGTTTTCCTTGGAAAATTCGTTTTCTGCCTTATAATCAGGTAATAAATCACTTGGTTTAATTTCATCACCCTTAGCAACAATAGCATCTACTCGTTCTTGTTCTTCATCTTTTTTTACAGGTGCTTGTTCTATTGGAGCAATGTCACCTTGAGAAACATTTTCAAGATTTTCTGGAATTAAATAATTTTCCATGGATTCGTTTTTTGTTTTAGTATAAGTTATAATTATATAAAAGGCAAGAAGAATTAAGGCAATCTTGATCATATCATTTGATTGAATAAACTTTAAAATATTAGCAATCATTGTTTTTTTAATATAGTATAATAAAATAAATTTAAATTTTACAATTAAAAAAAATTTCCGAGTACAATTTAAAAATAAATGTAAATTTTACAATTTAAAAATTCCAGAGTGTAATTTAAAAACATAAATAAATTACTTTTAAATGCTTGAATACGATGAAAATGAAAATTACACATCATCATCTGATTATGATGACATAGACAATTTTTTAGACAATTATTCAGATGATTTATATTTGTTATACGAAGACATAAAATCTAAATCGGAACCTCATTCCCCATTTTTTCTATGTAAAATGCGTTTTCACCACATAACAACTTTTTTAATTGACATTCTATTTAAACCAGAATCAGACTCAAAATTAAATGATGAAAAAAATCCCTTTAGTTTAATAAACGATTTCAATAATTTTTACCAAGATGAAATATCTTATTCATTTAACATTATATCTGCTTATATTAAGAAACATTTTAAATATACTATACCTATAGAATATTGGATATTTTTTTGTTATCATCTTTCAGACATTGGTGAAATCCAAAAAGTGCGATAAGAACATTTTTATAATAAACAATTTCAATAATTTTTACCAAAATGAAATATCTTATTCATTTAACTGGATATTTTTTGTTATCAAAATCATTGGCGAAATTCAAAAAGTGCGATAAGAACATTTTTTTAATATAATATTCTAGAGTAATGATATTATCTATTGATATAGGAATTCGAAATTTATCTTTATGCTGTATTGATTACGTTACACAATCAGATTTTTCTAGTTACCAAATAAAACTATGGGATGTATATAACACACTTGAAATGGAACAACATATATGCGAGTCATTAAAAAAAGACAATAAACGATGTGGTAAACTTTGTAATTATAAATATATTTCCGACAACCAAACAATTTATACGTGTAAAACACATTTTCCAAAAAATGTAGAAATTAAAAAACAAAATCACTATAAAGAAAAATTGGTAAATGATTATTTATTACAAGATATTGCCAGAATAGTTCTTACAAAATTACAATCAATATACGACGATAATATAGAAATTTTTTCAAAAATACGAGGAATAGTTATAGAATTACAACCAAAAGTGAATCAGAAAATGAAATTTATATCACATATTATCTATGGAAAGTTAGTAGAATTATATTACAACACATCTACTACAATTCGTTTTGTACGAGCTGCTCAAAAATTAAAAGCATACAATGGTCCTATTTTACAATGTAATCTTAAAAGTTCTTATGCAAAAAGAAAATGGTTAAGTATTCAATATACAAATTGGTTTTTAGAAAATCGTTTTTGTGAAAATGAAAAATTAAAATGGCACGATCATTTTAATAATCATAAAAAACGAGACGATATGGGAGATACTCTGCTTATGTCAATTAATGCTATATACGGTGTACCTAAATCAAGTGATAAAAATGGAAGATGTATTAAGTAGTTGGGTTAAGTAGTTGGGTTTAGTTATATATTTTAATTATCTTGTTATTTATTTTGTTATATGTTATTTTTAAATTTGTTTACAATTTTTGAAACATTTTTCACACAATAATTTAATCCAGATTTATATAACGTTAGGGGTTTGTATGTATAATAATATACAACTTTGTTTTTATTAAAACTTACGCGTTTATTTTTTGAATTAGATAAATTATCTTTTTCACTGGTTTTTTTTTGAAATTTTTCCAAGCATTCGTTTTTAACTTGTGTTATGACAATATATTCTCTCATTGACAATATATTCTATATTTTATTAGAGTATTTTATATTTAGGTTTCTAACACGTTTAAAAAACGAAAAAAAATTGAACGTATATATATATGTTGATTAATGAATTTGAAAAATTATCTCTTAAAAAGTTTAAAATAAAAAGTATTATGCCGGATGCTACTATACTATGTTTAGGTAAGAGGCGGAGTGGAAAATGTATTGCACGTGGTACAAAAGTGTTAATGTACGATGGAACAATTAAAAATGTCGAAGATATTCGAGTAGGAGAACAAGTTATGGGTGATGACAGTACACCTAGAAATGTTTTAGAAACACATTCTGGGACTGATACAATGTATAAAGTAGAAAATAAACGGGGGGAAAGTTATACAGTAAATAGTCATCATATTTTAAGTTTAAAATGGTCTGGTAAAAAAATTATACTTGAGAGACTTGACAAAATGTCTTTTCAAGTAAGATATTTTGATAAAAATAAAATTAAATTAATACATAAAGATTTTTCTTATCGAGATAGAGATAAAGAGTTAGTTTTTGCGGAAGCAAAACGTTATTATGATAACATAGTAGATGATTTGTATGTAGATATTCCTATAAAAGAATACTTGGGATTATCTAAAAAATACCAAGAAAATTTATTGGGATATCAAGCATCGGCATTAACATTTCCAGAACAAACAACATCTTTACCAATCGATCCTTATATGATTGGTTATTGGTTAGGAGATGGTACCATGAGAGAAGCAGTAATAACATGTCAAGATTCAACTGTTTTACATTATTTTGCTCAAAATCTTCCACAGATCGGTTGTTATTTGAATTATAGAAAATCAAACAAATTTCATTACGGAATAAATGGTATAAAACAACCTGGTTGTAAGAATATGACTAATTATTTTTTAAATACGATTAGAGACTTGTGTCTAACAAAAGAAAAACATATTCCTCATATCTATAAATGTAATACTAGAGAGGCTAGATTACGTTTACTGGCTGGATTTATAGATGCAGATGGTCATTTAGGTAATAGAAATGATTTTGAAATAAAAATAAAACATGAGAAATTACTTGACGATATTATTTATTTATGTAGAAGTTTAGGGTTTACTACTTATAAACACGTTAAACAAACATCCTGGATACATAACGGAGTTAAAAAATTTGTAAAAGCATTTAGAATAAATATTAATGGTCAAGGTATACATGAAATACCTACTTTAATTAAGAGGAAACAGGCACAACCAAGAAAAGAACGAGTTGATGCATTAGTTAGTCGAATAAAGGTAACTGAGTTACCAGAAGACCGTTATGTAGGTATTGAATTAGATGGAAATAATCGTTATGTATTAGGAAATTTTATTGTCACACATAATAGTTGGCTTGTTAGAGATATATTTTATCATCACAAGAATATACCCTCTGGTATTGTTTTTTCTGGTACGGAAGAAGCATCACCTTTTTTTGGAGATTTTATACCTGATAGTTTTATACATTCAGAATATAATCCTGAACTAATAGATAGTATTATGATTCGTCAAAAGAAAAAAATAAGAGAAACAAAAGCAAAAGGTATATCTGAAACTGGAAAACATCCTAGTAATAATTTATTTATAGTATTAGATGATATGTTACACGATGCACAAAACTGGAAAAAAGAAAAAACAATTAAAAGTATTTTCTTCAATGGTAGACATTATAATTTTCTTTTTATATTAACTATGCAATATCCTTTAGGTATTACTCCCGAATTAAGAAGTAATATTGATTATGTATTTATATTTAATGAACCCAGTGTAAAAAATAGAAAAAAAATATACGACGACTACGCTGGAATGTTACCTTCATTTGATCATTTTTGCAATATCCTGGATGCATGTACTCAAAATCACGAATGTCTGGTCATAAAAACATCAGGAAACAGTAGTGATTTAAGAGATCAAGTATTTTGGTATAAAGCAGAATATCACAACAACTTTAGAACAGGACATCCTAAATTTTGGAATTTCCATAGCAAAAATTACAATGACAACTACGAAGAAGACGATGATAAAGATCAAGAACACTTGGACAAATTAAAACGTAAATTTGCAAAAACTAAAAAATTAAAAGTTATCGTATCAAGACAAGGGGATATAGTAGGTTATAAGTCCGATGGTTAAAAATAAACCCGTTTAAAATACCATTTTTTAATTATTTAATTAAGTTTCTATTATTTGATTAAATCTATATTTAAAGACAAAATATATACAAATTATAAATGAACCTTTTTAAAACACCGATTGATATTAAAACACTTATACAAACTAGTACAATAGAAATATATGATAAAACTAAATTAGTAGAAAAATTACAAGAACATTTCTCAGATGATGAACAACGATTATATGTATGCAATTTGTTTTTATTCTTAAATTATCATCCAATCAATGATTTCATTATCAATTTGGAAAATGTATGGAAATTTATAGGATTTTCTAACAAAGCCAATGCGAAGAGATTATTGAAACATAATTTTACAGAGGAAAATGACTATAAAATAATTTTCATCCGAACGGATGAAAATAAAACTTTGCTCATCCGAATGGATGAGCAAAAAAAAGATAATAGAGGTGGTCACAATGAAGAAACGATTATGTTAAATATAAATACATTTAAAAAGTTATGTTTAAAAGCAAACACAGATAAAGCAGACAAAATTCATGACTATTATATAAGATTAGAGATGATATATAACGAATTAATGAAAGAAGAATTAGATGAACAAAAAAATAAAATAGAAGAAAAAGAAAAATTATTGATTCAAAAAGAAACTCAATTACAAGAAACTACTAAATTACTTAATGAATTAGAACTCAAACCAGAAACTGAAGGTTTTTCTAGTAGAATACCAGGTGAAATTTATTGTATACGAGATAAAACAAAGCCTGGACATATGAAAATAGGAATAGCAGATAAAACTATAACAAGAGTGGATCAATTAAATGTAGGTTCTAGTACGCATTCTTTAGAAATGTATGCTAAATTTGAAACATTCGATAGGAATTTTACAGAAAAATTAATACATCATTCTTTACACCCATTTAGAATTAGAAATCGAAAAGAGTGGTTTTATTTCGGAAACGATATCGAATTAGCTTATGCAATCAATACAATTAAAAAATCATTAGAATACACTAAACAATTTGACATTAAAAATAATGTTCATTTTAAAGAATTAACAGTAAACATAAACGTTAATACAGAATTAATTGACCCAAACGTTATCGATAATATACAAACAAATGAAGAAAACAAAGTAAAAGAACATATTGAAAAAATACGAAAAACTAATAAAAATAATATACAACAGAGTAGTGCTCGGACAGGTAATTTTAAGGGAGCGTGTTGGGTTAAGGATAAAAATATGTGGAAATCTCAGATACAGAATAATCAAAAAAATTTCCATCTTGGATATTTTACTGATGAAATAGATGCTGCCAAAATATATAATGATTATGCTTTATATCTAAACGAAAACGAAAATACAAACTTTTTGTTAAACGATATACCTGGGTATAAAACAGTAGCAAGAAATATACCAGAGGAAAACAAACGAGAAATTACAGAAAAAAAAACTTCCAAGTATATAGGTGTAAGTTATGATTCTAAACGAAAAATTTATGTCACTAGTATTAAATTAGCTGGTAAAACTTATAATTTAGGAAATAATAATCAAGAAGTCGAATGTGCAAAATTATATAATCAACAGGCTCTCTTCTTTAATAACACATTGAATACAAAATATATATTAAACGATATCTCTAATTATGTAACTATGCCAAACGATATTCGTTCAGAATTACTTAAAAAAAAAGAAGATAAAAAATCCAGTAAATACATTGGTGTAAGTTTGAATAAATCGAACAAATGGAATAGTTATTATATGCTGAATAGAAAAAGAATTAATATTGGAACTTTTAATACAGAATTAGAAGCTTGTCAAGCATATAATAATACAGTTATTGACTTAAACAAGAATGGATGCAACTATGAACTCAATATTGTAGACTAACTATGTCTTTTTAATATTTTTTAATTAATTAAAAAATATTGTTATAATATAAGAGAACATGAAATCTAAACCTGGAGCAATTTTTGTAAGTATTGCAAGTTATAGAGATGATGTATGTAGTACTACATTAGATTCATTATATACTATGGCTGATAAACCAGATAGAGTATATGTAGGAATATGTCAACAAAATAAAAATGAAGAAGATGACGGTATAGATTGTGTAACAAAAGGTTACCAAGATCATCCTAGAGTAAGAATAATAAGAATTCCACATTTTGAAGCAAAAGGTCCTACTCACGCAAGATATTTATGTAGTACATTATGGAGTGGAGAGGAATATTTTTTACAAATAGATAGTCATAGTAAATTCGTAAAGGGTTGGGATACATTGTGTATAGGTATGTTATCGGATATTAAAAATAAAGGATTATCAAAAAAACCTGTCTTGAGTCATTATCCAAAAGAAATAAGCACATATGACCAATATAACGATAATATAAAAAACAATGTTACAAGAATATGCAAATCATTTTTTAACAATAGAGGAATGATTTCATTTATGGGCGCTGAAGAAATAAATAGTAATAATACACCATATATGACACCATACGTTGCCGGAGGTATGTTATTTTGCGAATCTTATTTTTTAAAAGAATTACCATTTGACCCTAATTTGCCATTTTTATTTGTCGGAGAAGAAATATTACACAGCATACGATTTTACACACACGGGTGGGACATTTTCACACCAACTGAAAATATCGTATTTCACGAATACACAAGAAAAGATAAACCTAAAATATGGACAGATAATCCATACTATTCAGATGTTCCAGCATTTGATAAAGTAAAGTATTATTTGAAATTAATAGATAACGATAAAGATGACGTAGTAAATTATTTACAATTTAATTTAGATAAATATGGTTTAGGAAAAATAAGAACATTAGAAGATTACTATAATTTTGCAGGAATAGATATAGTAAATAAAAAAGTATATAAAAATTTTTGCAGAGAAAATAATATTGCAACAGAAGACGATATCTTAATGAGTAACCAAATTAATCACGAAACTAACCATAACAAAAAATTCATTCAAAATAAAATTATACCATCATTACAATATATATCAATATTAATATTAGGATTATTGCTTTTACTTTACGTTATTCGCAATATTAACATTAATACCACGTTTATGCAAAAGTTTTTCAAACCGTATTAGTTTTTTTTGTAATATGAAAAGATCTAACCAAGAACTACCATATTTATAATCTTCATTTATTGATTTCTTTATACACGCTTTATACTTTTCAATTTTCATAAAGGTCTTTTTATCCAAATTAGATATCTGATGACCATATTTATTGAGGATACTTAGATCAATATCACTTATTATTACCCCTTTCATTATATATAATATGAAAGGAATATAAATAATTCAATTTTGTGCTACACTTTTTATATTAAACTTTTTTATTGTATACTTTTTTATTGTATACTTTTAAATTGTATACTTTTAATATGAATATACAATATGTGGAATTAGATTGTGCAAATCCATTTCGGAATATAAATAAGGATACTATTTCTTCAAATACTATAATAATACCAGATTTGTCAAATTATGCACAATCAGATACACTAGCTTTAAACGATTGGTTATTTTCTGATTATTTTGATAATTTGTTTTTGAATTTCATATTTTACGCACAGTGGGATTACTGTTTTCTACATTATGACAACATAGAAGAATATTTTTTAAGAATTAACTTATCCAATTTAAAATTCATAATATCCAATAATACAGTAAATCAAATAAAATCTTGTATAAAAAATAAAAAAATTATAATACTTCCTATAAGATTAGATCTATTAGAAATCCAATTAGATTATAACATTTCTTATCCAGATCATCAAGAAGAAAAGTCGATTCACAATGCACATTCTAATTTACTTATAATAGATTCACAGAATGAAATAATAGAATTTTTTGAACCACACGGTATAATACTTCAACATACATATTCAAACATTATAAATTTACAAGAATCTATAGAAAATTTCCTTAAATACACATTCGATATAGATTATACTTTTGTAAATATTGCAAACATTTGCCCTATAGGATTACAAGCATATCAATCTTATATTAATCCAAATGCTGGACATTGTCTTGTATGGAGTGCATATCTTATAACTGTAAGACTAATGAACGCACATTATAAAGAAATTAGCTATGACAAAACTACATCACAGACTCTTAATGAAATATTAATAAATCATTTTTCAAATAACGCAGATCAAATCATAAGACAATTTTTTTCATACATTGAATCTTGTATAAATATAACATCACGTCCTTACAGTAGCACTAGAGATTCCACATATAATTTACTAAATTACATACAGGACACTCGCACCATAGAAGATCGTTTACGTCATTTAATAAGAACGTATTTTGTAAATGCCTTTTTTTACCATAGAGATTTTAAAATAATATTTAGAGAAATCACATCTTATAAAAACTTACCAAATTTTGATACAATTTTCGTAGAAGAAATGTCAAAATCATATGATCTCTTATATCATAATCAACCTCAAACAATTATCGAACCTATCGAACCTCAAACAACTACCGAACCTAAAACAACTATTGAACCTATAAATAATTATAAAAATCTTGATAAAGAATGGTTTAAAATACGAGAATCCCAATCACAATCAGATACAATGTAAACTGTCAATCTGTCTATAGCACACCAGAATTTTTCAAATAATTCCAAGTTTTCCCACCTATTTTAATTCTTCTTTTAGTCGATGGATTAATCATCCATTCATCCTTGGGTTCAACCAATTCATTTTCTTCCAATTCATTTTCTTCTAATTCAGTTCTACACATTGGACATAAACGGTTATTTGTTTCAATATGTTTTTCTAAACAATTTTTGTGAAAAAGATGTTTACAATTTTTTAATCGAAACAAATTACCTTGGACTCTTTGGTTTTCAGTTGGTTCAATTGTATTTTCAGTTGGTTCAATTGTGTCATAGCATATACAACAGTCGTATTCAGTATTCATAAAATCATTAAATGAGATTTGTGTATCATCTGATTTAAAATTTTCTGTAAAATCAATGTAATTATAATAGTTTTGTAATGTAAGTGATAATCTTTCATAATCAACTAAAAATCTCTCGATTTCAAAACATCTTGTATTATAATAAGCACATGGATATATAACAGATAAATTTCTTAAATCACTAAAAATTTCATCTATATTCGTAAGCATATATGTATATATGAAATTAATAAACATTTCATCCCTTTCGTTTTGTAGATATCTTATTAAACAAGATATCCAACTCTGATACAAAACATAAACTGTATAACTCGAGTCATCTCTATCACCTGGTTCATACATATAAGGATTATTATCTAAAAAAGAATGAAATGTTAATAATATGGTTTCAATACCCATACTGGATGTCCACTTTTCAAATATATTATCACCCCAAGTATTTAAAATAGTGGCACAACATTTACCATTTTCATACATATTAGGATGAATTCTAACACCATCATAATTTACAAACGTAACTGCTGGTGGTGAATGAGGGTAATTATCAGGTATTGTAAAATCCAATCTTATAAACTTATGTCTATATACGCTATCGTGTGGAGCTTTAATTATAGCATAGAGTTTATTTATATTTGTCTCGTCATATCGAATTAAGTAATCGTTTTCTAATAATTCTTTTTGTGATTGTTGTAAATATAGTCTTTGAATTTCTTTTAAAAATCTTTTATTTGCAGTCATTAATTTAAATAAAATAATTAATATTACGATTAATAATCAAAAGTTTTTATTAAAATTTCATTTTTTTTAGCTATTTTAATTATTTCTTGTAGTAAGTTTACCTTTTTGATACATGTCATACAATTTTTCTTTAATAAGATTTTCTTTATCCTTTTGTTCCTTTTCCTTTTGAGTCTTTTGATCGTTTTTGACATTCTTTTTTCTTGGATCAGGTATATATATAATATTATCTTTTAATTGAACACTCCAAGATATATTGTTTGATGTATTTACCAACATAATATAATCAGGATAAGATACCTTCATTAAAAGTCCACCTGTTCTAAATTGTTTAGTTTCAACATTATAATACCGAATCCACGTTTTAAAAACAGGTAATTGTTGTAATATCTGTTTTTCCTTCATTGTTTTTAATGGTATATAATCAACTAGTCTTTTTAATATATCATCTCTTGTAAAATTATCTTGTTTACTACCACTAACAGGTTTTCTATAATCTGTGTTTACAATACTAGTAAACATTTTATCATCTTTTCTTTTACGAATTGGGATTGATGAAGTTACATCTTCTGTATCAGAATAATATTCATCATAATCATCAATGTAATCACTTGTTGCAGTCGTCGCAGTTGTATCTTGTTTTTCTATAATAAATTTTCGAGTAAATTTTCGAGACTTCATCTGTTATTATTGTTATTATTGTTATTATTGTTATTATTAATATAAATTAATTGTTTATCAATTTTTATTTATTATATACTATTAGTAAATGTTATTATATAATTTAATTTATGATTTAATATCCGATTTAATTTACAACAAACCAAATGTAACAGAAATCATACCAGGATTGTGGTTAGGAAATCACCAATCTGCTATAGATATAGACTTTCTTAAAAAAAATAACATAAATTTTATATTAAATTGTACACCAAATACACCATTCTTTAATGAAATACATTCAGAAAAATCATTGTTACATTTACAAGATATTGATACATATAGAATACCAGTTAACGATAGTCTTTTAGAGAGAGATTTTATACTAATGGAAAAATATTTAAAGATAATTTTACCAATATTGGTTAAAAAATATACACGTGATAAAAAACGTATTTTAATTCATTGTCAAGCTGGAAAACAAAGAAGTGCAATTGTTGTAGCTGCTTTATTAAAATATTTACTTGATAAAAATTACATCAGTATAGATAGTATACCAAAGAATATATCAAAAGAACAACAATATAAATTAATTTACGATTATCTTTTGTCAAAACGACCCCAAGTTTTTACATATGGATTAAGAATTAATTTTGATTCAACATATAAACGTTTTTTTAATTTTTAATTGTAAATTTTTATTCTTACTATTTGTAATGCAAAACGTAGTAGAACGTTATAAAAAATTACAAGATTGGAAACAAACTTATGAACAACTTCACCAATTAAAATATCAAGATATTTATAAAACTCCACAATCATTTTTTAAAAAAAAACAGATATCTAGAGGTACAGAAGGAGTTGTTTACAAAACACGATTTGATTATAAAATTAAATTAAAAAAAACAAAATCAAGGGGACTTGAGTGCACATTAGGGTATAACGATTATTTTATAATTAAAGCTTTGTATCTAAAAAGAATAAAGGATAGAAAAAGTATAGATAAAAGTGTATTATATACGCAACCAGATAAAATCAAACAGATATTTTACAGCAAACATTCTTTTAATAAACCTAGTTTAGTAGAACTAATATCTCTTCAATTAACTAACCAACTAGTTTTACAAAAAATATGCCCACATTATATTTTAAACTATGATTGGGATTATGATAAAAATGTTATAAGACAATATAACGAATACGCAACATCGGATAATTTTTATAATTGGGCCGAACAGAATCATAGCGACGAATTGTGGTTGAACGCATTGTTTCAAATTATGGTAAGTGTTTTAGCAATAAAAAGATATTTTAATATGATACATACAGATTTACATTTAAAGAATATTTTAATACATAAAGTCAATCCTGGTGGATATTGGACATATATAATAAACGATCGAAAATACTATTTACCCAACCTTGGATACATTTTTCTATTATCCGACTTTGGATACGCCTGGATTCCTCAAAAATTAGGAGTACCTTCACATTACAAAAATATAATGCAACATACTACAGTAAATGGCAGAAACATATACGATATTATTATATTAATTAAATCATTGAAAAACATTGGCACTGTCCCAAAAAGTATTATTGACATATTAGAACAAACATTTCCTAAAACCGAATTTATAATATTCACAAAAGAGTATTATGAAAAAATAGTAAATGAACTTGATAAAAAACAAACTATCACAATACATAAATCACCAAATGTTGAGCAAAAGTCAAGTGTTAAACAAATGCATAAATATATAATAGAAAACTACAACACCTTGACGCAAAAAAAACCAAATTTATCAAAAAAAATTAAAACGATGTTTTATAATACATATCAAACAAAACCTAAAAAACAAAAACATATAGAATCTTATTCTCTGGACAAATCATTCGGATCATCAAAATTACATAAACAATTTCGTAATTTAGTAAAAAAAGAAACACTTAATTAAAATTCCAATCTGTACAATCATTACAATTCGTCTCTATTGTACAATTAGGCATATCATTTTCAAATTTTGGAACTATATTTTTTACAATATATTCTATTCTATGATTAAATATAGATTCACTATGACCTAATTTTGTCTTTGAATCATACAAACACGTATAACCAGTATGACACATTGTATTAATATTATATCCAAATAAAGAACATGTTCTACCACAATTTCCCATAAAAATTGGATCAGCTGTGTGGCCAAAATGATAAAAATTGTTATTCTGTTTATTATATGCTAATTTCATATAATGCAAATCACCTGGTGTTTCAAAACTTGCACCTGTTTTATTATATATAAGAGCAGCTATACTCGCTAACATCCCCCCTAAAGAATGTCCTGTAAAATAAACTTTTGACTTGTTAAAATCGATTTCCGTTTTCACTCTATCAATAATTTTACCAATTTCATTTATATAATTATTTTCGTCTCTTAAACTTGTTTTATAACAATCACTACAACAACTAAATTTTGTATTATTAGTATTATTACACATATTACAATCCTCGAACAAACTATTTTGTTTATAAAAACAACATGAAAAAAACAAATTATCATTGTATTTATCATTTTCAGAACTTGATAACATACACATATTTTTGTCGTCTAACGAATTACCTTGAGAATTATCTAGCGAATTACCTTGCAAATTATTATTCGTCCAATACGTACTCGTGCCTTTAAAAGCAATTACCGTATTTGTTTTTTCATTGTTCGTAAATAAATATGCCCTTACAGTATCATTTGATATACTTACATCAATAACATTGTTTAATGTAGTATTTAACCAATTTTTATTATTTATCTCATAATATACATTACGAGACATTTTTGCAAGATCAGATATAGTATTATAATCCATATTTATAAAATTTGCTATTGTACCTGTTACAAAATACAATAGCTTATACATTTATTAATTAAATATTAAAATTATATTAATTAATAAACTTATAGGTAATCATTATTTACAAAAGAGTAACTGTCTCATTTAAACTATAACTCGTAATTAATACTTCAATTGATGAAGTTTCTGTTACGGTTGCAACTTCTGTTATAGTAGGAGTTTCAGGACAAGCTTCAGTTGGAGTTTCCGTTGGAGTTTCAGTTGGAGTTTCAGTTGGAGTTTCTATTGTAATATCTCTACTATTAACTGGGTCAGTTTCTTCAGGACAAGGTGTAGTTTCCGTTGGAGTAGGAGTTTCAGTAGGGATTTCTATTGTAATATCTCTACTATTAACTGGGTCAGTTTCTTCAGGACAAGGTGTAGTTTCCGTTGGAGTAGGAGTTTCAGTAGGGATTTCTATTGTAATATCTCTGTCGTTAGTTGGTTCAGTTTCTTCAGGACAAGGTGGAGTTTCAACTGGAGTAGGAGTTTCAATTGGAGTTTCAGTAGGGATTTCTATTGTAATATCTCTGTCATTAGTTGGTACACTACAAGATTCTGTAACAAATACTATATCTGTAATTGTAGCTGTGTCTGTAACTGTGTCTGTAACTGTGTCTGTAACTGTGTCTGTAACTGTGTCTGTAACTGTGTCTGTAACTGTGTCTGTAACTGTAGCTGTGTCTGTAATTGTAGCTGTGTCTGTAACTGTATTTATAATATTTTTTGTTGTAGTGATGATAGTATTAAAACAAGTTGGTGTTGGTAAAGTTATGTTTCTAGTTTTTGGAACATTGTGCTTACAATTTTTATCACATGCATTCACTAAGGAGAATGTTAAAATACTCAAAATTTTCCACATTTATTAATATAAATTAAATGTTAATTTTAAATACTTTTTTTCAGTTTTTTATTATTGTATATATATTGTCTAATTTGCGATTAATGTAATTATTATCAATTAGTTGTTTGTTTATATCTAAACCTATTTTCTTACAAAATTCAAAGCGATTACCACCAATATAACAAATACTCCATCCATCAGATGCGGCGTTGAGTATAAATAAATATTTTGTTAAAAAATTTATTAATATATTGTGTTTGTTCATTATACATTTACTATTAAAAAAAATACAATATTCTACCGTCAACGCATTTAAAAACAAATATTATATATACAGATATATATGATTATATGAGGAAAAAAAAAGATTCACATGGCGTCCCAACTTTTTCTAAAAAGTATAATGGTACAAAACAGAAATCAAAAAGTCATCATTCTATAATGCATAAACACGAAAGTAAATTGTTAGAATTTAAAAAACAAAATGATCAAATCAAGAATATAGATAGTAAAATTAGGAATATTGAGGGTTTGTTAAAAAAACAAAACATTACAAAAAAAAGAAGCAATGAAAACATTGAAGATGATATAGCTTCCTTGAGATTAAACAAATATAAACTAGAAGATTTAAAAAAAGAAAGGGATAAAATTATTTCAGGTAAGGAAGAGATGGATTATTTACTAGAATCTTCTTCTATTATAATGGAGTACATTGAACTTGAAGAACGAGAACATTATTTTTTAAATATCAAGGATTTAACACCTGAACAAAACATCGAATTAAATGATCTATACACTAAAAAAAACGAGTTGGTTGATTTGTATTTGCATAAATTTGAACCAGGTTATACGAATCAAAAAAGAGAATTTAAACAAGATTCAGTTCAATGTTCAGAATGTAAAACCACACTTGTTACAGAACATAGTTTTTTAGTATGTCCTTCTTGTGGAAAATGTGCACATACTGTAGAACAAGCCACTGATCTATCATACAAAGAACTCCAAGATTTTGATTATAGACCACAATTTACCTATGACAAGATGACACATTTAGAAGATTGGCTAAGACGTTTTCAAGCAAAGGAGAATCGTGGTATCCCACAAGAGATTTTAGACAAAGTGTTATTAGAAGCAAACAAAGAAAGAATTCAGGATTTGAATACACTTACAGAGGATAAAATTAAAAAGTATCTTAAAAAGCTCAATCTTAACGATTATTACGATAATGTAATTGGTATTATTAATCGTCTCAATGGAAGACCACCATTTACATTAACATCAGAAATAGAAGAAAAGATAAAGATTATGTTTCAACAAATCCAAGATCCATATGAAAATTTCAAACCAAAAGGTAGAAAGAATTTCTTATCATATAGTTATACACTTCATAAATTTTTCCAAATAATTGGATTACACGAATTTGCAAAATATTTCCCTTTACTAAAAAGCACTGATAAACTACGTCAACAAGACGATATTTTTAAGAAAATAGTTGGTTATATGTCACAAAATGACACAACGACAAAATGGGTATTTTATCCGAGTATCTAATTTAATTACTTTTTTATTTTTCGTTCAATATTTGATTTAAAAATAAAACACTATCTTATCATAATATTACAATATGGATCAAATTATTAAAACAGAATGTATAGATTTTAAGGCTCTTGTATCAAAAAATTCAAATATTTCATTAAATGTACAAACTAAGATGATTAAAGAACTTGATAAAACATTTACAGAAGAAGAAAGTCGATGGTACATTGCTAATTTTTATGTTTACATGAATTACCACCCAATAAACGACTTTCCAATAAACCTTGAAAATGTACTGAAAATGATGGGATTTGCGCATAAAAAAAATGCAAAAAGAACACTTGAAAATAATTTTGTTAAAGATGAAGATTACAAAATCACCTTGCTCCCTTCGGAGCACGGTCAATTTGCCACGGAAATAATTATGTTAAATATAGACACTTTTAAAAATTTATGTATGATGATAAAAACAGATAAGGGGAAAGCGATTAGAAAATATTATGTAAAATTAGAAAATATTTATAATAAAATTATAAAACAAGAAATAGAAGATAAACAATCACAATTAGAAGAAAAACAAAGTCAATTAGAAGAAACGGAATCACAATTGGCAACTACACAACGAGAACTAACAAAAGAAAAATCTTTAAGAAATAAAATGTTAAACAGAAGGTGTTTTGATGTTGAAGATGGTAATTATATTTATATTTTTCAAGATAACTTAAATGACCCTAATTCTATATTAAAAATTGGACAAACTAAAAATTTAATATTAAGAGAACAATATTATAGTAATATCAATAAATCTGGTGGTATAGTTTTTTACAAAAAATGTATAGATTGCAGTTTAATTGAAAAATTGTGTCATCATATGCTTGATAAATTTAGAGAAAACAAAATGCAAGAATGGTTTAATGTAAGTCTAGATTTTGCAAAACAAACCGTGTCAGCTATCATAGCATTTTCAGATTCTAAAAATATAGAATCTTTAATCCCAGCTATGAATACAATTATAAATACAACCGACAATAAAACTAAAATAACAAATGAAAATACAACTGCAGAAATGAAAACAAATAACACTACGAATAACACAAATCATAACATAGATAAATCAAATGATTACACAAATCATAACATAGATAAATCAAATGATTTTCAGGGATTTTTAGATACCTTTTGTGAGACAGATCCTAATTTTTTTACAGCAAAAGAAGAATTAACTCGAGCTTTTAGAATATATAGTAAACGTACTGTTGAAAAAAGTATAAAAGAAAATTTAAATACTTTTTTGCAAAATAAATTTAGATCAGGAGTAGAATTTTATGAAAATATCAGAAGAAATGTTTGGAGAGGATTCCGATTACGCCCTTTAACTTTTTCTGTAAATAATCCAGATGATATCCAAGATTATGAACAATTCATTTTGGATAAATGTCAGGTAAATTACCTAAATAGAATTTCATACGTTGATTTCTTTGAAGCATTCGTATTATATAAAAAAGAAACGGATCCAAATTACATTTTAACTAATCCTATTAAACAACAAATCCAAACTTATTTAACTGACAAATTTACAAATGGTCGTGTTCATTTAAGCGACCATTCTAAAGCAAAACATTTATTTGGGGTTTTGGGTTTAAGTTTACAAAACACATCTGGATTAAAACAATCTAAAAGAACTTGCAAAAACGTATTACAACTTAATTCTGAAACTAACGAATGTATCAATACATGGGAGTCTTTAACAATTGCCGCAAAAGAATCTGGTATACCAAGAAGTACATTGGCAACCCTTATTAAATTTCAAACAATCAAAGACAATTGTACTTTCAAATACATTTAACCAAATTACAACCAAATTACAACCAAATTACAACCAAATAAATCTAATAAACAATCTATTAAATTTTTCTTTTTGATTTTCATTTAATTTTCTTTGTTTGATTTCTTTTATTAAAAATTTTATCTTTGCATCTGTTTTAAAGTGTGGCGATGTTGTATTTTGCAATTGAGTAATTGTTCTAGAAAATTCATTTAATAAAAAAGTAATAGATTTATTTTTATATATAGATAAAGACATTATTTATATATAGTAAATAAATTTATTATATACAAAATACTCTTTTAAACTCGGCATCAAATCAAATTATATCTTTAACTAAATTATTGTTTTTATTAATTTAGTTTTTTGGAATTGACACAACATATAGTCTTTTCATTAGTATATTATTTGATCTTCATCAGTAACTTTCTTTTTAAATTTTTTAAGAACTTTACTGAAAGGATTTTTCTTTGTTTTTGTACTACTAATACTTTCAACTATACTTTGCGTTTCATCTAAAATTGAACTTTCATATTTTTTATCATCTCGAAAATTGATTGATATATCATCTGAAAATCTTACCTCTTCTTCTTTTTGAATAAATTCATTTGATTCTTTTATATTTTCTACCGTAGTTTCCACGTTTTCCATAATTTTATCCACCACGTTACTGTCTTTTAACGAATTAGTATCTTCTTTTAACAAATCAATATTTGTATCTATATTTACATCTATTACATCTTCTTTTGATAAATTGACTTTGGTATCGTCTTTTAACAAATCGACCTTGACATCGTCTTTTATCAAATTGACCTTGACATCGTCTTTTATCAAATTGACTTTGGTATCATCTTTTAACAAATTGACTTTGGTATCGTCTTTTGATAAATTGACTTTGGTATCGTCTTTTGTTAAATTGACTTTGGTATCGTCTTTTAATAAATTGACGTTGACATAGTCTTTTAATAAACCGACGTTGATATCATCTTTTAATAGATCGACAATTTCACTATTATTTACTATATTTTCGTCGTTGAGTGTTTCGTTTGGAATTTCATTAACGCTCAATGCGTCTGATTTTATTATTTGGATTTCTGCTTGATTAGGTGAGTCACTCTTTGTAAGAGTTTCTGCTTTAGAGTTTTTTTTTATAGACACTAAAGATTGATTATTTTCAAGTATTCTTATTGGGTGTTCATTAAAAATCTTATTTAAAGGATCAATATTTAATTTTTCAAGTATTTTTACTGGGTCATTAAAATTTACGGTATCATTTACGGTATCATTTAATATTTTTTTAGTAAAATCTTTTATAGAATCCTTTATAGACAAAGAATTTAAAAGAGTATTGGTTAAATTTCCTGTAGATATACTAGTCCCTTCATCAGATTGACGATCTAACAATGCATTTGATTCATTTGCAGTTTCACTTTTATTTTTGTTATTATTTATTTTGTTTGCAGTTTCACTTTTGCTTTTTGAATCATTTATTTTAGTCGTTATATCAGTTGATTGAAAACTTATATCTGATTTATTTACAGCATTATCTCTATCTCTTTTATTGCTAGATCGTCCGCGTCCCTAATGATGACGTCTTCGATGTCCGTGGTGGTGGTGGTGGTTATTTTTTAATTCAAAGTAAAGACTTTTATTTTCTGTAGCACGTAAGACATCACGTAATCTATCAGATTCTTGTGTTCGTAAAACTTCTTTAATATTAGATTCAGATGTTTGTATTTTGTCTTTTAGATCACTGTATTCGAATGCCATTTGTTTAGACAAATCGGCCTTGTTTTTTAATGCTTCCATTTGGACAGCTGCTACGTTTTCAGCTGCTTGTTTAGCAAGAATTGCGTATTGATTTGTGTTGGATAAAATTGTTTCAGATTTTCCTTGATATACATCTTTTGTAATACTTGCAAAGTTTGACCAATTATGATCATTATTACTTTTCAAATATGCAATCAATTCATTTGTATTTTTTTGAGCTTCCATACGCCCTGAAGATATAGCATCATTTACAGAAGTTTGACTTCTATATATATTTTGATCTATATCAGAATTAATTTTATAAATCTCCTGATCGAGTCTAGCTGCTGTACGTTCTGTAGCCAAAAGATTATCTGCAGCACCTGATTTTACATAATCATTTGTCACAGCGCTTGTACGGAAAACAGAGTCTTTGACATCACCAGTACCTGTTTTTATATAATCATTTGTTATAGCACTTGTGCGGTATAGAGAATCGCGAACACTAGAACCTTGATCCTTAATACCATCGCTTAATAAATTGAAATTGCGATTTTGACGATTTTCATTAGCGTATTGTGCACGTTCTTGTGAATCAAGAATGTTTTGAGTTTGTTGTTGTTGGGATTTTAATCCCTCAACATTTTGATTACTTTGTGTTTGGAATAAATCCTTATCTACACCATCTATCTTTCCAGATAAAAATTGCGTTTGTTCATAAGTAGCTTTTAATTGAGTTGGGTCCATTTATAACTATTGTTATAATATGTATAAAGAAAATAATTTTTCGTAAATTTCGCGCAAAATAAATATATTATTTAAAAACAATATTCTATATATATAACATTTGTCGAACATTTTGTATTTTTGATATTTTCAATGTTTATCGTGCAAAATTAAACGATAAATACGCGTATCATTATTTATTTTTTTTTATTTGTGTATATTAACTATTATAAACAAGTAAGATGGATAATGAAAATTATATTTCACCAAACAAGATTACTAAACAATATGACATAACTTCTGGTACTCTAAGAAGATGGGCTGAAGCAGGAAAAATCAGATGCTTAAGACCAAATGGTGGAAAAAGAATTTATAATATAGAAGATATTAAAAAGATTTTCAATAAAGAAAATAACAAAGATGAAAACGCAACTAAAAATGAAAACGATGAAGAAAATAAAAATGGAAATGATATTCAAAATATTTTAGGCAAATTAAAAGAAAACATTCAAAACAATGATAACATTGATTCATTTGATTTTATCACAAATGAGCTTAGTGTCATAACTGAATTGATTAATCACATTAAGGAAAACAAAAACTAAATTAACAAATTTAAATTAATATAATAATTACATTAATTTAAGATTAAGGTAAAATGATGAAACAATATTCTTTTTTACAACTAGTTATTGTACATTTATTTAGACCTGCATAAAATTATAAATATATGGCATTGTCTCTGTTCTACAAACTACACATTTTGTTTTACCAGATATACAATACAATCTTGTCCAACACATTGAGTGCACAGAATTGTTACATTCGTTTTTACAACAAATAGTCATATCGTATCTGTAGTCTATATTTTCAAAACATATAGGGCAATTTTCATTTCTTCCGATATTAACAATTGTATTTTCTTGTTCAATCCAGTATTGTGTGATAATTTTATTATATGTATATATATCCCATTTATCTAAATCGATTTCATCAAATTTGTTAGATCCTAACCAAAAAATATGTTTACAAATTCTATTTCGCATAGTATAATCAGGACAAGTACATGTACAATTTACTACTTCTTCTTCTACCCAAACTTGAATTGTATAAATTTTATCAGTAGAACCTAATATTGTGAAATTTATTCCATATATATACACATCTTGAATTAAACTAACATCCATTAATAATATTCTTTCTGTTAAACTTCGTAACTTTCTTTTGTTATCTTCACAAATTGCAACTGCGAGGTCATTGTCACACATTAAATTATTTTAACATAAAAAATAATTTAGTTTTTTACTTGTTTACACTACTTTTTAATTTCACTACTTTTTAATTATTATGTCTAAATCATTTATAGTATTATTAATAATACTGTGTATATTACTAACTTCATCTATTAACTTTCTAATTTCATCTTCTAACGCCAATTGATGTTTAATTAATTCGTTTTCAAAATAAATAGAATCAAGTTTTTTATCCATCGAAATTATCAATTTACAATTGTCTTCTGTAAAAACTTGAAACAAATCAGACAATGTTATCAATTTACTTTCCATTGACTTATTTATAGTACTATACGAATTTAAAATTTCATACAACTCCTTTTCTTTATCTTTTTTATAACTAGTAATTTCATTTTTAATTTCGGTACTAGATAATGACAAATTAGAAATAATATTTTGTAGATTTGTCATTACATCATCTCTATATTTATCAAATGTATTATTGAATAAAACAATCGTATTTTCTACCAATTCTTTTTTAACAATATCTGTTTCTTCAAACCTTTTTAATAAACTATTATTTAATTCTAAAAACTTTTCTTCTAAATATTCGTGTAACTGTTTGTAAACTAAAGATTCACGAGATTTACAATCACAACAACCTTCTACAAACTTTGAATTCATATTCGTTGTAATAATGTCAATTTTATTCTGCAAACTTAATAAAGAATTTAATAAATCTGCATTACTAACTTTTTTAAACATTTGTTTATACTAAAGTTATTTTATTACATAAATTAACGTATAATCGATTTAAAATTATTTGCGTTAAATAGATTATAATAATTTATTAGTTAGGTATAATAATGTCACAAGGAAAAACAATCGACTTTTTATTTGAAGATCCAGAAATCCCTAGTCAAAAATACGCGTTGATTAGTATCGTAGGGCCACATATGAAACAAAAATGTAACGTTTGGGGTCTAAAAATTAGGGGTGTAGCTGATACAATTGATGCGGCAAAAAATTTATGTAAGCGTTTACTTAGAATTGATAACAATTACGATATTTATACTGTAGAAGTAGGAAAATTCTTTCCTCTAAACGTTGATCCATTACAAATCGATAATATTGAATATCAAAACGACCAACTTAATACATTAATTAAAAGTTATTTAGAAAACAAGAATAATGCCAATGAATTATGGCATAAACGTAAAATTGAAATGATTGAAGAAGCTATTAACGAAGGAAAGAATCAAAGTGAATTTGCTAATAAACCAGAACATCCTATTGCTGTTTTACAAAGAATTCGTAATTATGAAGATGCAATTATCGAAGCAGAAAAATCTTTGCAATCATTGAGAAATGATTTAGAAAAAGCACAAGATAAATTTAATAATTACACACAAGACGAAAGGGAATTAGCTTTAAAAGAAATTGATTCGGCTAAAGTTGTAGCAAAAGAAGAACCAAAGTCATTTTCAGTAGAAGAAATTCGTGGAGAGATTGAAAAGGAAATTAATAACATTAATATAGAAGAAACTTCACCTATTGAAGAAACATTAAATAGAATGAAATTATTAGAAGAGGAATTAGTAGAATTGCAATCTTTGAAAAATTCTTTATCATCTTCATCTAAAATATATGATAAAATACAAAAAACAATTTCCAATGTAGAAAACGAATTAAAAACATTAAAAGTAAAATTAAATGATTCTAATTCAGTTAACAATTACATCAATAACAATTATCAAAATTCACAATATAACTTTGATTAAAAATAAATATCAATGTAATCTAATATCAATGTAATCTAATATCAATGTAATCTAATATTACATATACTTTCATTATGAACTATCATTTCTCGAATTTTAAATAAATTTAATTTTAGAAAAATGTCTTTCCATTCTTTGTCATTAATTTTATTATAATTACGTAAATATAATATGGAACAGATAGGTACTCTATCGTATTCGGATATGGAATATGTTTCAAATATTTCGTTTTCACTTAAATCAAACCTTACACTTTTCATCATATTATTTATATTATTATATATTTATTTTTAAATATATATTATTAATTGTAAGAATTACGTTTATATCATTTGACTTTTTAGTATTCGTTTTATTCCTTTATATCATTTTACTTGTGTCAATTGCATATGGGTTACTTTGCAATTGTGTTTCTAATAATTCTGGTTGTAAACGGTTTATTTTGTCAACGTTTTCGTTATCATCTCTGTATTTAACAATCATACCAACTTGTTCTTTTCCCGTTGCAACTACATAATTATGAGCAGTATTATCTCGTACATTTTCCTGTTCTTTCATTAACATATTACCAGTTAATTTAATATCACCATATGATGTTTTGCCAGATGAAACTTGAAAGTTTTGAGGACCACTTGCTCTAGAACCCATTAATGATTCTTGTTTAGCATCTCTTATAACTGCATTACTAAATCTATCTCTTGATTCTGATTCACTTGCAAACTTTGGATTTGATATATAATTTTTACCAAGATCAGTTAGAATTTCTTTTCCTGTTGTTTTAGCATCATATTTATTTACAACATAACCCATACCACTATTTTTGTGAGCAAGTCCTTTGTATTTATTATCAACAAAAGTTTCTTTATTAGTTGTTTTTGCTGTAACACTTGACATACCTACATAATATGGAGAGTTTGAACTAACTGTAACAACATTATTAACATTACCTATATTATCAGTTTTTATTGTAGATTCTTTCAAGGTTGTCTTTGCATTGTCTTGCAATCGTAATTTTACACCACCAGTTTTTATTGTAGCATTTAACAAATGTGTTCGTTCACTTGTACTTGCTCTTTCAGATTCTGGTATATTAAGAGCAGATCTTCCATAATCAGAATCAGAATGAGTTTTTAATGTAGTACCACTCATATTTCTTAAATAATCATTTTCAAAGTTATGTCTCTTTGGATTCTGGAAATATGCTGATAATTCATCGCTGTTATCAACATTTGTCAAACGTGTTTTACTTTCAACTAGAGATGAATTAAATTGACCACCATAATATTCTGCATTGTAATCTTGTCTAGATGATGATTTCATATTTTGCGAATAATCTTCTCTAATTTTTGGAGCTACATATTCACCTGGGCCTGCAAAACGATGTTCATTTTCAAAAAATGTATCAGGTCTATTTTTTGATACTTTACCACTTATACCTCTTTCTTCACCCATCTTTCCTGACAAAATACGACTTTTATAAGTTTCCTTGGGTTTATTACCTGGACGTAATTCGTTAACATCTTTGTAGACTGGTCTTATGTTATTTTCAAATGTACCAGCTATTGGTGCAGCTATTCTTTCTGGTTCTACAGGTCTTTCATTTTGTCTATATAAAGATGGTATATATCTATCAGTCTCTACTTGAGTTGTAAAAACAGGATTACCATATATATTCTGAGGTTTTGTATCATACAAACTAGCAATTTCCTTTTTATTTTTATATGTAGATGTATTTCCCGTACGACTATCTAGTAAACTTTCATTTGCAAAATTTTCCATATTTTGTTTAACATTACTTCCAAAAAATGGAACCATATTAGAGTGAGTAGTTTCATATTGTTTTCCAGTCAATAAATTTATTCCTTCATTAGGAGGCTTTTTTGTTAATTCATACCCCACATTCACATTGTCATTAGCATATCCAAAACTCTTAAACATTGGACGTTCTTCTACGTGACCACTCGTTTGTTTGTTTTCTAATACATTTACTAATCTATTTATGTCATTCAATTCTCCCATTTTTGCAGATGATAAAGTTTCCATAGTTTTATTAAATGCATCCTTATTACCAACAACACTATACGTATTGAAGAATGGAGGAATATAACCTGTTTCCGACGCTAGCTCTGCATTTTTATAATTTTGTAAAGATTTATTCAAAATCTCAGCATTTGCCTCGTCAACAACATTTGATGTGTAAATATTATCTCCATTTGGTTTATCAATCTTATTAGTTGTAGATCTTATATTATCTATAGCACGAGGATTTCTCCCATTTTTATTAAAAAAGTACCCAGCCAAAGTTGTTAAACCAACTAATGTTAAATCAATCATATTATATTACAATTTATAAAGAAATAAAGTTTAACAAAATAAACTTTATTAAAAAACAACATTTTACAAATAATATTTACAAACAATATTTACAAACAATATTTACAAACAATATTTACAAACAACACATTTTATACCCATTGAAGTAATTTTTTAATTACCATTTTATCCAAACTATAAATTTTTTGTTGAACATCTGAAAACGTTATAGGTTTGTTAGTAACCTTATATTGTGCATGCAATTGCTTCAAAGTTCTATAATACATATTATCTTCATCCACTTTTACTGTATGTTTAATATGTGATTCAACATATAATTTATATACCGTCTTTATCAATTTTAACAAAGAAGCCTTGATAAAAGTAAACATAAAGTTATTTTCTGTATAAAATTGTTCTAATAAAGTTAAAGACTCCTGTTTGTTCAAAAGTTCCAAGTATCTCATTCTTAGTTGAGGTACATTTCCTCTAATTGATTTTACCATTTTATATGTTTCAAAATCATATTTAAATAATTCCCATTGTTGTTTTTCCAAATTATACACCTTTACCAAAATACCTCTTTTAAATTTACAATCGTAATTATTAACATCCGATGACATCTTCCTAAATTCATACAAATCCAACATTTTAGGACGTTTAATACCATACACTTTCTTGAATACATTATTGTAATCTTCAATATGTGAATTATTATCAATTCTTGAAACATATACTAACATATTTACATTATGTCTAACAACAATTCTATTTTCACGGTGTAACAAAACAAACACATAAGTATAATTTTTTTCAAGAGTATCCAAATATTCCGTATCAAAAATCTGCCAAAATAAACAATCAAAATTTTTACTACTTGACCAATAACTATCATTTGCATCAATACATCTAGTTGTAGCTGTACGCCATTTTCCACCATAATAATACAATCTAACAATTGTACCATCTTCACAATATTCAACTCTACAATTATCATTTTTATTAACCATATCAATAACATCTTCAAAAGAACCTACATCAGTAAATCTTCTTTGACACATAGCAATTACATTACCAGTCTCTTTTTCGAAAATCAAACCATTAGTTTGCAATTTAATCTCATCAATATTATATTTTTCAATAATATTTTTAAACTTACTGTCGTCTTGTTCCATAATTACGTCTTGTTCCATAATTACGTCTTGAACAATTTCGTCTTGTTCCATAATTACGTCTTGGGCATTTTTTGTATTTTTTTTTGTATTTTTTACACTGTCATTTGTATTAGCAAGTAAAAACACTTCTTTACCATCTAGTGTTTTTTCCTTTACACAAATACCAAATGATTCACATAATTCTTTAACAGTAACAAAATCACATTCTTTTACAAATTGACAAATATCAGATACATTAATAATAGACATCTTTAAAAATTATTATAATTTATATAATTTACAATATAAATTCAATTTTTTATTAATCTTTAAGATATTTTAATAAATTTATCAATTGTATTACCAAGTGTGACTGTCGTTTTTTCTATTTGAGATAACCGATTTTTTGCATCTTCTATACGTTTATCATCTAAATTATTATATGATATTTGTTGTGTTTCAGTAAATACATTCTGATTAACACGTTTAACATTCATAATATCAACTTCTTCTATATAATCTTTAGATACAAACATAGGATATTGTATCATTTTATAAATCTTGTTTTCTTTAAGACTATTTCTAAATTCATCAATTGATAAAACTCCTCCAAACATTTTTAATGTACATCTTGGTGGGGCTGGTTCTAATTGAGCATCTAATAATAACGTACCAGTTAGTTTTTTATATAAAAATTTTATCAAATAATCTTTTGTACAACTTATATTACATTCTTTTTTATAAGCAATCATACACGAAAAACTACAAAAAATACCTTTTACTTTAAATTTGTTAATAGAATCATTATATCTTTCTGGTAAACCAATAGGAACTGTATCAAATGGATGACAACACCACCAACAACACACATCAGTATTATGTAACCAGTCTTTATTTTCAACAAATGATTGTAATATTTCAAAATAACCTTTTTTCCTATTATCTATTTGATTTTGTTCTTCATTATTTGAATTATTGTTATTTTCAAATTCATCAAACATATTTATAACATTGTTATCTTTGTGAACCATTTCTAATTTGTTAAATAAAAGTATATCTTGATTCTCACGATTTTCTATACATTTTTCATATAAATCTGTTAAATCATTTTCATTATTCAAAATATCACTTAAAAGATTATCTTCCTTTTCAACTAAATTCTGATACTCCTTTTGTATTTCATATAAGTTTTCTATATTCTCATTTTTTAATTTTTCAAAAACCATATTAATAGCATTGCATTTTTCTTTGCGTGATTCTGTATTTACATCTTCTGTATTTACATCTTCTGTATTTACATCTTCTGTATTTACATCTACGTCGTCCTCTGAATTATTTTCAATACTGTTTTCATCGTCTTTTACATCTAAATGTAAAATATAATTATTATTATCTTGTAAAACAGTCGTCAAAGGAATTTTTTTTCTTATAGATGAACTAAAATATTTAACTGCTGCTTTTCTACCACGCTTTTTCTTTTGTTTAACTTCCTCAACTACAACTTCCTTCTTTTTTCTACCACGTTTCTTTTTTTCTTCTGGTTGTTTAGGCAAATCAACCATTTGTGAAGTATCTTTTCTAGGTCTACCTTTTTTTCTTTTAACAACCTGATCAGATGAATTTATATTTGTTAGTGTATTATCCGTATTATTATTATTATTTGTATTATTATCTTCATGTTGTGTTTTAACTTCACTCATTTAATTAATTCTGATATTCTATACTTTTTCAATTTTTGTTAATTCAATAAATTTAATTTCTAAATAAATTACAATAATGAGTAATCTAGTAGATTTACAAACAATTAACGATATAGATGAATGTCCAAGTATATTAGATGTATTAGGATTTTTAAAATTTCCAAACATTAAACCACTATCTTTATCAGAAGACAATATATCTTCACAAATAGATCAAGAATTAGGTTCTTTATCTTCACAGCAACAAGATACAACAATTACAGATTTATCTTCGACAGCTGAACCACCTACCCCAGATACATCAACATTTACATTATCCGACGAATCTAAAAAACCAGAACTACAAGATGAAACAACAGTCCCTAGCACCTTCTCATTAATAGGTAGAGGGTACAAATCCAAATCTTCCAAAAGATCAACTAAAAAAAGATCACCATCTAAAAAAAGTTCAACTAAACGGAGATCAACTAAACGGAGATCAACTAAAAAAGGGTCAACTAAAAGGAGACCAACTAAAAAAAGTTCAACTAAACGGAGACCAAGTTCAACTAAAAAAGGGTCAACTAAACGGAGACCAAGTTCAACTAAAAAAGGGTCATCTAAACGGAGATCAACTAAAAAAGGGTCAAGTAAAAAAAGATCAACTAAACGGAGATCAACTAAACGGAGATCAACTAAAAAAGGGTCATCTAAACGGAGTTCAACTAAACGGAGATCAACTAAAAAAGGGTCATCTAAACGGAGATCAACTAAACGGAGTTCAACTAAACGGAGTTCAACTAAAAAAGGGTCAACTAAACGGAGATCAACTAAAAGACCTTCTAAACGTTAGTTATTCAATCAACGCATACACTTTTTAATTCTATATTAAAACCGTATTTGTCATTGCTTTTCCACACGTTTCTAAATTCTACTTTTATGTTATTATATACACAACCAATTCGCGGTAGATAAAATCTACGATCATTTTCTACATTTATAAGGTATTTACCATTGTAATTTGGTAAATAACATCTTATAGTAAAAACGGACTCGTCTTCGTTAAAAAAATCGTGTATAGTTTTATCAAACATTTCACTAAAATCTCTTTTTATCTTATTTTGCAATGTTGTATTTATATGTCGAAACATATGTAATAAATTAATGTTATTTGTCTTATCAAATTCAAACACCAGGAATTTTTTATCCAAGTATTTTACTTTTACAGAATACAAAGATAATCCTATATTAGGGGTAAAATAATAATTACAATTACTCGCATTCTTTTGAGTTTTCTTAAAAATTTTCAAAATATCATCACTAATCATTTTATTTAACAGTTCATTTGTTAATATAACAGTCATTTACTAATAGTTAATATTATTAATTATAATATCAACCATACTTTTACTGCGATCCGATTGTATATATTATATATTATTATGTATATTATATAATACTATGAGTACACTGGTCACAAACGGTTCATTTATTACTAATAAATTATCTGACATAATGCTAACACTAACACCTATTAAACCTTTTAAACGTAATTTGGCAATATTTTTATCAGGTAGAGTTTTAGAGTACGAAATAAACAAAAAATGGATGGAATTATTTAAAACACATTTTGAAAATGATTTTAATATAGATTACTTTTGTTCAATCAATGCAGAATTAGATGATTATCATAAGGAATTCTTAAAAGTATATGATATACAAGATGGTCATTATCATTTTGAAAAATACCAATTAGAAGAAAATATGAAAAATAAAAATCTTAATCCAAATATGTTTTCCATGTTTTACAACATTAAAAAATCACTAGCATTAATTGAAAATAGTTCAAAAAATTATGATGTAATTCTTAGATATAGAACAGAAATTTGTTATAAAAATCCATTCAAAATACCAGATGTTATACAACCAAATACAATTTATATTCCAAATGGTTATGATTGGTGCGGTGGTATAAATGACCAAATGGCATATGGTGATCTAGAATCAATGAAAACTTACGGTAAAGTATATGACAATATAATGGATTATAACAAAAATTATAATGTAAAAATACATCCAGAAACTTTACTAAAATTTCACCTAAATAAGAGCAAAGTAAATATCGTACGTTTTCCATTCGATTATGAGTTAGTTAGAAAACATAATCAAATACAACAAAGGCGATGGAAAATATAGATAAAGAAGACCTGGTCGAGCAAGAAAGAAACAAAATACCACATGAAAAAAAATGATTTTTAGTGAAAAATAAAAATATATTATAATGAAACTAATTGCACATAGAGGAAACACCAATGGTCCTGTAAAACATAAAGAAAATACAATTGATTATATTTTAGAAGCAATTAATGCCGGATTTGATTGTGAAATTGACATTTGGAAAATTGATAACCAGTTATATTTAGGTCACGATAACCCTGATCATTTAATAAATTATTCTTTTTTACAAAAGTACAACGACAAATTATGGGTGCATTGTAAAAATGTACAAGCTTTATCATTTTTAAAAGATAAATTTAATTGTTTTTATCATAATTATGACACATATACACTTACAAGTCGGGGATATATTTGGGGGAATATTAATAGTGACATAGATGAAAATATCATTGATGTTATGCCTGAATTAAGTACTAAACAAAATCGAGGTAAGGTTTGTATGGGAATTTGTTCTGATTATATTATTCAAACAAAAAATTCTATTGTATGATGAAAGTTTAATTAAAAATTTAATTTTAATTAAATCTAATATAAAATATATGACTGTAAAAGTACTAATATTTGATTGTGATGGTGTTTTATATGATTCTTGTGATATACATTACGAGGCGTTAAATCAAAGTTTAAAAGAATATGATTATGATCCAATTTCTGAAATTGATCATAGAGAAGTTTATAACGGATTGAGTACCAGAATCAAATTGCAAAAAATGAGTTGGATAAATCCATTATTACATGATAAAATTTATACTAGAAAACAAGAAATTACAAAAATATTATTTAACCAAATAAAAATTGACCAAAATCTTGTATCAATGTTACAAAAGATAAAAGCTTTAGGTTATAAAATACATTGTGCATCTAATTGTATTTCTGAAACCCTACATCTTATTTTAAAACAATTAGGTATTATTGATTTGTTTGATAGTGTTATGTCAAATCAAGATGTTACTAATCCGAAACCAAGTCCTGAAATTTATTTGAAATCTTTAATTAAAGAAAATGTTAGTCCAGATGAAGTTGTTATTTTCGAAGATTCGTTAACAGGTATTACATCTGCCATAAAATCTCATTGTAATGTATGTCATATTAAAAATAGTGATGATTTAACATTTGAAAAAATAATTCAAAGTATCAATTATTTCCAAGATAAAACTATAACATTAAAAAAAACCCCATTCAAAAATGATATTACCGTTGTTATACCTATGGCTGGTAATGGATCAAGGTTTTCCACAGCTGGATATACAAAACCAAAACCATTAATTAATGTAATTGATAGACCAATGATAGCTAAAGTAATACATAATATTGGCATAGATGCTAATTATATATTTATTGTTAAAAAAGATCACGTGATAACATATAACGTTGATTCTATTTTAAGATCAATAGTTCCTCATTGTCGTATTATTGAAATTTCAGAAACAACAGAAGGCGCTGCTTGTACCGTTTTATTATGCAAAGAGTTTATAAATGACTCACCCTTATTAATATCAAATTGCGATCAATATATAGAATGGGAAAATGATGCATTCACTGATTTGTTTTCTACATTTTTAATAAGAGACACGCATTTAGATGCCGTTATATCTAGTTTTACTGCAAATCATCCAAAATGGTCGTATGCCAAAGTAAATGATAAAAATTATGTAACTGAAGTTGCTGAAAAAACAGTTATTTCAAATAATGCTACAACTGGAATGTATCTATGGAGACACGGTACTGATTTTGTTAAATACGCTGAACAAATGATTTCTAAAAATATCCGAACAAATAACGAGTTTTATGTTTGTCCAGTATTTAACGAAGCTATCCTTGATAATAAATTAATAGGAATCTCACCGTGTAAAAAAATGCATAGTTTAGGCGTCCCTGAAGATCTTGAAATTTTTATAAAAAATATTATGTAAAATAATGCTAAACCATTCTTTATCATAAAATTCATCAAGAACTATTTTTCTTAAATCTTGATGAATTTTTAATTTACAGTTAAGTCATAAACGTCCAATATTTGCTTAGAATGTTAATGTTAAAATAAACCTGTATCTGGATAAGTTCCTGGTCAACCATCTAATTGACGTGTTTCTTGGACATCGAATTATGGAATGTCTACTTTATAATTTAGTCTGACATAGAATTCGTCAAAAACGCCTTTAATTAACACATATGATTTATTAACATTATGTATAAAAATATCTTGATCTGATTCTGAAACATTATTACAAAGATATGTTTTAAAATCTATTATAAGTTGTTTTGAATTTTCATAAGTCAAAAAATCATTATGTTCCGGTAACATCTTTTTTAACATATTACCTCCAAATAATAACCCCAGATAAAATTGATATGCTGATTCAAGAGAATATTTTCTACAATGATTTAAAAGTTCATCAAGAGTTTGTGTTGTGTCTATTTCTAACATACCAATATCTTTATACAACTTGGAATATAATTCAGTATCTTTTAATTGTAAAACAGTTTGTATTTCTTGTATACAAATTTTATTAAAGTTAACATACATTTCTCCTGCTAATTTATTCGTTCTAATCATTGACACAAATGGATGTCTATCAACTTGCGTATGAGAATCTTTTGTTTCAGCGTACAATCTATTTGTAAAAGACATCGACATATTATAATATTTTTATAAAATTAAATTTTAAAAATAGACTTACTTGATTTCATAATTACGTTTTATAATTTATAATTTTATTATTGATCTCTAGTATCTTTTCTACACACTGGACAAGTTACTCTTTCATTACACAACCAATGTTTAATACAATCTTTGTGGAAAATGTGATTGCATCCTAATCTAATTATAATGTTATCAGTTTTGTATTCATCCATACATATATTACATTCTTTTCCAATGTATTTCTCTTTATTATTTTCATTTATAGTTTCTGTAAATAATTTATTAAATTTATCTTCATCCAATGTAACTTTTACATCTTCCATATCATTTACATCAATATCTTGAAATAACACTCCAAATAAAGTAGATAAAATATCATTGTTCGACACATTTTGAATATTATTAGACATACCATTTTGAAGATTATTCGTGATATTCGATATATTATTTTGAATATTCGATATCATTTCATTTGTTAATGTATTATTTATCCTTGTTTCATCATTCATTTCTAAATATCTTCTTATACTATACATACGATTCACTATCTGTTGATTTAAATTTATTACTTCATTATAATCATCAAATCTCGATGATGTAAGAGGTCTCTGATTTATTGCATCCACCCACTCTTCATAAAGGTCATTGAAATCCATATATTAATTATGTTTTACTATTTTAAATTAATTTTTTTTTACTATCTTAATTCAAAACTATTTTAAATTAATTTTTTTTACTATCTTAAATTATTTTTTTAAATTTATCTTAATTAGTTATGTACCTTCGTAAAACAGAAGTAAGTTTTATATCTTGATCTAATTCTCCTGATAATGCTTTTTTAACAATAGATTCATTATATTGAGATATATATTGTTTTACAATAGCTTCATCCTCCAATTCCTTTTTAAGCAAGTCATCATAAATCTTCTTATTCAATGTATTTTCTTGTTGTGAAAAAGTACCACTTGCTGGTGGAATTTCTCTGTCTTTTCTATCAATGTTTTTTATTGGGTTTTTAAGAATCTTGTCGGTCTTGTTAATCTTGTCTTTTGGAATAATGATTTTACTATTTGGATTTTTAGACATTTTATAAGAATGTTTATAATCACTATAACCTGACCCCCAATAACCATTTTGATACAAATTATCACCAACTATCATTAATCCATTAAATGAACTAACTAATGCAAATGTATCAGATGTGTTATAACCATAAAATCCGTCTGTTGTTTTATGTACTAAACTTTTTTTACTAATATCATTTTCTTCACCTTTAGTATATTCAAACATCTTATTAAATTCATCCAATTTAAATTTTCTTTCTTCAAATTGATTGTATACTTTTACATCAATGTTATCATAATCCTCTTTACGCTGCAATCTTTCATAATTTTGATCTTGTTCTTCTAAATCAGTTTGTTTAACTGAATCACTTTGTTTAAATGATTTATTAAAATCATCTAAATCACTTTGTTCCTTAAATGTTTTATCTAATTTAACTTGTTTTCGGTTTTTAGAATTTTGGTTTTTAGAATTTTGGTTTTTATCATCCAATCTTCTAATCTTAGAAACACTTTCTCTTTTATCTTTAATATACCTATAAGATTCGTTTAATATTTTAAAATATTTCTCATATTTTTCTTTTTTCTTAGGATCAGTGTACTTGTCTGGATGATATTTTTTAACCTTTTCTCTAAAAGATTTTACAATATGAGAACTAGAATCTTCTCGTGTCACATCTAAAATGAAATAAGGATCATATGTTTTTCCATCAATTTCAATAACATCCATTATAATATAAAATTTATAATATAATGTTTTTAATAAAAATAAACGACATAAAATATATATGACAAAATTAACTAAGGAGTTTACAATACTCTTTAGCATACCACGCATTTAGACCAGTATATTCACATAATACGTGGAATAAAACACCAACTATAAATAAAGTTTGTATTTCTTTATATCCAAACAAATCAGGTATATATACATCAAGTTGTTTAAAAATATAAACCAACACAACCAATCCAATACCAACAACACTCGCTTCTAATAAGACTACATTTAATGTTTTAGATGACATTTATATTATAGATAAATAAAATAATAATAATATAAATAACTTTTTTTTACAAAGAAATTAATTTTTCAACAATGTACTTTTGGAAATTATCTTTAAAATTATCAGAAAAAGAAAAATGTTCAACACCTACTGATTTTCTTGTTACGATAATATCTTTAGAAAGACCTTCGTTAATTTTATCCTCATTACAGTTACATACACTTTGTTTAACTAATTTATGAAACAAATATTTTTTAATGACATTTCCAGTCAATAAGTTTTTATAATCACATTCAACTTTCTTATCAAGTTTTTGGTTTATATCAGATAACATATTTTCAATAGACATATTATCAATAGATTCAGCCATAGATAGGAAATCTTCAAAATTAACACATTTATAAAGTAAACTAATAGTATTACGTTTACAATCCATTTGTCTCCAAATAAGATAATTTAATACTTCATAATCTGTTTTAAATTCCACAAATTGACCAAAAAAATTAACATCTAAATCAATATTATGTTTTATTAAACATTTAGTAAAAAACACAGATACATAACTTGTAATTGAAGTTAACATCTTATTAATATTGCCATCGTATATATAATTACCTTGATCATTATAATTATAAACTAAATTGATTTCATTTTGGAAAGTATAAATTAAATGTGGGTCGTATTTTGCATATAGCATTTTACCAGCCTCAAACATCATATCTTGCAATTCATTTAATTGTTTTGTTTTTTTCTCAAATGTTTTTAGATCATTAATATACTTCATTAAAGATTTACATTTCAAAGAAATTACAAATGGTTGAAATCCGTGACACTTTCGATTGTTATAAGTAGTTACCAGTTTTCTCATTCTTAAATCCAAATTGCTATCAACATCATTTTTAATAGTGATTTTATAAAACATTTCTCTTAAATTATTTATTAAACTATTTGTATTTTCTTTATAAAACATTTTTACAATACATTAATAATTTTATTTTTTCATTTTTTTATAATTCGTATAATATATACAATGTTGAAAAAAATATCTAATAAAAAATCTACAAAACTAACAACAAGAATCAATCGTCGTTCTAACAAAACAAAAAACAAGCGTTCGGTACAAAAGCGACGTTCGGTACAAAAGCGACGTTCGGTACAAAAGCGACGTTCGGTACAAAAGCGACGTTCAGTGCAAAAACAGCGTTCGGTACAAAAGCGACGTTCAGTGCAAAAGCGACGTTCAGTGCAAAAACAGCGTTCAGTGCAAAAGCGACGTTCAGTACAAACTAAGCGGTCAGTGAACTTGTCAACGAAGAAAAAAACGTGTATGAAAAATAAAGTTGGTTTAGTTATGAAAGAATTCAAAGATAAAACATTACGATCGTCATCTGGACAATTAGTAACAAATCCCAAACAAGGAATTGCAATTGCGTTATCAGTAGCGAGGAAAACGTGTAAAATTTAATTTTACATTATTCTTAAAAACATATTAAAGATATTATTTCTACAATTTTAATTAAATCAAAAAATAATTAATATTGTCTATTAATAATGACAAGATATTGTACGTATATTTTCAAAAAGGGTGCAAAAAAAGGTCAAAATTGCAAAGAAGAGTGCCATTTAAAGACCAATTTTTGTAAAAAACATTATACAAATACAAATCTTGAACCAGATACCCAACAAGAATCGCAATCTAATATAAAAGAGAAATACCCTAATATAATTAGTATTAGTAAATTAGTTAATAAAAAAATTCAAGAAGAAACTATAAGAGATAAAATCTTTGAGTTACCTACTAATGAGATTAATAAATCTATTATATTTAAACATTATAACAATATGAAACGGACAGATCCTAATAGTACAGAGTATTATAAAAATCAAATATTCGTAGATTTGAGTTTATCATACCCTTGGTCAAAATATTATAATATAAATGACAATATAAAAAATCAAACAATCAATAGTTTTTTAACACGAATTCAAAGTAATCTAGATAAAGAAATATATGGAATGAGTAGTGTTAAAAACGAAATTATAAATATAGTCTGTAAATTTATTACAAACCCTTCAAGTAATAGAAATAATATAGCATTATGTGGTGCGGCTGGCGTTGGTAAAAGTAAGTTTATAAAAGTTTTATCAGATACATTAGGATTACCTATGAAAACAATATCTTTAGGAGGAGTTAAAGATTCATCTTTTTTTTTAGGTCACGGTTATGTATATGTAGAAAGTGGTCCAGGAAAAATACTTCAAAATGTCATAGATTCTAATATAAGCAATCCTATATTATATTTTGATGAATTGGATAAAGTAAGTGAAACAGACAATGGGAAAGATATTTTCTCATTCTTGTGTTATTTAACAGATCCTACACAAAATAAAAAATTTACAGATCACTACTTTTACGGAATGCAATTTGATCTATCTAAAGTATTCTACGTTTTCACCTTTAATGATATAAATAAAATAGATAAAATATTATTAGATCGCTTAAATATTATACAAGTAGCAACTCCTTGTGACGAAGATATAGTGTATATATTAGAAAACCATTGTATACCAGAAATCATTCAAAATATAGGTATTCAAAAAAATATAATTTTTAATAAATCTTGTATAAAAACAATAATAGATTACTGTAAACAATCTATAGACAATACTGTAACAAGTGGTGTTAGAGAATATTATAGAGTTATAGAAAAAATTTTACTAGAACTTAATAAAAGTATATTACTTAATATAGATCAATACCTCGCCGATCAAGATATCATCGTCGATGATAATCTTTTTGAAAAGTTGTTTTCTAAAATAAATGACCAATTCATCACGATCAATAATAAACACAAATATGAACATATGTATATGTAATTTAATTTACTCTTTTAGTATACCAGTATACCCATTTACTCATTGTATATTATTTATTATACCCATTTACCCATTACCTAATGATTTATAATGATTTATAATGATTTTCAAATTTATCTAATGATTTATAATGATTTTCAAATTTATCTAATGATTTATAATGATTTTCAAATTTATCTAATGATTTATAATGATTTTCAAATTTATCTAATGATTTATAATGATACCTATTCACCCATTACCTATTCACCCATTAATTATACCCATTTTATTATTGGTATATTTCTCGCTTTCAAATAATCATTACATAATACAAAATGATTATTTCCAACAAATGGTTTTCTGGATAAAGGTGATGGATGTGAATGTTCTAATATTAAATTGTTTTCACTGTTAATAAACTCTTTATATGATTTTGCATGCGCTCCCCATAACATAAATACAACATTGGAAGAATTCATTCCAATATATTTTATCAAATCTGTTGTAAAACTTTTCCAAATCTTTGCGTGAGATCCACTTTTATTCTCACGTACTGTAAGTGCTGTATTTATTAACAAAACTCCTTGTTCAGCCCAATCACTAAGATCTGTATCTATTCTCATTTTATCATAACATCTATGTAATTCTTTGAATACATTTCTCAATGATGGTGGAACTTTAAAACCCTTATTTACACTAAAACACAATCCATTCGCCTCGTCTTGATTAATATAAGGGTCTTGGCCAATTAAAACAACTCGTAAATCATCAAAACTGAAAAAAGTAAACGATCTAAAAATATCTTGTTGTTTTGGAAATAATTTATCAAGCAAAGCGTGTTTTTTTAAATCTTCTTCAATTTTACTTCCGTGAATTTTCCACAAACCACTTAATATATCACTCCAATAAGTACCTTGAATTAATGAATCCATTAATTCAAAATAATGTTTTTTTTTATTCATTTTTTTAGTCGCACCTTGTTACACCTTGTTACACCTTGTTACACCTTGTTACACCTAAAAATTGTTAGTCATCGATCATTAACTGGTTATAAACATTCATTCCATCTTCTTTTTCTAATTTTTCATCAAATGTTTTTTCAGATAATTTTAGTTGAACAATTTTCCAAATAGTACCAACTTTACCATCGTAATACCAAACTTTTACACATTCAATAATTGTTTTGAATGTTTTTCCTTTACACAATACATCTTCAATATTGTTTTCATCAATAGGAATTTTTTGTTTCTTTTCATCAAACACAAAACCTTCAAAATTTCCATTACGATCTCTTGTTAATTGTAATTTCATTAATTTTGGATAATTTCCGTTTTCACGTAAAATAGGTGAATAAACAAAATTTTCATTAGCAGTTTCTTTTTTTGAATCGAAAAGTGTAATATTATCTTTAACTAATTGTTTAATAATAGTATCTACATTTTCAATCCATTCTCTAAACTTTTGTGAAATTTCACTTTTAGAATTATTCAAAAAGCAATCTACATAATATTCAGAATATGTAGACCATTCTTTTACAACAGATTTTACACCAAAAGGTATATACATTGTAGATGTACATAATTGCAAAGGTTCCTTTTCATAAAAAAGTTTAATTGCTCTTCCTGATTTCCCAAGTTTTAATTTAGATACATCCAAGTTTTGTAATTCAGTAACAACCATATTAATTATACGAATAATCTTTTTACAATTCAATTTTTTAAAAATGACTTTTTATAAAAAATTGAAGACGATTTATAAATTAATAATTAATAATGACATATAAACAAACAGTTGAAGAAATGGATACAACTTCTGCAAAATTAACTTGTAAAGAATTAGAACAATTACATAAACAATACAAAGAAAATTTTGTAGAACCAGAATATTCTAGTTCAGAATTGGAACCAAATTCTGACGAAGACGAATCAGATTCTGAAAACCAAAAATTTTCATTAAAAAAAATACATTCACCAAAAAAGGAAAATACAATGTTGTATATGTTCAAGAAATATGAACAATTACAAAATGAAACCAATATGTATAAAAACAAATTATACAAAATACGTATGAAAATACATTCTCAAGAACAAAAAGAACACTATAAGAATCTTGAATTTTCAAATCTATTATTAGAAAAACAAACCTTGGAAATACAATTAGCTAACAAAAAACATACGAGTTTTAAATATTATACTTCATTTACATTAAACGTATTATTGTCAATAACCATTATTTTTTTATACTGTCAGTGATACTGTTCGTTCACAAAGGTGCATTTTATCCAAATGTATTTTCTTTAGAAACTGTTATGAATAACATATTTGTATCAATATCCTTTTGGTTTGCATAAATAGATGACAAATACATACTTGATGGTGGTAAACTATTATTTACAAATAAGAATACTGCATCTGATTGTTTTAAAACACCTATTTTTCTTCTTAAAATCATTAAAAATTGTCCTAGTGTAATCTCGCCGCCAACCAAAAATTTATTTTTTTGTAATTTTATATCACCACGAGCTCTTACTACTATAGGTATATAAGTTGGATATTTTTCCCTGATCAAATCTACTTCTTTACGAATAATTGTTTTTTCTTCGTCTGTAAATGTAGTTTTTGTAAAATCTATTTTACTATGTTTTTTTATATTTGATTGTTGTAATGTGATCATATTTAGATCAACTGTACCTACTGTACCTACTGTATTTATATTATCTGTACCTACTGTACCTACGGTATCTGTACCTACGGTATCTGTACCTACTGTATTTATATTATCTGTAGTATTAGTATCTGTACCTACGGTATCTGTAGTATCTATATTTGTTGACATTTCCTTATTATAAACAATAAAAAAATTATACAAAATATAACTATAATAATCGATACTTAACTTTAAACCACCATTGTTTTTTATTAGTCTATTATTTTTTATTAGACTATTATTTTTTTATTAGTATAATATAAATGTTAGGAAAACAATTAAAGAGCATAGATTTTAACGTAAATAATAACGGTGTTTACGTAAATTCACGTAAGACAAACGGAAAAGCAGGACTTTTATTGATATACGCAGATTGGTGCGGTTTTTGCCAGAGGTTTAAACCTACATTTACAGAAATAGCATCTATATTAGGAAATGATTTCCCGTGTACATCTATAGAAGACTCTGATTTAAAAGACGACAAATTAAGAACAGCTTTAGATTTTAAAGGGTATCCTACTATAAAGTTTTTTGATCAATCTGGTAAAATCATAGGTGAATATCAAGGTGATAGATCTAAGGGAGATCTTTTAAAACAAGTCTGTAAAACATATCATCATTGTGTTAGATATCATTAAAATACACGACTAAATTACATACGATTAGTTAAAATTTTATCATTAGTTAAAATTTTATCAATTTATCATTACTTTATCATCTTCTTGCGTTTTGTAAAATATATAAACAAAATAATAAAAATAACAGGTACAATGAATGGTTTGATATTGTAATAAAACAAAATTAATTTTTGTAATCGTTGTGATATCCAAGACATTTCAAAAAGATGAATACTTATTGTATCTGTATCTAACATACAATTTGTGTTACCCATATCACAAGGTTCAAAAACATTTGGTGGAAATAAAATTAATTCTGTATCATTTAAATTACGTGTATTCTTGAACCAATTATTAAAAGCAATTGGACCAGTCGTATTTTGTACTTGTAAAAAGTTGGAAGAATAATTTGTTTTTATAGTTGTAGATATTATATAATCAATAAATCTTTTCATACAAGGATTCCTTGGTGAACTTATCATAATAGCATTGTTCATTACTTTGTCATTTTGAACAAAAAAAAATGATTCTATTAAATTTGTATTACAACAAGATACACCTATTACGTGTTTATTTTTTTTTTCATATGTTTTTATAACTTTATTAATGTATTTTGAATAATCTAATGGTCGTAATACATATGCATCTACATCTGCATATATGCCACCGTACAAATAAATTAAAACATATCTTGCCAAATCTATCTTCATATGCATTATAGACATACTCTTATAAAGATCATAACAATCTTTTGAATATTCTAAACAAGCCTTTTCTAAACCAACATTGTCTAAACATTGATAATTCCAATCATGATTCATCATTTCCCAATTCTTGATGTTTATAACGAATTCTTTTCTAGTAATATTATCACGTCCTTGATACCAAACCTGATATAAATTCTTTGGAAACTTCTTCATATAAATAATCTTACAATAAATATTTTTTTTATTAAACAAATAAAATTCAATAACTATTTTTTTTATTAAACAAATAAAGTTCAATAAAAAAATAATATAAAATATAATATCATGAAGATTTTCGTTTATACATAAGTTTTTATTTATTTGATAAAATTAATAATGTTTATAATATCACAATATCTACTTTATCAAACGAAAATATGTAATTACGATAATATAACAACGTACGCTATAGGTTCTGGTGTAATTATATACGCGGCTATTTACTTGTATTTGCTTTTTAATAATACAGAATATCTTTCATTGTTTAACAAATTTACGATATACATTATCAGTATAGATCTTTTGTTATCAACGTTTTTTTATTTCAATACAGAAAAATCACATAAACAAAATTTTCAAAATCAATTTGATACTGATATCAATTCCGATTCTAACTCTGACGATGACGAATCAGAATTCGAAATAGAAACAGATGACATCTTTGATGAAAATAAAGAAGACTCGTTATCATACAATACAAATACAAATGTAGAATACGAAACAGAATATTTAGAAATGAAATTAGACAATAGTCAAGTTACAAATGAAGTTACAAATGAAGTTACAAATGAAGTTACAAATGAAGTTACAAATGAAGTTACAAATGAAGTTACAAATGAAGTTACAAATGAAGTTACAAATGAAATTACAAATGAAATTACAAATGAAGTTACAAATGAAATTACAGATGAAATTACAAATGAAGTTACAAATGAAGTTACAAATGAAGAAGTAAATAACAATCAAAATAATACAATAGAAAAAATAAATATTGAAAATGATAGATTAGAATTTGTAGCATTGGATAAAAGTGATTTTATAGATGAAACTATCGTAAAGAAAAAAAGAGGTAGAAAACCTAATAGTTTAAAATTAATGTAAACATCGTGTGTAGTTTAAACATATGTGTAATTTAAACAATATTTTACTATATCATATAATAATGTTGTATCCAAACGATTATAATTAATAATATCGGTTGTTGTATCAAATGATAATAGGGTATTTTGATCTTCTGAGTGATCGGATTTTATATAAACATTTTTTTCTATAATAGAACACATTGCATCTAAACCATTTTGGCAATTTGTATTGTAAATTGTATCGAGAAGGTGTTTTGATATATATTTCAATGAATAAGATTGTAATCCTGGTAACGTTTTTTTCACAATTTTTAATAAATCAACATATATAATATTGTTAAAAATTATTTCGTATCGTTTGTACAAGTCGGGATATCTTTTTAAGGATCGTTCTAAAATATATTTATCTGCATTGCTCCAATGGAATAAAATAAAATGTGTGGATTGCATTTTATCTTTAATCCTTTCTAAAAATGTTAAAAAATTTGTTAATAATATTCTTTCATCTATCAGTGAAAGTTTATCTGTAGTAAAATTTTTATAATCAAGAATATCTTTATCGATATAAGATAACCCAATCATAAATAACATTGATGTATCATACGAGTTTGGAAATTTTGAAAAATCATCATATATATCATTTACAAATTCTGCATCTATAAACATACTATTATGCAATATAGTATTTGTTTTCCAATCCAATCCAGATGATTCTTGAATGTTTTGTAAAAATCTTCTTCTTAAAACTGATTTTGGTATACAATTTATAAGTTTTAATGTACTTACATCACTTTCACTTTGTTTCTTACATTTCGTTTCTTTCGATGGTTTCAGAGTACATAATATATCAAAACAATTGGATTTAATACAATTTTTGTTTTTAGAACTAATATATTTTCTTCCAATTATACCCATATCTTTACTAATAAATGGTAATTCAGCGTATTTATACATTATTTTTTGCATATTTTTTTTAGAACACGAATCTAACAGTGCTATTTTTTTATCATTATATTTTATATTTTTATACAATATAAAAACTATACTAAACATATTATTATCTAAACACATATTAAAACGATCATTTAATATAGAATTATGAATAATAATATAATTATTCTTTGAATAATAATAAGAATTTCCTAAACTCCGAATCGTATTTACTGATTTTAAATTATAACTTTTTACAAAGTCATTTAAAACCATTTTTTTAAAAATTTTTGATCTTCTAATAATAAACTCCATATTGATATGATATATAGAAATCTTATTGTATTTTCATTTTTTTCTTTATTTGTGTAGGTTTTAATTAATATAATAAAATGTTTAAAAATGAATTGTTAATTGATGAAATTAAGGATCTTGAAAATAAAATATCATACGTATTTAAAACTGTATTTCTTTCATTTATAAAGAATAAAATGAAAATAACATCTTACCTATTTTTTATAAAGTTGACCAATTGTCTTCCAGCAGATTGTTACAGTGTACAAGAAAAAAATGTAAAAGTACGAGTACAAGAACAAGAACAAGTACGAGTACAAGAACGAGTACAAGAACAAGAACAATTCAAAATAAAAGAACAAGAACAAGAACGAGTACAAGAACAAGTACAAAGTGTAAAAGAACGAGTACAAGAACAAGTACAAAGTGTAAAAGAACAAGGTGTTAATTCAAAGGGTAGTGTTACGAGTAAAGCAACTTTTTATTTTAGAGTTGGAGAAAATGTACAAGGTTGTCCAGATGTCCAATCATTTAACGACGGTAATCGTTATGGTCCGTGTAGCGAAGGTGGTGAAAAAGGTGTAAAGTACACAGAAAATAGTAAATATTGGGTAGCAATTGCAAATGCTGGTTCAAGATGCGGAGACACGATTACTGTAAATTATGGTGGAAATAGTTTACAATTAAAAGTAATGGATGAGTGTCCTGCTTGTGCTATTGATAATCACGTGGATATGAGTTTAGAGGCATTAATTGAATTAACAGGATCGAAAGAGAATGCGTGTGCAATAAATACAGTATTGCCTATGATAACGTGGTATTAAAATTAATGTGGTATTAAATATACATTCCAAATGGTACTTCATCTGAAGTTGAATCTAAACACACACTATCAGTTAATAATGTATCAATATGTGTTTTTAAAATTTTTAGGGGTGATGTCTGTTGTTTATAGTAATTATATAATTCTTTGTATTTTAGTTTAACAATGTTATTTTCAGGATCAGTTAATAATAGTGTATTTACTCTTGATATAATTATTTCAAATTTTCTTTTTATATCTCTCATTCCTTGTTCAGATTTGGATGTTTCTACAATATATTTGATAGCATCATCTTCAAAAACGATATCATCTTGTGTAAAACTATATTGATTTAAAATAGAAGATATTAAATGTTTGTTAGTAATCTCCATTTTTTCATTTAGAGAATAGTTGTCTATACGAATTTTTAATAAACGATCAGCTAAAATAGGATCTATTTTAGATGCGTCATTATATGTAAATATAAAAAGTACTTTTGATAGATCGAATTCAATACCTGCAAAATATTTATCATAATTATACTTGTTATTTGAACTAGAATCAGTTAGGTGAATAAGAGTACCAATAATTTCTTTTCCTTGATGTGTCTCAGATACCTTATCCAGCTCGTCAAATAATATAATTGGGTTCATACATTTGGTTTCTCTTAAAATTTCTATAATTCTTCCTGGACAACTTCCTACATATGTAAATCCATGTCCTGATAACAATGAAGATTCAGATTCGCCACCTAAACTAATACTTCTATATGGTCTCCCTAATGCTTCTGATATACTTTTTACAAGCATCGTCTTACCTACACCCTTTGGTCCATATAAACCTATAGCATTAATAGCAAAATTTGGATTACGAATAATTTGGGTAGTAATATTTATAACTTGATCTTTTGCTCTTTCCAAAAAAGATAAACGTTTATCTAACGTAGTTCTCATACTTTTAATAATATGCTTGGATTCGTGTATATTACTGGATATTTCAGTTCCAATTGTTTTGTTAAAAGGTACGCTTAGTAAAACATCCATCCAGTTTTTATATTTAGAATATTCAGATGTATCATTGGATTCAAATGATTCCATTATTTGTAATCTTTTGTAAGCTATTACTTTGTTATCAAATGACATATCCGATTTTAAAATTTTTTCTTTATAATTATCAGTATATTTCAAATCATTAGATTTATCCAAGATCTCTTTTTCTAATCTGATTAACTCTATATCATTTGATTGTTTTATATTATCGTTTAATACTTTTAGACTATTACAATAATCAGATGTTAGTATTTCAGAATTAGAAAATTGATACATTTTTTCTAATAATTTTTGTTTTTGTTCAATGTTAACATCCATTTTTAATATATCAATTACACTTGGAATGTTTTCATTGTATCTTGTTTTAATTTGTTCCAATTCGTCATTTATTTGTTTAATATTTTCTATAGAAAAATTTTCTTCAAGTTTTTGTTTTTGTTCGTCTTTTGAAAAAGTTTGAAAAAAATTACCACTGTATATATTCGAAAGATTGTATAAATATTTATCATATTCATCTTTAAATACCATATCGTTATTATTTGATCGTTTATACTCTTTTTTTACAACACCTCGTATTGCATTTTCTATTACATTTGTTAAATAATTATCTACATCAGATGATGTTTCTTCAAATGAACTTTGATATGTATTTTCACATGTATTTTCAGATGCATTTTCATCTGTTGTAATAAACGATTTCGATTCAGAATTCTCATCAATATAATATTCATTTTTATGGTGTTCTTTATTTTTGTCTTCTTTATCTTTGTCTTCTTTATCTTTGTCTTCTTTATCTTTGTCTTCTTTATTTTTGTCTTCTTTATTTTTGTCTTCTTTATTTTTGTCTTCTTTATTTTCATATGATGATTTTTTTCTCTTTGTGTACACTTTTATAGACGAATATTCATTATCTAATTGAATATTATCATCATTTTCATCAGATTTTCTTTTTTGGCTTCTTGTAAAAACCATCGGGTGTTATATTATAAAAATAAAAATAAATCAGTTTTTTTACAAAGTGTGTTTATTTTTTTTAATCAAAATAATAATTATATAATAATGTCAGATTCATCTAATGCGGTATCAATAATTGGGTTTGTATTTTTTGCATTATCAGAATTATTACCTTTATTACCAATTCCAGCAAATGGATTTTTACATAGTTTATTTATCGGTTTGAAAAATAGCTTTGCAAAACAAACTAAAAATGTTGATTTAGAAATAGCTCAATCTTTAGTTAACACACGTCCTGAATTTGTAGAATTAGTAAATACAATTGAAGGCAATTCCAATTTAATAGATGCATTAAAAATGCTTACTAAAAGTCCAGAATTGGTTTCATTAGTTCAAAAAATTGCAGATGATAAGAATCTTCAATTAATAAATACATTATTAATTAATAATCCAGATATTAAGACAGAAACAAAACGTTCCATTTTTTCAAAATTAAGTGACATACATATAAATATTCAAACTACCACCAATCAATCTACTAATCAATATCAAAATTTAGAAGAAACGATAATTGAAAATTAAATTTATTTTAATATCATTTGTGTGTAATTCTTATCAAAATGTTTATTTAACAAATTAATTAAATCTTTTATCTTTTAAATTTTCAAAATGATTTTTTAAAGTATCCCATTTTCTTGACATATACTCTTCATTATTGATGGGTTTTAAAATATCATAAAACTTTTTAATATTATTATTTCCATTAATACGTAATTGTATTGCATTAGATGTTTTTATAGGATATTCTATTGTAAATGTGCCATTATATCCTAAATATACTAACTTTTTAAAATACCACTCGACTTGTTCACGCATTCCAGTAATTTGAACTCTTTCTTTATATTTTTTAATATAAACACATCCATCTCCATCAAACCAACCTCTTAGATAATTAATCATATTGGTTTTATCATTTATTATGGGTTCTTGAAAATTATGTGTTTTGTTTTTTATTAATCCGAAATTTTTAAAATTTTGTTCATATTTTGTAATTGAAAATTTAAAACACGAAGTTGATTGTTTTTCTCCATGTTCTGTTTTGTATCCACTCGTTTTTATTAAATGTATATTATCATTGTTCGTCCAAAAATATGAATATGCTTTAATCCTATCTATATCTTCATCAGCTAAACATAATGACAATGATGATGTACTATACTTATTTATATTGACTGTATCTACACCACCATCAGCCATACAAAATCCCATCCAATAATGAAGTTCTATTTCATATTCCTTATTAAATAATTTATCCCAGATAATATGTTTATTATTACAAGAGTCATATTCAAAAAATCTATTATTAGGAATTTCTTTAAATATTTTTTGACATATTTTTTGACTGTATCCATATTCTTTACGCAAATCTGCTTTTTTAATTTTATGAATTGTATACTTATCTATAATCTTTTGTTTTAACTCCTCTGATAAATCTGTAAAGTACATTTAAATTGTATTAAAACATTTTAAAAATCAATTATTTAGGAAGTTTCATAGATTTGTAATTCTTACCAAAATGTTTATTTAATAAGTTTATGTTTTTTTGAGAATTTACCCATTTAAATCCAGCATCAGCTGACCAAATAAGCCAAGATATGATACCTCTTCTATTATGCCAAGAACTATCTTTAGGTCTTCCGGCAAGTTTCCATTTCTTATAAGTGGGATAACTTGTAATAATATGTCTTGCAAACCACGCTCTCATATATTTCAAATCTTCAATTGGAATACTTTCCTTTGTTGCAAGTTGCTTTGCACGTTTCCACCCAGTTTCTACACCACCTTTAAAACCTAATTTTTTCAATTTAAAAGAATATAATGCTGTTTTCTTTACATTTGTTGGTACAGGTATCATTACACTACTTCTTTTACCATAATATTGTGCTTTACCACCAGTTGCTCCTCCAAATGTAATATTTTTTGTCCCCTTTACTTTACTTTTATCAAGTTTGGCTTTAGAAATACTTTTTTTAGAAATTTCTTTATATGTCCTAGGTGTCTTGGATGTAATCCTTTTACTTGGTCTACACAAAGGATATTTACTTTTAGAAGAATATTTATTTTTAGATGTACTCTTTCTTCCACAAGATTTATATCCTATTACTTTGCCTTTTGAATTTTTAATAGGTCTATTTAAATCAACCCATTTTTCTTTATACCATCTTTTTAACCCAGGTGATTTCACAGATGGTTTTTTCCCCTTGTATTTGCCACCTAAACGTTTGTATTCTTTTACAATCCAACTAGATTTATATATACCAGTTTTAGACTCAAATTTTTTATCAGCCATTCGTTTTACTTTATTATACAACTCTTTATCCGCTATCATCAACATCTTATATTATATTAATAAAATATAATAAAATAAGAATTATCATTAATTAGTTAATTTGAGAATATATTAATTACATTATCATTAATCATATCAAAATACAAATCCAATATATCGTTTAATATATCTACACCTTCTTTTGTTGTATCTTTTGTTGTATCTTTTGTTGTATCTTTTGTTGTATCTTTTGTTGTATCTTCTTTACGAGAATTGTAAGAATTACGAGAATAAGAATTGTAAGAATTACGAGAATAAGAATTGTAAGAATTACGAGAATAAGAATTACGAGAATAAGAATTATTTTCAAATGAAATCTTTTTGTTTAAATTCTGATAACTGTTTAGACTATTATATTCATTTTCTGATGGTTTTTGAATTACTTGCAGTCGTTCTGGAATATATGTTTTTATATAACATTCTTTATCTGTGCTAAAATATACAACTTCTCGCATACGACAATCTTCTGGTGTATCTTGATTATCACTACTAAATGATAAATTAGTGTTTTCAGGGTTATTTTCAAACGACTGTGAATTTTTTTTTCTTTTAAGAAAATCAAACATACTTTTTATGTTACATATAAAATAAAATTCATTTTTTATTTCTTATGGTTACATATAAATAAAAATCATTTTTTATTTCTTATGTATATACAAGATGTCTAAACGTTTGTTAAGAAAATTATTAAGTAAAGAATCTGATAAAACATCCACATCAAATGTTTCTGACGACATTCAAAATCTAAAATATGCACAATATTATAGTACAGATAAATCTAGAAATGTCATAACTAAAATTCCAAGTAAAATGTCTATCTACAAACCTACATCAATATCAAATATGTCAAATACATTTTCTGATGATCTGTCTGATATTGATTCGAAATTACTAACACATATAAATAGTAAAGATAAACCAAATAGTAAAGATAAACCAAATAGTAAAGATAAACCAGTAACATATTACAGTACAGATAAACAAAAATATACTACAACATTTATACCACGTAAAGTAGATGTCATTAATGATCTATCTGATTTATCAACTAAGTCTATCATTGATCTCTACGACGAATTACAAAACGACGAATCTGATGGTTTAGATTCCAGTACATTTTTATATGATGGTGATAGAAAAAAGTCTTATAGATACTCTGATGAGATTAGTAAAAGTTCTGATAAAGATTCATATATATCAGAACCATCAAGTATATATTCTCAAGACTTGTCTAATAAATCATCATACAATTCCGATTCGGATACATCCTATGATTCTTTTTACGATGATTCAGCTTTTTATAATAATTCAGTAAGACAAAAGGATAATTATTTTGATACCCGTGTTAAAAAATATGATCTTGAAGATTTACTTGATTTATAGATAATCGTATTTTTTATAATTGATCGCGTTTTTTGTAATGTTGTAAAATCCAACTTCTATTATGTAAACACCATTTTTTAAGGTTTTTATCTAATTTACATAATCTTTTGAAATCTCCAAATGACAATTTTTTTATTAGTATTTTCATATTCTGATCTGATATTAAACTACTACTACCACCTGTCTGTAACTCGTTTTTTTTGAAATCGTTAAAATCAATTGAGAAATCACTTGTTGGTATTTCTGGTAATACAAATTTATTTCGTTCCTTCTGTTTTTCTTTCTGTTGTTGTTCAATCATTTGTAACATTTTTTCAAATTCAGGTGAATTGCGTATTTTCCCCTTTAATTTTTCCAACTCTTCTCCTGTAACAACCTTGGGCGGGTACATTTTTATACGTTCGTCTTCTCTAATCTGATCTGTTATTCTTTTTACGATTATTTTTTTCTCTTCAGGTAATGATTTAATATAAGAAATTTCTTCAGGTGATAATCTGGATCTAAAATTTATATTTCTAATATACTTTATATCTTTATCATCTTTTTCTTTCAATTCCTTGTACTTTTCATGTAATCTTTTCCATCTTTCCATCATTTTTTATTATAATTATATAAATTATAATAAATTTTGTAATAAATTTTGTAATAAATTTTGTAGTAAATTGTCATTATTTAAACTTTACTCTTTTTAGAATTTTGATATTTCAACTCAAAACATTTATTATCCGAAACAACCAATGTAAATTTTTTATGGAATATTGGTAGTTTATCTTTATTATACATAATAGGGTATTCATCTAATATATTATTATCTAAACATTCTTTAATACCTACTCTCCATCTAGCATTTTTTTTATATGGTAAACAATTAAATGCATTCGTATTGTGTTTATTTTTTGACTCGGAACAAAATTCTCTTGACATTTTTAATTTCAAACTATAATAATTATCATTAAATCTATAAATATGTGATTCGTGAGGTTCATAATATTCGTGTTGTGTCTCATCATCTTTTTCATAATCATTTGGTATTACTGTTAAATTTATAGTATACACTTCACCAGGTTCAAATTCAAAACATATATTTTCAGGAACTGCCAAATTATCATCATCATCATAATACTTTTGATAATTTGTTATAATATATTTTGAATCATCTGTTACTAACTGACCATCAATATGTTGATAACTAATTGAATTCTCAACTGGGAAACACCCCGTTTCAGTACATTTACTTTCTATCATTATCTTTACATCGTCATTTAAACCACCTGGAATTAACATTTTAGGAATCGATAAAGACAACTCGTTTAACAAATTAAGATATTTATTATAGTCTTGGTCAGAACTATTTTCTTGTGAATTGTTGTCTTGGTTTCCTTGTGAATTATAAATAATTGTTTCTCCCAATACTGCAATACATCCACCAATATTCACACCAAGTTCTATTTTCACAACATCTCCATTTTTGATAATATTATAATCATCACGACCTTCTCCATATATATAATTACCAACACAATCATTCAAACTTATACTAGTGGGGAATGCTATATTTTTATCTTCGCGTTTGTATATTTTACTACATTCTTCTAATATACGTCGATCACTATATTCATTTAAGAGATTTGTTTCTAACATTTCATTATTAGATATTTTAAAAACTATTTCTCTAAAAACAATACCACATATTTTTGCAGAAGAGTTATATTTAGTCAAATCTTCTTCTGAAATCATTATATTATTCTTTGTTAAATAATATTACAATTAAAAACGAAAAGATTTTTTTATTTACATCTTTATTTTTTTAAACCATTTTTTAATATCTCCTATATTTAACCAAACTGATTCTGTAGAACGTTTTACTATTTCTTCACTATTAAAGTTTTCCGATACTATTAAATTATTTATTATAGTATTTTCTATATTATCATTTGTAATTTCATTTGATAAATTATCCAATAAATAGTCTTTATCAAGACCAAGGTCAAGATCTTTATCAACAAAATCAAGCAATATATTTTTTATCCTTTTAATTTTATCTCTTTTCGAAACGTGTGGATCCTTATTAATATTAATAATAGTTTGTTTAGCGTTTTCATCTCCAACTATATTTTTTCCTATTGATTTTTTCAACATAAACATTTTGTCTTTTACATCATTCGTTTCTTGATTATACTTAACTTCAGAACTAAGCTTTTTATCTTTACCTGACAAGAATAGATCTACATCTGAATAATATTTAGTTTTCAAGACAGGTATATTTATTTGTTTGTTTACAGGTATTTTTTTAGTAGGAAGCGTTTGTCCAAAATTCGTCAATACACCAGTTGACATATCATTCGAATCAACAGTTATTCCTAAGAATTTCATTTTTGGAGAAATATCCTGTTTATTAAAATCATTCAACAAATCTATCATCTTTTCAATATTTATAACTTTATCCTTTAATACAAAATCATTAAATAAAACAGAAGGAGTTTTATCTAATATCCCAGTTTCTTTAACTGGTATAATTAAACCACGTTTTGTAACCAAAAAATTTATTTTGTTAAATGGATTAACTAATTGTACTAAAATTTTATTATTTCCACTTGATCTTTCTATAATATATTTTGCGTCATACAATTCTTCATATGGATATTTGTCAGGGAATTTATTTTCTTTTACACAAGATGTTTTGTAATAATCAACAAAAAAGTTAACAATATTGGTATGTGGTGTTTTTAAAGTATCGTATTTAAAAGCAAAATCAACAATAGGTGTTGTCTCTGAAATTTGCATTTTTTCGGATTTTTTATTCCAGATAGCAGAAGAATTCCTGACAATTAATTCAAATGCATTTTGTTTTTTAATAAGAAGTATAAATGGTTTTGATAAATCATATTTAATATTCAAATTACAAACAAGTCTCATATCTTTATAAACGAAAGTTGTTTTAGATAACTTTTCTACATAAGGAATATCCAATATTAATACATTACATTCTAATGCTATTTGTACTAAATCAATAATATCACTCCAATCAACTGCAGTTTCACTATTTAATACATTTAAATATTCTTGCAAGTTACCATATCGTAAACTAATATTACCATTATTCAGTTTTAAAAATTGATTTGGATGATTTATTAAAAATTTTGATAAAAATCGTTTCAATGAATATGTTGTGTCAATCTTTAGTTCAGAACGATTGCTTATAGATTCTATAATACAATTAAGAAAAGACAATTGATTTTGATTAACACCCCATCTTAAAAATGCTCCTGATTTGTCAGATACTATTTCGTTAAATAATTCATTAAGACCTGGTTGAAGTATACCCTGACGTTTATGACCTAATAATTTATCTGTTGTTATAATATGTTGTTTTATTATAGAAGCTTTATCTTGTTTTATAACTCTATGAGTAACTGGCTTATTTTCAAAACAACAAGGATAAGATTTTATATTATAACCAAACGTGTGTTCCTTTGAGTGATGTTGACATTGTTCATTAATATTATCCTTTGTTGCTTTATGTAAATTAGGTATAAATAAACACGTATTCTTATTAGGTTTAGAAATCAATTGATATAGGGGTACTTCTGTTAACCATATAGATTCATTTTTGTTATTTGTTTCATCTCGTTGTATTCGATCAATTAAATCTTGATTATGAATATGAACTAATGGAAATTCTGTAGTTTTTGTTGGATCTAAATAAAAATATCTTGAATGTGATAAATCTATATTTTCTAAATTTTCAGATGTAATTTTAATAACAAATGTCGTAAATGTTTTTCCAGTCGGATTTTCAATTATATCAACTGTATAATTAGAAGGTTGAACTTTTATTTCTAATATTTCAGAACTAATAATACTTTCCATTCCTTTACCAATATTTTTAAAACAACACGGTATACCATCTTTTGTAAAACCTGGATATTTATGTTCACCTGTACCTTCACATACATACTTATTATCTTTATATACCAATACTAGTTCAGAATCTGTTATTTCTGTTTCATTATCAATCTTTGGCTGACGATTTTTTTGACAAGTAATAGAAGATGCTTTTCCACCTGCTTCTCTTATTTTTTTAACATTTTGTTTTCGTTCTTTTAATACAACTTCTTCTTCTTCTGATTCATCATCTTCGTATATATTTTTCTTTAATTCTAATTTTTCAGACATTTGAGATAATACTATTATCTCATCTACTATAATTTGCAATTGTACAAAATGATTAGATCCATATATAACAATTGTACTCGAATTTAATTTATAAGGATTATCACGAATATTCACAGTTATACCTAATCTTTCACTCTCAATATCAGTTTCAGAATCACGTCTGCCAAAACGTTTATAATACATAGATATGATATCTTTTATATCTTTTCCATCAAAAATTCTAGATCCTTCATATTTGGTTAACATTTTTTTAAATTTAGCCTTGTTTATTTTTTTATCAGTTTCTAGTAATGAACTTATAGATACTAATCCCCAATTCATATCTTCGCAACGCATAAGTCTTTTAGATTGAGTAAAGACACCATATAAACTATTTAATGTTTCAACTAAATTATCAATACTTTCACACAATTTATCTTTTATACTTTCAAAAGATCTTTGATCATCTTCTTCTTCGAAATTTATTTTAACATTCATTACACCGTTTTCATTAAGCAAAACTGTCATATAACTATTTTGTGGTTTTGAAGTTTTAAGATCTATTTTACATTTAAACATCAAACCACGTACTTTTTTATAAGTTTCTTTTTTTAATTTTTTCTTTTCATTTAAAATCCATGATCGTATTGTACTTTCATTTAATGTATTGACTAGACGATTATATATTTTAATTTTTGGATCTTTTCTAGGACTATCATTAAATATAACTAATGGAATTTCATCTGATAATTCTATAAGATTAAATATTTGTAACAATTTTATAAACTTTCCAGATATAGAACTATCGTGATCTTTACTTGCAAAAGTAAAATTAATTGTAGTGTAAATAAAATTACTTTCATTTGCTTTATAATAATCACCTGATTTATAAGAATAAACTTGTTTATAAAAATCGGTTAATAAATCTTTTTCTCGTTTGTATTTTTGTACTTGTGTATCATATTCGTTTTTTATTGCATTAAAAAAATTTTTTATATCTTTCATTATATTAGAACTTTCATCGGAACTAATTATAGGCGATTCAGATGATTTGTTAAAATTAAATATTTTCATTTTAATAATCATATGAAAATCATCTTGTGTAAGATCTGTAAATTCTTCTGATAATTTTTCATACAACTCATATATCACGTCATTATCATTTTTAAAATCCATATATAATTTATATGGTTCTAAATCAAAATCGTAATATTTCTGTTTTTCAACAATAATATCAAATATTGATGTAACATAAACAATAGGTTTTTTTGGTATAGAAGAATAATTCAATGACAGATTACTATTATCCATTATTTTAGAGTCATCTATTTGTAATCGAACCAAGTTTGGATAATACATTATTGTTTCTTTATAAAAATCATCAGTATTTACAAAAATTTTTGTTTTTATATCAGATATTGAGTCATCAATTAATATACCATATTTTTTACCACCTTCATTTAATACTTTTTGATGAACTTTATCAATTATAGTTACACCCAATGACATTTGCTTACAATTTATAAAGAAATAAACTTTTTTATAATTACCTATTGTATAAAAAGTCTTCTTTTAATATCTTTTTTAACTAATTCACAAATCTTATAAAATTCTCGTGTTATATCATCGACTTGTTCTAGATTTTTAAAACCTGTAGCTATAACATTTCCACTTTGAAATACCAAAAATGTAATATTAATACATGTACATTTATTTGTACACGGACAAATACCTGATGATTTACATTTCGACTCATATAAAGGTATTTTATATACAATTTTTATACCAGAATACGATTCTGGTTTGTATTTACAAATAAAATTCATAGAAATCAATCTCTCATAAAATCTTTGTCTATTGATTGTATAATTGATGTTAAAATAAACATTCATACAATTTACATTCAAATCAATTTGATCATCTTCTAGAGTTTCAAATATTTCTTGTTTTTTATTCGTAAATGGATTACAATCATAATCTATTTCCATAATGTCATCAAATTGTGATGTATCTATAATATTTTCCTTATTAATATAATAAGCTACTTCACCTATAATAGATTCATTATTATAATAAATCAAACCATTGTCCGAATCGAAGTAAATATTATTATTTCTTTTATAAAATTTGTGTCTATTTTTCATTAATTCGATTTTGGTATGACCAATACAATCACCATCAAAATTACTAATAAAACGTCTTCTCTGAGTTTCCATTTTTTCAGTTATAAACTGATTTGTTTTATTATCTATGATATAATCTTTATTATTGATTACATATCCTTTCATATCCATATCTTTACAATAACCAATAATCTGATTAGATGAATATGAATACACTAATTTATCTTTATCAAGTAAAACACCATTAATATCTTTTGTAAGTAGAATTATATCTTTTTTATCAATTAATGTCTTGAGTTTCTCATATATTTTTCTTGTTACAATTCTACCCTCGCAAATAGTTTTACAACCAGTTAAATGTAAACTTCCATTCGCAAATAATTTTACATTCACATTATTATCATTATTATTTACAATTATAGATATTTGATTATAAAATAACTTTTGATTAATCTTATTTACATCCTTTGTCTTGGCTTTTTTATAAATAGTAGTTGAATATTTCCCTTTCATAATACTCAATCCTGCATAATTATATTTAATACCGATAATATCATTGTCTATATCTAAATATTTACCAATATTAGTTAAATTTAACTGACAATCGTGTAATTTAGTAGATAAAGTGATAGTTGATATTTTAACATCCATATTAATTTATCTATTTTTTATTTCATATTCAATTTTCTTAAGTTTTATTAATTTAGTTTTTATTTAGTAATATTATAAATGACGATACGCGAATTGATTATATTAACATTATCTTTATTCTTCTTGTATTATATTATAACAAAAGGTCGTGAAACACTTGATGCGGTAATAGTCACAAATGCATTTTCTGATTTAAGATGTGTTTCTGATAAAGAAAATAATACTTTACCTATAATTAGAGTTATAGATAATAAAACATTTCAATGTCTAAGTAAAAATAAAGACGATACCACAAATTGCATGATTAAAGATGATTTCAAAATACCAAATAATATATCTTGTAATTTTGTAAATCAATATTTATCTAAAGACGGTGTAAGAAACAAAACATTACCAACTAGAGGCGTTTTTGACACATTAGAAAGTACCGTCAATTACAATTTATTAACTTGTACACAAGATGGACTAAAAGATCCAAATCATTGGTGTGGTAAATTATATAAAACAGTTCTTGATGAAAAATGCCCTTCTACCGAAGGTAAATTCGGTGTTTGGGCAAATCCTTGTAAACAAATGCCAGAATTTGTATCAAGACAACCTGTTGGTTCAAATACAACAATTGTTACAAGAGATGATATCATAAATGCCAGAAATGAATCTAAATTATTAACTGATATAACTAGAAATCCAGCTTTATGTGGAGGTGTTCGCCCTTGTAAAAATCAATTAACAACTAAAAATTGTATTTTAACAAATCACAATAATGGAAATATTAGTTTAGTTGATAAACGTACAAATCAAATAATATGGCAATCAAATACAACCAATATAGGTGAAAAACCATATACAATGTCTATTACTAATAATGGCAACTTAGTCTTGATTGACAAAAATAATCAGAAAATATGGGAGTCTGGATCATCTGATATTAACATTAATAAACTATATAAAGCAAATCTTTTAGAAAAAAATAACAAATGTAGCTTAGAAATCTCAAATAAAGACAATAAAGTTATCTGGACATCGCCTTTATAATTATTTCAAAAAACAATATGTATTTCAAAAAATAATATGTATCTCAAAAAACAATATGTATTTCAAAAAATAATATGTATCTCAAAAAATAATATGTATCTCAAAAAACAATATGTATTTCAAAAAATAATATGTATATTAATATTATATATATTAATATTATATAATGGATCCTGTGATTATTATATTTTGCATTTTGTTATTTACTTTAACTGGAGTGACAATTTATTTTATACAGACTAGAGTAACAACTGAAACACCAACAACAACTATACCACCAACAACTGAAACAACAACTATACCACCAACAACAACTGAAACAACAACTATACCGCCAACAACAACTACAGCGCCAACAACAACTGCAGCACCAACAACAACTATACCGCCAACAACAACTACAGCGCCAACAACAACTGCAGCACCAACAACAACTATACCGCCAACAACAACTACAGCACC